GTTGCTTGGGAATGGGTAAACACTAATAGTTTACCGGTTGAAAATGGTATGAATTTATTTTATGAATTTTTTACTAAATATAGTAAACAATATTCTATTAGGTTTGTAGGTGATCCTGCTTCAAGAGATTTTGTGTGGTTACAAGAATACTACACTAACTATGTTTGTTTTGCTGAAACAAAACTATTTCCGTATTGTAGATGTTTAACTACTATGAGAAAATCGTACCAAAAAATGTTGGGTTTGACAGAAGATGAAATTTTACATCTCAAGATCGAACTACAGGGTGGTAGAGAAATATCCCATATAGGTATAGAAAGAGCTCGTAGACAAAGTAAAGAATTTTGTTGTTTAAGAAAACTAATGTATAATTTTAGTAATGCCAGCACATACTCTAAATAATGAAAAAATTATAAATAAAATAGTTACTAAATTAAATTTAGAAAATTTAATAACTAATATTACAGACAAAATCGTAGAAACTATAGAAACAGATAAATTAGTGACAAAAGTAGCAATAAACTACTACAAGACAACACTTTATCTAGTAATATACAAGATAACATGAATGGTATTAATACTATCAATAATTACATATTAAAAAACATTATTTAACAATTCATTAATAATTGTATTTCTTCCAAGGTTAGTTCTTCTTCGTTTTCCAAGGTTAATTGTTCTTTAACTTTATCTTTAATTGATTTTATAATTTCTATAAACTCATAAAAAGTATCATACATTAGTTCATAATTGATACCAGACATTATCACCTTTCCACTATGGAATATCAAGAAGGTATTAAAATTTTTATTTTCTAACTTTTGTTTTCTCTTTTTCTCTGGTAAAATTTTAAGATATTCTGTGTAATTTACTTTTTGCTGTTGCCAATTACCATTTGTATATGATAATTTTAATATGTCAATATCATGTAAGTGTTTTTGTGTTGGAATTTTAATATTAACCCCTGTATACCCAAAAGAAGTTTCAAGTAAACAGTTAATTTGTTGTTTTGATATATGTGTATTTAGTTTTTCCCTATCTATGATAAAACCTAGTGAAAAATCGATGTTTCTCATACATGGTACGATTAATGCTGATAACTCATTATTTTCTTTAAATGTATAACAATTATCTAGACTTGTTATAAAATTCCATAAAGATTTGATACATTTAATTACATGTTGATGGGATTTGCAACCTGTAATTTGCAAAGTACCATTTTTACATACTTTGAAATTTATAAATTTATCAAAGAAAATTATAATTGTAATGGAATTTCTAAACCATTTTTTAAATTTTTTTGTTTTCTTTTTTTTAAGTTCAACACCTCTACTTTTATCGTTAAATTTAATATTTATAATATCTCCTTCGTTTAGTTGTTGAGGGGGTGTAATTTTTTCTGATATTTTTTTCCTGCCTCTTTTCTTTTTTACAACATTATATTTTGTAATAGGTATGTTGTCAAAGATCTTGTGTATATCTATTATTAAGTTAGTCATTACAGTAAATGTTTTTGTAGATGGTAAAATCTTATCAAAGTTTAAATTATTTAAATATTCTATTTCGCTATCACAACTCATTATCGTTACTATAATATTGATTAAACTTTAATTAATTAATTTTATTTAAATAAAATTAATTAATTATTTAGTCTTAATAAAAAAATAATATGGAAATGGAAAAACACTTGAAAAAAACATATGGTTATAATACATTTCGTGAATATCAACAAGAAATAATTAAAGACATACTCGATAACAAAGATGTGTTTGCTATACTACCAACTGGAGGGGGGAAGTCATTGCTTTATCAATTTCCTGCTACTTATCAACAAAAAATATCTATTGTTATATCACCATTGATTTCATTGATGAATGACCAATCATTTAACCTAAAACACAAACAAATTAACTCAATCTGTTTAAATTCTGAAACAAGTGTAAATATTAAAAAAATTGTTAATAATAACATTATATTTACTACACCAGAGTTTTTGATTAAAAACATAAATGTATTTACCAATATTATTGAAAATATTTGTTTGGTTGCGATAGACGAAGCCCATTGTGTATCACAATGGGGACACGATTTCAGACAAAGCTATCAACAACTAAATGTAATCAAACAATTTTTTCCTGAAATACCTCTTCTTGCAGTTACTGCTACAGCAACACCCAAAGTACTTGACGATATGTACACCTTTTTAAATGTAGAAGAAGTTATACAATACAATCTTGGTACAAAAAGAACTAATTTAAAAATAAAGGTTTTTAAAAAATCAAAAACATATTAAATGACATCAAATTGTTTATCAAACAAAACACACCAACAATCATCTATGTTCCTACTAGAAAAATGACTGAAAAAATATCTGATTTACTAAATGATAATGGTATAAGTGCGGTTAAATATCACGGAGGTATGAGTCAACAAGAAAAAAATAAAAATCATGAATTGTTTCGTAAATGATGATATCAACATAATTGTAGCAACGATATCATTTGGAATGGGAATTGACAAACCAAACATAAGAACTATCATTAACTATGGATGTCCCAATAATATAGAAACATACTACCAAGAAATAGGTAGGGCTGGCAGAGATGGCATAGATAGTGAGGTTATATTATTTTATAGTGATAGCGATTTTAACACATCGCTTTATTTTATATCGAAAGTTACAAAAGAAACAGAACGACAACACAATCTCAATATGCTAAACATTATACAGAAATATGTATCCGAAATGAATTTGTGTAGACAGCAAATGATTGAATACTACTTTGAAAATGGGGTGTTTTCAACAGAGTTAGACATCAGCAATCAAGAAAAGTGTAACATTTGTGACAACTGTAATAGAGATGAAGATGACAAACAAGATATTTCAGAGGAATGTTTAATTGTGTATAATTTGGTTAAATCATTGAGTTATAATGTTGGAGTAAATAAGTTGTTGTTAATCTTAAAAGGTTCTCGAGACAATTCGATTAAGCATGAGCAAAGAAATAAGTTTTTTGGTGTGTTTAGTGATAAAGATAAAAATTTATCTAGAAACATAATAGAAATTTTGATTACCAAAAATATCCTAGTAAAACAAAAGTATGGTAGTCAAAATTTTTATGTTGTAACTATTGGTAAAGATATCAACAAGTGTTTACCTATAAAATCACATGTTGTGTTTGATAAAAAATCGAGTACAACATCAATATTGTTTTTGATAATTTTATAAAAATTAGAAAAGAGTTGTCTCAAAAGTTAGGTGTTAAACCATATATGATTGTGAATGATAAAACCTTACAAGATATAGCTAATCAAAAGCCAAATACTCTAGAAGAATTGTGGCTGATTAACGGTATATCATTAGATTTTATATCTAATTATGGAGAGTATTTTATAACCAATGGTCATAAACCTAAGAATGTGTCTGATAATAGTAATATGTCCCGAAAATCAAATACAATCGATGTATCTTATGAAATGTACAATATGGGTAAATCAATTGATGAGATTGCTACTACAAGAAATCTAAAAGCAAGAACTATAGAAGAACACCTAATTAAGAAATGGTCTAATACAAAAGAAAAAATTGATTTAGATAGAGTCAATCTTACTCGAGACATGATTGATGATATTAAACAAGTTATTGATAAAGTTGGTTGTGATAAGCTTAGACCAATCAAAGAATCTATTATTAATCAAAAGATAACATATTTTCATATAAAGATGGTAGTACTAGAATTATGTTGAATCTAGTTTTTAGTAAACTTTACATCTCTAGGTCTGATAATTGGTCTTTTGAAAAATCTAATATAATCATTGACATACTTACTATTAGGGACTAGATCGTTTTCCCACATGTTTAAATTATATACATTGCTGAATTGTGATATAAATTTAGTGTTGCTTAGTTTACTCTGGTCATTATAAGAGTAATCGCAGCACATTGTTTTGATATCACTATGTTTTTTATAATTACTTTTATTCATTTATTATATAATTTATATAATTTAACAATCAATTATTGTTAAACTATATTTTTTATTAATAATAAAGATTATGATATTTTTAATATTAGTTATTATTTTATTATCTGTACTTTCAGTAATAATTACAAAATTAAAGGCAATTAAACACAAAAAAATATGGTTAGTATTAATAGCTATAATTATTTTGTTATCAATATATTTGCATCATATATATTTGCATCATATATATAAAAAGAAATTGATAGATATTAATAGTTTTAAAAAGGAAAGCTATACTATAATTAATTTTGATGGTATACCTTCAATTAGTAACCTAATTAAATCTCATTCATATAGAAAAAATACAGGATTAGGTAAAGATTTTGATGTTTATCTAAGTTTATTAAATAATTCAAGACTAAAAACACATAGAAGAAATTTTGCTACACTTATGTATGAAATACATCAAGGTGATGAAGTTATAACGATTGAACACATACCAATCAAGAAATGTAAAAATGGTTATGTGTTTATACCAAATCAAGAATTAGTTGATAAAATTGATGAAGAAATGTTGTTAACTAAAGGTCATGTTCGTTTAGTATTATGTAAAAACAAATATTCCTATGATATATTTTCTAATTTAAAAAAAACATATAATTGTAGTTGGTTAGTTGATAAATTTATGTTTCCTTCTATACCTAAACCTAATGGTGAGTTACTTTGTAATTTTCCAAAATCTCGTTTGGTTTACTTTCATCCAGCTGGAAAATCGTGGATGAAAAATACGGATATACTTATTAAAACATGGAATAATAATCCACAATGGCCTCATCTGTTTATAACATGTTCAGAAGGTTGCAGATATAAATTAAAATATGATCTAAAAAATCAAGAAAATATACATTTTTTCGATTTATTATCAAAAAAAGACTTTATTAATTTACAAAAACATGCTGGATTCGTTATATTACCTAGTGCTTGCGAAGGTTTCGGACATAGTTTATATGAAAGTATTGAAAATGGTAATTTGTTAATCACAACTGATATTCCACCAATTAATGAATTTTTTAAAGATATGAACAATTGTCTTTTAATAAAATCAAATAAAAAACACAATTTAGGTAGTGATAATGGTCTAAATTATGTTACATCATTATCTAAAAAAGCAGGAATTTCAGGTTCAAGTTGTTTTACTATATCAGAAAATGACATTACAAAAGTTGTAGAAAAGTCGTTCACATTATCACCACAACAATATAATAATATAAGACGGAATGCTTTACAACAATTAATAAATAGAATACCAAAATCTATTCTTTCAACACAACAAGTATTTTTAAAACATGGTTTTGATGTAAATAAAAACGAAGCAGAACAAACTTATTTATTTTAGATAGGTAGGTAGAGATATAATTAGTAAGTAATTAATTATATCTTTAATTATATCTTTAATTATATCTTTAATTATATCTTTAATTATATCTTTAATTATATCTTTAATTATATCTTTAATTATATCTTTAATTATATCTTTAATTATATCTTTAATTATATCTTTAATTTATTCATACATAGTTCCATTAAGACTTAATTGTGATACTTTTAGGTTGTTTTCCCATCTACCATTAGAAAGAGTATAAAACTCAAATTTTCTTAAGGGTCTACCAGCCCAAGGTCTTCCACAATTGTGTTGATAAAATTGCTTAATACCTTGTGGTGTACTCATCAATTTTTCACAGTATTGTTGCTGAGGTTTACCTTCCCACATATAGGGTCCACCTTCACATAATTTTTCTTTAGTTACACTAAATGACATTTATTATATATTTATAAAATATAATTAGTAAATATATAATATGGAAGAAACAAAAGTTTTAGAAAATAAAATAATTAAATGGAACGACAGATTAGAAAATAACTTGTTACAAATAGCAAATGATTCTAACATAAGAAATCTACTACACACACAAAAAGCACGAAAAACCCAAAAAATATTCAACATGTTATCAATAATAGGTATAGTTACAGGACCTTTGTCTGGTATAATTACATTAATTAACGAAAACGATCATTATTTAAATATTATCAGTATTTTTCTAAGTTTTTTTTCCGGTATTATGATATCTATACTTAAATTTGGAAAATACGATGAACAAAGCAGAGATAATCAACATGCAGCAGCTTATTATTTACAATTAGCATCAAACATTAAAAGGCAACTAGCCCTATACCCAGAAGATAGAATATCAACAATAAAATATATAGAATGGGTTGAAAAAAAATATGAAGATTTAACATTAAATTCTCCTTTAATCAATAATAAACTAGTTAAAAATGAGGGAAAAACAATTCAATCTTATACAACTAATCATAAAAATAGTGTTAAAAAACAATCAACAATTAACGAAAAAATAGAAACAACAAATTTTGATTATGAATTTAATAGATTTAATAATGTTTAAATAAAATTGATTTTTTATAAACAATTTTACAGTAATTAAGTAGAATGGCGACTAATCAAATGACAACATTAATTAATAATATTATTGATGTAAATATTAATAATTTTATAATGAATATTTCTAAATATTATAAAATCGATCAAAAAGAACTTCAAGATTTATGGTTACAAACAATTCAACATTTTCAAGCGGAAGCAACCAAGACGGAAGAAACTAAGACGGAAGCAACCAAGACGGAAGAAACTAAGACGGAAGCAACCAAGACGGAAACAACCAAGACGGAAGAAACTAAGACGGAAGCAACCAAGACGGAAGAAACTAAGACGGAAGCAACCAAGACGGAAGAAACCAAGACGGAAGCAACCAAGACGAAAGAAAAACATGAATGTAATTACAAATTTACTAGAGGTAAAAATAAAGGGCAAATATGTGCTACAAAAACAAAAGAAGAGTTTTGTTCCAAACATAGAAAAGTAAAGAAAAAAACAAGGAAAAATAATGTTCCAGTCTATCAAAATCCTGTAGATAAAATTAAACCTCAAGACACTAGTGAAAACGAATCAAAGATGGAAGATATTAGTGAAAACGAATCAAAGATGGAAGATATTAGTGAAAACGAATCAAAGATGGAAGATATTAGTGAAAACGAATCAAATATAGAAGATATTAGTGAAAACGAATCAAATATAGAAGATAATGATATAAATACAAATAATTTAACATATGATGAAGTTGAAGATATTATTAATGAAGTCTTAAATAATTAGAATTTTACACAATTATTATTTTAAAATAATTGTATATTCACTAATAACAAATGTGAGTTTAATAGTAAACTAATGAATTTTAATGTTAAATTTTAAATTATAATGTAAGATGTAAACTATTTATCAAGTTTATATCATATAAATCTTTATATTCACTTCTTTTTGTTTTCATTAATTTTATGATATCTAATGATACAAATTTATGGCCATTAATATAAAAGTGATTATTAGGATTATAAATAATATCATCTTTATTTTTTGGATAATAGTCCAACCATTTTCCAGTATGAGGTTTTATATTATAAAGATTTAATTTGTTATCATTTAAATGAATATAATCAATATCTTTTGCTTCTCTTAAACCAAAAAATTCTAATACAATACTTGAAGTTAGTATAAAATTTTCATCATAATTTACTTTTTTAAAGTATTCAATTAGTAATTTTTTTGATTTTTCAGAGATAATATTTGTTCCATAATTTAGAAAAGTTATAGAATTTTCATTCAATAATGAGGATGATATTCTGAATGTATCATTATAATGATCTGTTATATGTATTGAGTTTTTTTTAAGATCAAATAAATTTCTAATTTTATCTTTTATTTCTACATCCTCTTTTTTATTATTAAAAAAGTACATATAATAAATAATTGGAAAATCTGCATAACAATTCTTGAATTTACCATTATTATCATTTTTTGGAAAAATACCACCAATCCATTTTTCTCCTCTATAAGCTTATATAATTAAATTTTTTATTCCCTGTTTGGTTAATTTAATTTCTTTTTTGTACATTATTTTTCCGTTATTTTTTCAATTTTTTTCAATTTGATTAGTTTTACTTAATTTATTAGCAATAGGATATATAATAATAGCCCTAACATTATTAGTTTCTTTTAATATTTCTAAATTATTTAATGCTATAAAATCACAATATTTAGTTTCTAAATTCTTAAAACTAGAAGAATATTTATTTCTTTTTAGAAAAAAATTATAGTCAAATTTTAGTCCATTTTTATTTAATTTTTTAATTTTAGGTTTTATATTAAGAAATTTAGATGTTACCAACCTATGAGCACCATTATAAATAACATCATCATTACCAACTGGAATAGGAAAGTTATTATTAAAACCATTATTTTTCATATCTTTTATAAGTTTATTAAATTCTTTATAAAAATGTTCAATCTTATTTTTGTAACTATTTGGTTCATTACAGTTATTAAAAACTAACATGTGTTGATGATATAATTCTTTATGATATAATGTATTAATATGGTTAAGAGTACATTTGACATAGAAATATTTAGCACCTAGGTCAAATCTTAATTGAAGATTATAATCATTTAATGAATTAATATCATCTTTTTTTCCATTTTATCAGTATCGATTAAATTATTATTTTGATCATAAATTTTCATGTTATGATTATAGTTTGATATTGTATTTTTTTGTAAATTAATAAAATTAAAATGTGATGTTATATATAAATCACTAAGTTTTTTATAATTATATTTCCTACTCATTTATGTTTTAAAATATATTTTTAAAAATAAATACAGAATATTTATTTTTTTATATAAACATTTTGGTGACCATTTAAAATATTTGTAAAATTGTGTTTTATTAATGACTTTCTAATTTTTTTATAATTACATTTTTCAGAATAATCTGATTCAAATATAATTAATCTTAAATCATTATAAAAATTTGGGTTTTCATCAAAAAAAATTTCTAAACACCCTTCACAATCAGCAACTAAAACATTAAATTTTAAATTATATTTTTTTTTAATTTCATCTAATGTATATGATGGTATCTTACTATTCTCATTATAAATAAATGTTGAACCATAACCACCATAATAATTATCTAAATTTGTTAGATCCATTTTTTTTTCACTAATAAATCCTTTTACAATATTAAATTCGCAATTATTTATTTTTTTATTTCTTTCTAAGGCTTCCCATACTCTATTATCAGGTTCTACACTAACCTGATTATTTTTATTTAATAATTTAGAATTAATTACACAAGAAACTGAACCATAACGAGCACCTAATTCTAATACTATATCATCTTTTTTAATATATTTTTGTGCCAATTCTTGTTCTTTTTTTTCCATTTTATCAGTATCAATTAAATTATTATTTTGATCATAAATTTTCATGTTATGATTATAGTTAGATATTGTATTTTTTTGTAAATTAACAAAATTTTTTGAAAAATTTAAATGTGATGTATATAAATCACTAAGTTTTTTATAATTATATTTCCTACTCATTTATATTTTAAAATATAAATTAAAAATATATTTTAAAACATAAATGAAACACAAATGTTTTTTATGTGGTAAAAAACTTAATACAATTTTACTAAACTTATATATATGTAGATGTACGAATTACTATTGTAGAAAACATATGTTTTCACATGATTGTAAATATCAATATTTAGTAAACAACCAAATAGCACTAAACCAAAATATGATAAAACCTATAGATAATAAAATCAATCGTATATAAACACAATATAGTAAACTAATAAAATTAATTTTTATTTAACCTAGTTACTATATATAATATGGTAGATAAAATTTACAAAAATTGTATTGAAATGTTAGATGCTAGAAAATATAATATAATGTATTTTGAAAATCAAAAAGATACTATGATTTACTTTGTTAAACCATGCTATACGATGGGATTGGTAATTTTTGTTGATTCTAAAATAACAATAAAAATATTCAATAACATTATGTTAAACATTAAAGATATCAAGGTTAAACATTTGATTCTAATTTATTTTAATGGATTTACAAATCAAGTAAAAAAACTAATATATGATATAAAAGATATTTACATAGAAATGTTCGATTATAAAAAATTGAGTTTTAACATAACCAAACATGAATTACAACCTAAATTTATATGTTTATCACATGAAGAGTCTAAAAACATAAAGAAAGAGTTTGGTACTAACTTGTCTGTAATAAAATTGAATGATCCTATATCAAGATTTTATGATTATAAAAAAGGTTCTATAATTAAAATAATCCGCAAGAATAGATATGTGACATACCGTATGGTTAAATAGTAGTTATTGTGTAAAGTTGTATACATGTTTTTCTAAAGTAATAATGTTATATTCCCCAAAATCGTCAACATATGTTTTTTTTCTATCTTGCTTAATTTTGTATCCATTTTTTATATAAAATTCATAAATACCATCTTGATTGTAATTTTTAACATTAACTTTTAAAGTGTGTGTTTTTGTGTTAAATTTAATATAATCTTCGGTTTTTTTAAGTAATAAACTTCCAATATTGTTATTTCTAAATTTATAGTCAACAAATAAATTATTTATATAACAAACATTATTAGTAATTTTAAACTGACATATACCACTTAGTCTGTTTCTCCCTAATGTTTTTTTAAAAATTCCTAGATTATTAATTATTGTACCAGATAACATTTTAATTTATTAAATAATATTTATAAATAAGTTATTTATAAATATGTCAAATTGTATTGGAGATGGTAAATGTATAAAAAAATGTTATTGTGAATCATGTATAAATATCAATAATTTAAATAAAAAATACTATGGTTATATACAATTACATTGTTGTGAGTTAGTAGAATGTAGATGTTATGATTTTTGTAAGAAAAAATTACCTAGATATATGTTAAATTACAATGATTTATGTTATGATTGCGAATCACAATTAGGAAATCACATTAAAACAGATATAATTAATATGTGTTGTGTTTGTTTTCTTGACACAGAAATGTTACAACTAGGATGTAATCATACAATTTGTAATAATTGTTGGTATAAAATTACACAAAATAATATCGAAAAAAAGTGTCCATTATGTCGTTATGATAACAACATTTTGTAGTTACCACTTTTAATGTGGTAAATTAAAAATGATACCAAACCTATCAACACATCTACTAACAAAACAATCCAAGCACTATTATATTGTTTGAATACAATAACAAGTATACTAAATAATAGGTATAATATAAAATGTACGGGTCTTAAATGGTTCCACCATATTACATCATCAAAAACTTCTGGACCTGTTTTTCTAGAACCAGACACATATCTATAAATAAAACCAATTGCAACAACAAATGTAAATACACTTAATAATTTTAATATTTTTTCATTACCTATTTTTGCTATATACACAAGTAAACTACGGACTACAATACAACCTAATAAAAAAAGTAAAAATCTTTTTTGAATATTATTCATTTATTTAAAGATAATCAAAATAGTATAATTAAAAAATTATCTTTAAATAAATGTTCATAAAAGATATTATTAAAAATGTGTTAGTTATAAATCTTGATAAAGACACACAAAGATATGAAAAAATTATGAAAGACTTAAAAAAATACAACTTAGACACCGTAACAACTAGAGTTAGTGGGGTTTATGGTAAAGAAATTGATGAAGATATACTAGAAACATATGGAGTATACAACTTAAGAAAAAATAAAAGTGAAGCAGGTTGTGCATTAAGTCATTATAAAACATGGAAATATATGATAGACAACTATTTAGACTACAGTTTAATAATTGAAGACGATGCAACACTCAATGATTTGATGAATAAATTAGATAAAATAGAAATTCCATTCGATGTTGATTTGTTGTATTTAGGATACCATTTTAGGATATACGACAAAGAAAAAAATTTATGTAGTAGAATACTTAACGAAGACATAACTCAAATAAACCACACAAAAATTAATGATTATATTTATAAAATCAGTAATGTTGATATTGCAATAGTAGGATGTTATGGTTATTTATTAAGTAACAAAGGTGCAAAAAAACTATATAACAATTATAAACTTGATAATGTGGTTGATGAATTTGTACCTAGTTTTGGTAGTAGTCATTTAAATTCATATATAATTAACCCTAAACCAATAACACACTGTTATGAATTCGGTAGTAATATTGAACCAAATTATTTCAATAATTCATCAATGAATTTATTTTTTGGAAATGATGAGGTACACACACCAGAAGAAACTAATAAAAATGAAGTTGATCTAACACAAAAGCCACAAATCAAAGAAGATTTTTTATTAAACTCTCAAGAAAAACCTAAATTAACAAGTTACATATTGTTTGCAATATTTCTAATTACAATAGGATTACACATTTTTTTATACTTTAAACATGATAAATTAAACAAATACTTACTGGTTTTAAACATAGTAACTTTACTAATTATTTTTATTAGTAAGACAAATTTAGAATTATTTAATATTATAAAATACAATGAGGTAATTTTACCTGGAACACTATTTACTAATGTATTAAGTTATGACCCATACAAAAATATTTGGACCCAACAATCAATCAATGAGGTAAAAATCTTACTCCAAAGTTTGTGGGATATGTCTAAGGAAAAAAATATTAAATATACACTTATATTTAACTCTCTTCTCGGGTGGAAACGACACGATAAAAAAATAATACCTTGGATTGATAGTGTAGAGATTTTAGTAAACATGAAAGACAAAAATGAAATAACTAACTATTATAACAAGACTAGTAATATATCTATTACAAATTTAAAAAATGGATCTAAAATATACTTAGACAATAGTAAATTTACAATTAAAGAAACAGATACTAATTGGCCTTTAATTAAAATATATTATTATGAAATAGATAATATCAAAGATAAATCTTATATAATTGGGGATAACACTAAAATGTACCATAAAGATTTATTTTCAAAATATCAAGAAACACAATTACAAGATGTAATGACATATGTTATCGAAAATCCAACTAGTTTTCTAACACAATACTATGGTTTATCATGGTACCAAAATTGTCAATCTTCTGATTTTGATACAAGATTAAACACAGAAAAACAATCATACAACAATAATTGTAGTTTTATTTTAATGGATGATAAATACAATGAAGAATTAACTTTGCTTAAAAATCGCATTAAAGATTACGACTTACAAAACCATATTTTACATCTTTATAAAGAACTCAACTTAAACCAAAATAAAACTTGCAACATTTTTGATGAAAAAATAAAAACAACTATTAACAATTTTTTATATGGTAATACATATGAAGTACCTAAAACTATTCACAAAATAAATTTAACTGATAATAAAATTTCACATTTGAATATGTTGACATTTTTTGACAAAAATAAAGATTGGACATATAAAACATGGAATACACAAGAAATTGAAAGGTTAATCTTTATTAACAAATTTAGTTATGATACCAATTCATTAGAAATTAAAAAATATATTATGATTTTTGAAATTTTGTTTATGTACGGAGGATTTTATATAATTGATGATACATCAGATATATCTATGTTACCTATGTTAAACAAAATAAAGAATGGTATGTTATGTGAAATAAAGGATGGAAAAATATATAAAATAGGAAGTTTTAAATTTCACCCTATTATATATTATATACTCAAACAAATACAGAAAAATAGTTACTCGTGTAAAGAAGATTTTAAAGAAAATATTACTAAAATTATCAATAAATTTAGTAATGATATTTATTATAAAATTTATTGATATTAATAAATAATTAATAAATATGGGTGCAAATGTATCAACACAAAATTCTACTGCAATAACAAATTCAGTTAACAATATTTTAAATAGTTTTTCATCTAGTCTTCAAACAGATACTATTATAAGTTCAAAAGTTGTAGAAAAGATGAATATTAATTTACAAAATGTCAATTGTGATAATATTAATGTTGAACAAGTAGCGACAAACCAAGTAGATGCATTAAATCATTTAGATGCTACACAAAAAAATGAATTAAATAATAAATTAATCAATGCGGTTAAATCACAACTGCAACAGGCAGTTGCACAACAAAATAAAGGATTAAACTTAGGCCAAGTTAACGCAAATAATCAAAATACAATTATTGAACAATATTTGACAAATAATATGTCAAATATTGTTAGTCAAACTATGACACAAATTTTTTCGACTGATAGTTCTGGTGTGCAAGTAGTTAATTTTGATGCGACTGGATTAAATTGTAAAAATTTAAATATAACACAAGATATGGTAATGAAAAATATATCTACTAATATATCTAAAAATTTACAAGAAGGTACTATTAAAAATGTATTACAAAATAAATCTATAGCAGCGGCTAAACAGAAAGCAACACAAAAAAATACTGGATTAAGTTTAGGATTAGGTTTGTTGATAATTGCAGTTGTTGTTTTATTTATGATGATGGGCAAAGGAATTTCTAGTATTTTTAAATATATATTACCTATTTCTTTAATTATAACTATTGGTTTAATTATTTATATGAATATGCAAAAAGGGGCTAATAGTCCTGCTTTACAAATTTTAATTGTACTCGCAGTTATGGAATTAATTGCTATGGTAGTACTTGCGATTATTAATTCACGAAAGAAAGTAAACTAGTTTAAGTCATGTTTTTTAAGTTGATACCCCCAATGTTGTAAGGTTTGTCTGATTTTAGGACTTATTGTCAAATCATCATAATTAGTTTTTTTTTGATTAATCATGTTAATAAGTCTTCTTCTAAATCTACTTTTAGGACCAGCAGTTTTTATCCATCTTTGTACCTGTCTCTCATCATCTAAACCCCTTTTACCCATATAAAAATCACAATACCATTGCACCCAACCATATGGATGACAACGAGTTATCCAATCTTTAGACTCCCAATATTCAAGTGTTGTACCAACTTTTACTTTATATTTATTAATTGATTTATCGTAATTATCCCAGTCACGAGTTAAGTGCAATTCAGGAATATTTTCCCACCAACTTGCTGGATATTGTTTGTGTTTGTTGTGATAGTGTTTATTTGTTACACTTGAATAAATTGGTCTCCAATAAGTACCACCAAAACTACCTAACAAGAAAATTTCTCTAGGTGTTAAGTTAGGTTTAAATTCTGGGAAATCATCAAATATTAATTCTTGATTTTTATTTCTTTTAACACTCATTTATAATTATTAATATTCATTTAATTAAAAATTATTTTTAAATTTCATTATCACCTAATTTACAATAATCTTGGGGTATATTTTGGGTAGGATCATATATACCATCTTGAATTAATTCATCAAGTAATGCACTAAATATTTCATCAAACTTTTTAGTGTGACCTATTTCCGGACACAATACATGAGAATATTCATGTGCCAATACATATATTAGTGTATTATCAGAATAATATTGTTTGTTATTGTCTTTTAAACACAAATATATTTTGTGTTTATTGATTGTATAACTTTTGTTACCTCTATATAAACTCACATTTTTTATTATATCACTATCATTTAACATATTTAATTGTGATGGCCATTGTCTTTTCTGATTAAAAAAATTATTAAAAAGTTGTCTTAATTCGTTAATTTTAGGTTCTTGTGAATTGTAATATTCTAATAACTGTTTTCTTATTAAAATAATTACAAATACGATTAAAATTATAATTAAAAAAATATTTATGTAAATCATTTATTAATATGGATATAAAAATAAATTAGCAATATTACCTAATGTGTGCATATGACTATGCAATTTTAAACCAAATACTATGTTTTCTGATAAAGAACCTTTAAAATACAAATATCCACAAGTCATGACCAATAAATTATATAGCATTATTATTTTTTTAGGAATGTTTTTAACACTATTACTTTTTTTTAAATGATATATTACAGAACACCAACATGCAAACATATCTATATTTCGTCTTGTTCCTTTTATTGGATTTTTCCAATAATTTATTGATGTTAAAAATACAATAAAACAAAGTAATGAATAATCATATTTACCCCAATACACTCCCCATATAACCGATATAATAGTCTTATAAGACGAATAATATAATAAATTATTATATTTTTTTATGTTATTAGTATCCATAATTAATTATTTTCATTTATATTTAAGTTAATAATAAATGAAAATAATTAATCATAAATTATTAATAGACAATGAAAATACAATAGACGGGTTAAGACAGGCTATTATGAGAGGATACAATAAATTTGAAGTAGATATTAGGCAAATTAGAAATGATATTGTATTATATCACGATGATACATACAAAGGATCTTACATATATGAATTATGCTTTAATGAATTAGAAAACATAGATAATTTTGATAACTTTATACAAGAAATAAATAGTTATTGTAACAATTTACATATATATTTTGATATAAAAGGAATAATAGATACAGATTTATTAATTCAAAAAATTTATAAACTAAATCCTAAAAATAATTATTATTTTCAATCTTTTAATATCAATACTATTTATAACTTGAAACAAAAAATACCATCATTAAAAACAGGTTTAATACTATGTGGATATAATAAAATAAATTTTGATAAAATTAAAAATTTTGTTGAATATTTATGTTTAGAAGAAGAATATTTATCTGAATATTTAGATGATGATATATTTAATACATTCGATGTTTATATATGGACAGTGAACATAACTACAAAATTTGAAAAATACAAACAACTAGGAATAAAAGGAATTTTTACAGATTATCCAACAAAATTTAATATTCGTATAAATAAATGAAATCACAAGATGTATATTCAGGTTTAGCAACATATGGAAAAGCTACTAATATGATGGGAACAATCATAATCACTATTGTGGCAATTCCATTTATAGCATTAGGAATATATTTTTTAAAGAAAAAAAATACACACACACAAATTGTTAATGGTATTATACAAAAAGTAAATTGTACTGAAACAACTGATACCATACCTAATGCAACATCTAATAACCCAAATAATACTACAACTGTTACCAAATACAATTGTAATATAGATGTAACATATAATTTCGAAGGAAATACTTATAATGTTAAAAAGAATACTACTAATTCTTTTAAATATCAAGAAAATCAAAATATAGATGTTTACATTAATCCTAAAAATCCCACAGACATAAAACTAGATGTTGTTAATAATAAAACTATTGGATTATTTTTAATAGGAATACCTATCTTAATTTTGATAATAGTTTATGTATCACTTTATTTTACACTTAAATATAAATCTATTGCTGCTGCTTCAGGTACCACAACAGGAATATCGCAAATCAAAAGAATTTTTAATTAAGTTTAAATATATGTTATTATTAGATAGAATAAATGATTTCATATCCAAGTCTAATACCAACGAATTCATTAATTTACAACAAGAAAATTACAAAATCATGGAGACAAAAAACACGGAAAAAAACATTAAAAAAATACAAAAACTTAAAATTTCTTTTTACCTCAAATCTTAGTATTTTTCCACAAGATTATTTGTCTGTGATGAAAGACATAACTCATAAAGAACTTATTATAAAATTTATACAACTACAAAAAATTAGAAAACAGAGAAAACTTGAATTACACAAAGTTTGTTTACGATATAAAATACCATGTGATATAATAATTTATAAAATTATGATTTATTTATAATAAGAAATAAATTATAAAACTCATAAAGAATCATACAAAGAATTAGTTAGTTTATTGTATATCATCTATACTAGGACAAGTTAGAGGTGGTGTCGCAGGGTCATCAGAAAAGGTACTTACGTTGTTTTGTATATTAGATTTATAAAAAGTCCATAAATCTTTTTGAATCTGTGTACGATTATCAGGAGTACCCTGTTGTGGTGGTTTAAATCCAGTGTATCTATGATCATATTTATCTTGAGAATAATCATATTTTCCGGTTGGAAAGAAATATTTTGTTACACCATCATCTATTATTTGTTTTGTACAACTATACATCAATTCATTTGATGGGAGATTTCCATTAGTATTATTACTATCAGCCAGAATTGGACCTACAAGTCTACAATAATTGTAACAATTACCAGTTTTTTCAACATCTAACCATCTTCCAGTGTTTGTCCATCCAATATCTGATTGAATTTTGCAGCGGAAACGGGAAAAGAACAATCATTTCCGGTGAATGTAGGTATACATTCACACTTATTATTTATACAAAAACCTTTTCCAGAACAAGTCTCACCTTCTGAATTTGTAGGACAAGAAAGTGAACAATCAGCTTTTTGGGAACCATTTGTACAAATACATACACCCGTTTTATTATTGCAAATTCCATTTCCAGAACACATATTACCATTTTGATCTTTACTACAATATATATTTTCACAACCATCACCATGATATCCAGAATCACAGGTACATATTCCATTTTCGTTACAAGTTCCACGATTGGAACATAAATAAGGGCAACTGATCGAACAATCTGTACCTGAATTTCCATCGTAACAAGTACATTCACCGTTTGAATTACAAGTTCCATTTCCAGAACAATTATTAGGACATTTGTTATTAGAAGTAGAAGTACTTGTACTTTTACCACTCTCTTCACTTTTATCAGAAGTAATAATAAATCCAACTATAACTCCACTAATTAAAAATATACATAATATAATTATAATTATAATTTTCATTTATTATAATAGATTTTTTATACTAAAAAATCTATTGTGGTAAACAATCTATATTAAATTCCAATTTGTTTGCAGTATTATTATTATATTGAGAAGAACTATATTTAATAGCATATATGTAATTTGAACTTGAACTTTTTACTAAAATTGATGTTGGATCATACATATATGGAACAATATTAAATGTATTATTATTATTATTAGTTACAGTAAATGCAAATTCTGCAACTGTATTATCATCAGATGTTGTAATTCCAATATGTTCCACACCGTCGATACCTGATCCTGTTAAATAATATTTATTTTTATTTTTATTTGTTAATTTATAAGCTTTATCATTATTACTATTTTTACCAACATATTCTATATATATCCTTTCGTTTTCTGATGGTGGATGTTGCCAAGGAAGAGTCAACATATTATAATAAGCAGTAAAAGCATTACCCTTACTCATATCTTCTAAATATTTTGGACTACATTTTCCATCATAAAAAATATAATCAGATGAACATTTAGATGAACAATCAGTTCCATAATATCTATTATCACAACTACATGTACCAGATGTTGTATCACAATTTCCATTTCCAGAACACATATTATCATTTTGATCTTTAGGACAATTATTATCAAAAGTACTTTCCCCACTTCCATCACTTCCCCCACTTCCATCACTTCCCCCACTTCCATCACTTCCCCCACTTCCATCACTTCCATCAATTCCCCCACTTCCATCATTTGCCTCAGTTTTTGTGTTGTTAAAAACAAAAAAAGTAGTTATACCTCCACCAATTAAAATTATAAATAAAGTAATTAAAATTATAATTATAGTTTTTTTATTCATTTATTTAATAAATAAAATAAAATAAATGTCATTATCTGGAAATATAGCATATCTAGAAATTACCGATTTCAATAATAAAGGAGAAATAGTTAACAAAGAAATACCTAAAGACAAAAAGGTAATTGTGATGGTACAGGCATCCTGGTGTGGAGCTTGTAGTGAATTTAAACCAATCTATCAAAAATTTGCGGATAATCATAGTGATGAAATTTTCTGTGCTACTATACAAATAGATGGTGATAGAGAAAGTGAAAAACAACTAGGTAAAAATTTAGATAAAATCAAGAAAATTGATTTTATACCCGAAATGTTGTTGTTTAGTGATGGGTCTTGTAAAAAGTTACTTGACAAAAAGTTGTCAAGTAAAACTGAAAAAAGTTTAGAGAAGTTCGCGTTACAATAAATATAAATTAATGGAAAAATTTGAGTCTAAGGTAAATAGTGCTTTCATTGATAATATCGCTTTTTTGCAAAGTTTGTGTTTCTTTTAGATAAACACAATGATAATACAAAAAGTAATCGGGTACTTCACAATTAATAATGTTTTGTATTTTTTGGTTAATAATTTGTTTTAATTGGTATACTGTAATAGTACTATCAATATTATGTAAAACTATGGTTTTATTATCTAAAAAAGTTTTAATAAATAGTTGCATTTATTTAACAATAATATTTCATAAATAATATTATTGTTAAATAAATGATAAATACCAATTTAAATATTACATGTAACGATGATCACGAAACAAATCTTTCTATAAAAAATTGTATTTTACCTAAAGATTGCGGCAAACAAAATAATGTTTTTAAAACAAACAAACAACCAATGGAAAATCAAGGTGTGTATGTTTTAAATCAAAAACTATATGATAATAGGTATGATTATAATTGTAAAAGAGATCCTCGTTTAATTCATGGAATGCGAGGTGATATATTGCAATTAAACAGACCTCCTATCGATAGTACCGCAAATATTACAAGTATTTTTACGGATGAAACATTGAATAATAATGGTAATGTTTACAGAAACTATAAAGATATTACTCGTGGTGATATCGAGTACTATGTAAACAACAATCAAAAAGATGTGTTTTTCAAACCTGTATTTTCAAATCAAACCAATGTGTATAGTCAACTATACAAAGACCCTATGGATGCTATTAAACCTAGATATGTTCGTGAGTTAAGAGAGTGCAGTAATGACACTGATAAATTTGATGGTTGTCTATCATTTATTCACGATACAAATGAACACAGAGCTGATTTAATTTCTAAACAAATGAATACTAGAAATGGTCAGAAATATGAATCTAGATGGTATTAATCATATTAGATCATAGTTATATCTCCTACGATCTTTATCGTATAAACATTGGCTACACATTAAATGTTCGTTGAATTTTCCTTTCCAATAAATTTTAAAAATATCTTCGTCAATTATGTTGATTTTACACCATTCACAATTAATGTGTTTTCTTTCGCTTTTGCTATAATTTTTTGTGTTAGATAATTCTGAGTAAACTTTTATTTCTGGATAACATTTTGAACATACATATTGTTTGTTGTATATATTACTCATACTAAAAAGTTTACATATCGCAATTTCACCGTATGTGATTTTACATATAATACAAGAAATAATTTCTTGTTTTGATTTAATATTACCCATTTATTTATTAATAAAATATACTATTTATTAATAAATTATACTATTAATAAATAATATGAGTTCATATAGTTATTCTACTGCGAGACATTTGATAAACTATTCTTCTAATAGTTGTACGAATCTTGAAACAAACACGAATCTTGAAACAAACACGAATCTTGAAACAAACACGAATCTTGAAACAAATACAAAATGTAATAATGATTGTCAAAAATTAAATGGTGTAAACCTATCCAAGCCTGAGATATGGGGTCCTTGTTTTTGGTTAGTTTTACATATAGGTAGTTTAAACTATCCAAAAGAAGCCAACAACTTATGCAAAGAAAGAATGAAAGGATTTATACTTGGTGTTCCTTTTATTATATCTTGTCAAAAATGTGCCGATCATTGTTCCGCCTATATTGACTTAATGACACCTAAGTTAGACACTATTGTATCATCTCGCGATAACCTTTTTAAGTTTTTTGTTGATTTACATAATTATGTAAATAAAAGACTAAGCAAACCAGAGATGTCATTAAAACAGGCATTAAAATTATACTCAAATCGTGTTGATATGACTATGTTAAAGATACACACTAAATAATCACTTATAAAATACATATAAGTTTTGTTTTAGATTCCAACTAGTTTTAACCATATGTGTTGATTTAAGATATTTTTTAAGAGAGTGATCATAGGTATACAAAATAAATACTCCTGTAAACTCGTTAATAATTTTATTATATAATATTTTATTAGTTGTTTTACAAAACACTAAATTACAACAATACAATATATTGTAATTTCCAAAATAGATGTTTTGGAAATTACAATTTTCAAAGTAAACTAGATTATATAATTGGTTTTTTCCAATAGTTTCAAACTTTGTTTGTACCTGTTTTTATCTATTTCTATTCCTGTTGCATTTATATTAAGCATAAATGCAACTGATAACACTATTTTACCACATCCACTGCTATATCTATAAAACTATCTAATTCATCATAATTATGTGATTTAAAAATGTTTACTATATCTAGTGGTTTCGCTTCTCCGTAAATATACGATGAATTAAATTTATCTAGTTCTTGAGATACATGATAGAATATTTTTGTAATTTTATAATTGTTTAACAAGTTTATTATAAAATAAGAATAGCAGTTTTAAATAACTTATTATAATAAATGGAAAATTTACAAAGAAATAGAGAACCCACTACTTGTAATTGTAAAGTTATTACTATTTACTCAACAATAACTCTAGTCATAATATCGTGTGTGTATGCCTTAACTTATTATGCTAAACTTAAATATTATGGTTAATTAAACACGATTTAAAATTATACAACAATCATAATAAATGTTCGTTTCACAAGATAAAAAACAATATGTTAAGTCTACTTTCAAATTTTTAATTGAAATTTATAAGATTTTTGTTGGTACTTTCTTAACATTAACTGTTCCTAAGTACTGTGGTACAAGTTCTTGTACCATAATACAAAACATACAAGACACCACAATGTTTCATAGAATCGCTCTTTACATCAACTTGGTTAATTTCTGTTTTTTTTTATGTATGTACTATATAGAATTAAAAAGAGAAAGATGGTGTATAAAGTATTTAGATATCGATTTAAATAAATCGATAGCTAATCTTGATACCGAGATAGAGAGATATCCTAAGTTTAAAAAAGAAATGAGGGTTATGAATAAATACTATAGTTTAATCACGAAAATATGTGTTTGTAACCAAGTAGTAAATATCGCTGTTTCAGCAGTAGACATATATTATAAATACTATGGATTTAGAAGTTTAACTCCGTTTAGTACATATGTATTAGTTATTTTAATGAAGTTATATAATTCTTATTATGTATCTCATGAATCGTTAGTTCATGAACGAGCTTATAGTGCCTTTTTAAGTGATCCTACTAATTACAATAGTATTGATAAAGACTATATTTAATTTTGAATTTTTCAATAAAATTTATTTATAATAAATAATGCCAACTGTTAAACAATTGAAAGAAGATTTGAAAAGAAAAGGTTGTAAAGGATATTCTGGTCTTAAGAAACCCGATTTAGAAAAACTTTTAAGTATGTGTCCTGAAAATAACTGTGTCGTATCTAGAAGAGTCAAGTGTGCAAAAAAAGGACAAATGTGTAAACCTAAGACTGGAAGATGTGTAAAACACCCAAAAAGAAGACGACCAGATGCTGCCGGTGCCGCTGGTAAGAAACCTAGTCCTAAGAAACCTAGTGCCGGTGCTGCTGGTAAAAAACCTAGTCCCAAGAAACCTAGTACCGCCGGTGCTGCTGGTAAAAAACCTAGTCCCAAGAAACCTAGTCCCAAGAAACCTAGTCCCAAGAAACCTAGTCCCAAGAAACCTAAATTAAAATTAGAAATAGTAATAGATGAAACTAAATTACAAGAATGGGAATTTGAAGATTTAAATAACTTACTTTATAATGATTTTAAATTTGAAGATTATTTAATTAATTTTGATTATCAATCATATTTATTAAAAAGAGAAGATCCTCTTCATCCAACATCAACATTTATATTTGAATATAGTTCAGATGCTGTAGAAGATGGATTACGATTACAAAGAATGCTTTGGAATTTAGACCACAACAATTCTATTAAAGAATTCAGAATTATACACAATCATTAAAATTTTAAAATAACTCTATCATCTGGATTATAACATTTCTTTTTATACCAAGATGATGTAATATGTCTCATATTACGAGCAATAGTGTCTTGTGATAATATGAGACAAATTTCGATTGAATTATTTGTACCTATTCTATCTAATAATTCAGTATTAACTATATTATTAAATGTTGTAGATACATTTTTTATTCTACAACATTCTTTTGTATCTAAAAATGTAAAGATATGTCTTGTCATTTCATCGGGAATATTTTCCATTAATTTATAAAAAAAAATATAAAAAAATATAAAAATTTATTTTTATAATTAATAAATAATGCAACTATCAAAGAATTGAAAGCAGAATGTAAAAGACGAGGTTGTAAAGGATATTCCAGTCTAGGAAGGTTGGAATTAGAAGACCTTTTAAGAATATGTCCTGAAAATAATTGTATACCATATAAAAGAAATCTATGTGATAGACTAGGAAAGGTTTGTAAACCTAGTACTGGAAAATGTGTTCTAAGAGCAGGTGCTGCAGGTGCTGGTGGTGCTGCAGGTGCTGGTGGTGCTGCAGGTGTTGCAGGTCTTAAAGCAGAGTTAAAAAGAAGAGGTTGCAAAGGATATTCTGGTCTTAAAAAAGCAGAACTAGAGCAGCTTTTAAGAATATGCCCTGAAAATAATTGTATTGATTCTAAGAGACGTAAGTGTGAAAGAAAAGGACAAGTGTGTAAACCTAATACTGGAAGATGTGTAAAACAAAAAAGAAGACGACCAGGTGCTGGTGCTGCTGGAAGTCCAGGTGCTGGTGCTGCCGGTGCTGGTGCTGCCGGAAGTCCAGGTGCTGGTGCTGCAGGTGCTGGTGCTGCCGGTGCTGGTGCTGCCGGAAGTCCAGGTGCTGGTGCTGCAGGTGCTGGTGCTGGTGCTGGTGCTGCCGGAAGTCCAGGTGCTGGTGCTGCAGGTGCTAATAGACCTAGTCCTGCTGATCTTAGAAGAGAATTAGGAGTTTGTAATCTTAAAAATTTATGTAAATTTTTAGCAAATGATAAAGGTGAAATTACTAGAAAATCTTGGTTTCAATGGATCAGGAAAAATCACCCTGATAAAGCAGGCAAAGAAGCAACTAGACTATTCCAGGAAGTATCATCCTGCTGGGATAATTTTAAAAATAGTGCTCCACATAAATGTAGATAAACACAAAATTAATTATAGAAATATATTTCATTTTCTTCAAATATATATCTATCGTCCAAACTCATTAAGTATTGACATCTATCACACTCAGCTTGATAAGGAAAATATATTTTATCAATAGATAATAATTTGTCACAAATTATACATATGTTTGTAACAACACATTCATTACAAACATCTACACTATCGTATGTTTGACATTTGGATATTTCTAAACATACGAAGCAGTATTTATAGTCTTTATTAGTTAAAATTCCTTTAGACATATGTTTAGAAATAGTAATATTATGTTTATTAGGAAATAAAAATTGTCCAATTAAATATTGTACATTATGAGGTAAAAAATCAGTCATCACTATTATACAATATTGTTTTTTAATTTATTCATTTTTATTTGTAAAACTCTGATCCATTAGTTCTTGGATTTTTTGTTTATCATTTGATTGTAAATCACTTTCAAACAACATTTTTGAGAACATTCCAGATAAGTTCTGCATGCTTTCTTCTGGATTAGACATGTCTGTGTTTTCTAGAGTAGCCATAGCTGAGTCTAGTATATTAGTTGCTTGGTTTTCTGACTCACTATCTTCTGAGAATTCTGTAATAACTCCTTTTAGAGATCCTATCATTCTGTTAATATTGAAATTGCCATTGTTAACATTTTCTGTGATATCAGTAACCAAGTTTTGGAACATACCTGATTGCATAATAGAAGTGACAGCTTCTAGTGGGTTGCATTAGGATCGACTTCAGTTTCTACCTTTGAAATAAGATTTTGAATGAAATCAATTTCATTAGATGCTTCACTATTTGATTTTTCTTTGAGTTCTTTCAATACCTGTTTTGCCTTTCCAGCTGGATTGACTAAAGCAGAAATAGTTAGTAAATGTTGCCAAATGACATTAGATGTTTCCTATCTGCTTTATTCAAGATGAGTTTTAAGTCAATATAGACCCGATTAGAGTATTCTACTTTTGTCTTGGTAATTTTCTCTTTGTTTTTCTCGTATAGAGCCTCAGAGTTTTCTACACAAAATTCTCTGAAAGCTTGGATGTGTTTTTTAATTATTTCATCATGGGCAAGTGTTGTTTTAGTAATTAAATGATTATATAGTTTAAGAGGTCTATGTGTTTTCCCAAACACACTAGTTAGTTCTTTTGTGAAAGTGGTAATAGCTTTGAATGCGATTAGTGAGTTATCTTCCATTTTATTTTATATTAATCTATGTAAAATATTTTTTAAATAATATTATTTAAAATATATTAATTTAAAATGTGAATTATATAGATTAAATGAAAGTGTATACAAAGACTGGAGATAAAGGTATAACATCGTTGTATGATGGTAATAAAGTGTGTAAAAATTCGATTATATTTCAAACGATTGGCGAGATAGATGAGTTATCAAGTAGAATTGGATTTTTATGTTCTACTATAAGTGATGAAGATCTATATCTTAGTAAAAAGTTGTTGTTACGAAAAATTCAGGGTATGTTACAAGAGATTAACAGTAACATAGCAACAATTAATCCAAATAGGAAATGTAAATTACAAGAGTTTGAAGAAAGCAATGTAGCCGAGTTAGAGAGTGTTATAGATGAGATGGAACTTGTAAACCCCAAGTTAACAAATTTATTTTACCTGGTGTAACATTGAGTGATTCATCTTGTCATTTGTGTAGAACCCAGACTAGAAAATTAGAAAGAATGTTATGGAAATTATCTAACACTAGTTATATAATAACTACAAAAAAGCAATTATCGATTGATAATTTATTACAACCGAGTATATACAGGTATGTAAATAGGTTGAGTGATTTTTTCTTTGTGTTTGCAAGGTGGTTGTGTTGTATGAATAATGTAGAAGAATATTTTAAGTAATCTAAGAAGTCAATATAAACAATAAATGGATTTTTGTTCCTATTTTATTAAAAATAAAGCATTATTTGGATGTTATCCAACACAAGATAATGTAACTCAACTAGAAAAAATGGGTGTTAAATATATAGTTGATTTAACACATAGTAAAGAAAAAAATATAGTTAAATATAAAACTAATTGTAAATATATTAATTATCCTATTAAAGATAATTACATACCTTTGTCTCAAAAATTTGATACATTAATCATAAAATTATCAAATGTTATAAAAAAATTAAATAAAAAAACATATATATATATTCATTGCAAAGGAGGTCATGGAAGATCGTGTTTAGTTGTGAGTTGTTTATTGTGTTATATTTATAAAAATCATCCTACAAAAAGTATTAATCTAACTTCAAAGTACCATAATAACAGACCAAATCTTAAAAAAAAATGGATTAATAAACATATGAATCAAAAACAGATTTGTTATGTTTACAATAAATTTAAACTATTTTACATAAAAAATAGTTTAATAAGTTTTTTCGAAGATTTTTTTTCTGAAATAAAATATAATAAGTATATGTATAATAACCTTTATAAAATATTTGAGTATTTATGTTACAATTTTTCTGATATATATAAAATTATTATACATTCACGAATTAGACCAGTTTATATTAAACATAAATTATTACTTCAAGTATTTTATGAAATTAGAGAAAAAATTATTCATTAATATAAATATGAAAATAAATATGAAAATAAATATGAAAATAATTATATTAATATTAATAATTATATCTATATTATTTTTTTATACAAAATCATTAATTGATTTAAATACTATAGATTCGACTATTAAAGAAAATAAATGTAATAAATCAAATCAATATTCTAGTTATGGTATTTGTATTACTTGTGATCAAGATCAAGTTGTTAATACTTATACTAATAATTTAAAATATTGTCTAGATTGCAATAATTCAAATCAATATATAGATAGTGATGGTAATTGTATTAATGTAATTTGTAATCAAGATCAAGTTTTGAATACTGATACTAATAATGTTAAATCTTGTCTAGATTGTAATAAATCAAATCAATATATAGATAGTAATGGTAATTGTATTGATGTAATTTGTAATGAAGATCAAGTTGCTAGCAGTTCATCAATTAATAGTAATAAAAAAGTGTGTGTAGATTGTAATAAATCAAATCAATATATAACTAGTAATGGTACTTGTATTAATGTAATTTGTAATCAAGATGAAGGCATTGTTACTGGCAGTGATGGTGTGAAATCGTGTGTAGTTTGTAATAAATCAAATCAATCTATAGATAGTAATGGTAAATGTGTTACTACTTGTAATCAAGATCAAGATAAAGGTCTTGTTACTAATAGTAGTGGTGTTCAAGCATGTATAGCTTGCAATAATTCAAATCAATATATAGATAGTGATGGTAATTGTATTGTTAATTGTGGAGTAAATGAGTATGAAAGTACTGATACTGATGGCACTCAAATATGTAAATCTTGTGTTTATCCTAAAGTAGTAAAAGATGATAATACAGGATGTTATGAATGTAATAATAATGAGTTAGGTATAATTTCTGTAAATAGTAACGATTTTAATTTATATAATACTACAATAGCTAAATATAAACGTATATGTACAGATTGTACTAAACCTAATGAATTTACATATGATTATCCAAGTGAAAATAAAACACTATGTATACATAAAGTATGTACAAATAATACAGATATGATGCTTTCAACAATTAAACAAAATCTTGTTGAAAATGATGAATTAGAATGTATTAATTGTGATATAGTAGATAGTAATAATAATTGTATAATATGTAAACCAAATCAAACTGTTCAAAATAATAAATGTATTTATGACAGTTGTAATGATAAAAACCAATATATAGATAGTACTGGTACTTGTATTACTTGTGAGATAAATCAAAAAATTATACAGAATAATGGTCTATATAGTTGTTCTAATTGTATTAGTTCAGGAAAATGTGGTTTAGATTGCAATTCTGATATATATATTAGAGGTCGTTTTATAGATGATGATAGAGATAAACATAAAGTAAAAGATGTTTATATACTTGATACTGGAACTATGTTAGGTGGTTTATATGGTCCTTACAATGGTGATTATCATCTTGGTGTTATTGGTAATACTGGTGATAATGAAGGTTTACCAGAAGGTTCATCATTTTATATATATTCTCCAGAATTAACTTCAAAACCAACTTTCACAAATCTTTCAAATATTAAAGATTTTTTACTCAGTAATTCGACAATTACTTTATCATCTCAACCATCACCATCGTATATTAATTCTTCATTAGATTACTTACATGATAAAAATAATGGTAGTAATGTATGGGATATTACTAATTATTATAATAATCACCATGTTAGATATTTTTTTACTTGTGAATAATATTAAACATTATAAAAAAACTTTGTTAGTATTAATGGTAAAACACAATTAATTATACCTATACATTTAGGATTTAAATATGTAAAAGTTCTAATATATGTTTTCTTTATGTCAACTAATATATGTTTGTGTTGATTATACTTGTTTACTTTATTTAAATCTTCATAAAAATCTTTATTAAATGAAACTATATCATTACCGATATCAACTAGTAGTGTGTTATTGTTTGTATATTTAAAAAATATAAATTGTTTTAAATATACGTAATATTGTGTATTATATATCCAACTAAATATATAAAATCTATTATAGGGTATAAAGTTTAAAAGTTCACTAAACATTTCGCAACTGATATTTCCTAGTCCTTTTGAAGTTAGTGTTGAAGTAGAATTAAGTATACCATATACAGATGAATTCCATACAAAAATGATAGATTGTGTTTTTGATATAATATTTACAAATTTTTCAAATACTTTATAAAACTGTTGAATAAATTTTATGTCTTTAATAGCATTATCAGAAATAATATTGTAATATTTATCTGTTTTTATAAAAACTTTATCTACAGATAAATATGTCGGAAAAAATGTATTATAATATTTAGTCGTTATAGTTTTATTGTTAACACTTGTTACATTGTCTTGTAAATCTGTGTAAAACTTATCAATCATAAAATTATATTGTGTAGTACTGTTTGTATGTACATAAGACAAACTATTACGAATATTAGATAAATAAGGTGACTCGCTATTTTCGCTATTAAATCCGATATGTATATTAATTATACTATTGGGTTTTATTTCTATATTTTTTAAATCATTCATTAGGTTTATTAATTGATACTTCATTGTAACAAAATCTTCTGGATTATTAATATTATTAATTATTAAACTTTTTAATTCACCCCCGTAAAACCAAGGATAAAATATTTCAAAATCATCTATTTGACAAGACATAGTTAAATTTTAATGTGATATTTTAAATTATATTAATTTTATTATTTAGTATTATTACTGGCTAGGCTTATTTTTACAACAATTATAGTTATAACTGGACCAATTGGTATATTAGGTAAAATACCTAATACCCCAACAAATCTTGCAATATTACTTAATTTATTCCAGTTTTTAACTAATAAGACTAAAGCATATATATATAGGGCAATCATAATAATTAAAATTAACACTACACTACGGGCAGCTCCGGTATTTGAAGTAGTATTATTACTATTTAATTTATTACGAATTTTTTTAATATTATTATTATCTAATATAGATTTTGTATTCAAATCTATTTTTTCTTTAGATTTTTCTAGTGATTTTTTATAATCAATAATAATATTTTGAAGAGATAATTTATCTAACATTTATTTATATAAATAAAATTGTTTTTTGGAAAAAAAAATATTGAAAATTGACTATGTCTATCCATCAGTCACCCCAGGTTGTTCGCACCTTAAGCGAAACGATCAATGTTCGTAACATTACTAATGCTCCCCGGGGAGCGACTCAAGTTAATTGTCCTGTACCGGTACAATTAACTTCCATTAAAAACAGAGAGAAAGGCAATACTTTAGTTGTTTTTAAAATCAACATGTCAATTACTATTAAACAAGAACTTCAAGATGAAAAATTGAGGTTAAAAATTATGGAGATTGAAAATGAAAAACGAATTATTGAATTGCTTCACAAAGTAAGTCAGAAAAAATCACAAAAGCAAATCGAAAAAGAAGAGAGGATTAAGAAGAAAAAGGAAAGAGAAGAGAAAAACAAACTTAACAAAGCTGGAAAAGAAGAGAGAATGAGAAAGAAAAAGGAAAGGGAAAAGAAAAACAAACTTGAAAAAACACGTAAGTGGAAGATATGGAAGAAAAACGAGAAAAAGAGGCAAAAGAAAGCTCAACAACAACAAATTATAAACAATTATAAAAAAGGTTTGAAGAATAACAGCATTGAAATGGAAAAACAAAAACAGCGGAAAATCATGTTGGAAGAACAAGAACGGAAGCGGAAAATCATGTTGGAAGAACAAGAACGGCAACGGAAGATCATGTTGGAAGAGCAAGAAAGGCAACGGAAGATCATGTTGGAAGAGCAAGAAAGGCAACGGAAGATCATGTTGGAAGAGCAAGAAAGGCAACGGAAGATCATGTTGGAAGAAAATCATACTAAATACAAAACTATATTATGTAAATATGGAACACAATGTAGATTTGGCGAAAAATGTAGATTTGCACATTCTCAGCTAGAACTTAAAAGTAATTGTGTAAATTATAAGACAAAATTATGTAATTCAGTAGTGTATGGAATACAATGTAATTTTGGGAAAAATTGTAGATTTGCTCATTCAAAAATAGAAGTAAAAAAAAATTCAACTACATACAAAACAAAGATGTGTTTATCAGTAATATATAATGTACCCTGTAATTTTGGAAAAAATTGTAGATTCGCCCATTCACAAAAAGAACTCAATGTATACTGACGGAAAATCATACACGATATTACTGACGGAAAATCATACACGATATTACTGACGGAAAATCATACACGATATTACACGGAAATCATACACGATATTACTGACGGAAAATCATACACGATATTACTGACGGAAAATCATACACGATATTACTGACGGAAAATCATACACGATATACAATTTAAAACCCATTTCTTTTGAAATGGGTTTTTTTAATGCAAAATTTATGTAAATGTTTATTTAAAATATTTATAATTTAAATAAACATCTAATATATAAAATAATGTTAAGAACTAGTTCTATATGTTTATCTTTTATGTATAATTATATGACACAAAATAGCAGCGATAATTTTGATAAAAAAACACAAAATATACAATGTTTAACTAAAACACTTGCAAAATATGGCGGTGTGTTAACTAAAGTAGCTCAAATATTGTCGTTGGAAAATGATGATAATAATGAAGTGTTTTCTAATTGTACTCCATACCTACGAAAAAAAACGGATGAATACATTAAAGAATTATATAATAAAAATGACAATGTATTGTCTGAAATTGATATTAATTTAGATGAAATTTATAGAAGTGGCAGTATAGGTCAGGTATACAAAGGTGTATATAATGACGAAAATGTTATTGTAAAGGTTCAATATGTTGGTTTAACAGAACAATACACTAAAGATTTGAATATATTAGATAAGATAGTATCTTATCTTTATGGTAAATCTAAGTTAGAAACTGCATTAGAAGATGTAGCTGAAAAATTATATGAAGAACTTGACTACAATATAGAAAAAGAAAATCAAAAATTAATGTATCATTATTTTAAAGACGATGAAGATATAATAATTCCTAAAATACTAGATAAGTTTTCAAGTAAAAATATTATAGTAATGGAAGATATGACTGATTATGTATCAGTTTATGAATTTATAGAAAATTCTACCCAAGAACAACGAAATTTTATTGGTGAATTATTGGTTAAATTCGTGTTTACTAGTTTATATAAACACAACATTTTATATAGTGATTGTCACTATGGAAATTTTCTTGTAAAACGAGATGGTACAAAACTATGTGTGTTAGATTTTGGTTCAATTCATTATATTGATGATGATTTACTAGAAAGCATAAAATCTTTGCATCGTGTTGTAAAACTTGATGATAAAGCAGGTATTTTAGAACATCTAACTACGATGACTATTTTAGATGAGAGTGTGTCTCAAGAGTCTCTAGACTATGCATATGATTTTTTCACTATTCAATATGAACCACTTGTAACAAATGATGAGTTTGAATTTTACACTGAATGGTTGGATTTATGTGTAAGTAAAAATATTGCTTTAATGAAAGAATGGTATTGTCCAAGACATTTGATTCATTTTCACAAAATTAGTTTTGGGTTATATCATGTTTTAACTAAATTAGAATTGTGTAGTAATGTATGTGAAATTATTGATACGATTTTAAATTAGTATAATATTTTTAATTTAATACAATTAAAAATATAATAAATTAAAATTTTAATTAAAGTTAGGACCTAAGATCCAACCAACTAAATATTCTCTGTTACCTTTTAAAATAGGTGAAATTTTAGACATAATAAAAGATGGAAACACAATTAAAATATTTGTATCACTAGGTAATTTTCTATCTTCATTGTTAGTTTTAATTAGAAATTCACCTCCGATTACATCATCTGATTTTTTGTTGTTTAATATAAACATTAGTTTCTTGTTATGGTAACAATTAGTAAACCAATCTTTTAAAGGGTTATGTAATTCATTTACTCTAATATGTTGAATTTTTGTAATGGCATTTATATTGAAATTCCATGTTAATTCGTTTGCCACTTTAATTAAACTAATAATTTTATCATAAATGATTGTTGAAAGATCATTTGTGATAATTTCTTGTGTAAATTTTTGTTTAATATACCAATAATTATCACAATCATCACAATTATCTTTTAGAAATTTTTTATTATTTTCATAATCATATTCTAGTTTTTTATATTTTTCAATCGACATATTGAAACTTTTAGAATTATTATATGTGTCATGAATTCCATTACTATTTTGAAAAACAAATCTTTGTTTTGGTGTTAATACCAAAAATTTTTCATTACAATAAAGTGTGTTAATATCTGTTCTAATGTGACTATGAGTTAAACATGATATAAATTCATCGAAAGGAATAATATTATTAAATCTATCTATTTTTTTAATTTTGTTAATACCTGCTTTTGAATATAAAATACAATGTGTTTGATAATTATAACTTGAAAAATTAAAATATTTAGAATAGTGTCTATTATTGTTAATTGAATACATTTCTATACCACCAAAATCTATTAAGTCAAACTCTTGATTACATTCGATTAAAGATCTTTTAACTTTGTATAAAAAATTATTTGGTAGGCATGCATCGTCTTCTAACATTAATAAGTATTCAATAGACTCAGGTTGTGATTGAATTGTTTCCATATGTGAGTTCCAACATCCAAGTTCACCTGGTCTAATCGGAGTTTTCCAGTATTTAAATAGTGTATCTAAATTATCTAAATTTGAATATTTATTTTTATATCTGTTTAAATCTTCTTGAGATAAAACCCAATTTTTGTAAATATTTCCTTGAGTTCCTTTATCAGCATTAACACGAGAAACATTAAGGGTAAAACCAGTAGGTATTTCCAAACTAGCTATATTGTCTAACAATTTTTGATATTTTTCAACTCTATAGTCTAGATTTATTATTTTTATATGTAAATTTACTTTAACATTTAGTCTTTCTCCTTTTATTTCTATCCAATTGTCGGGGTAATATTCAAGTGAAAAGTTGTTTTCCAATTTTGTATCTTTGAATTCATTTTGATAAAAAACTTTTCGTTTAGTTTTTGATAAGTAAGCTGCCCACCAAGCAAATGTACCTCTTGTCAAAATGTAATAATGACAATTTAACATTATTGTGAAATCCAACATATGGTCATTTGTAACAACTATATGACAATTGTCTTTTTTAAATATTTCTTGTTTATTAACCCAGTCTAGATCATCACTAAAAATAAGTATATGTAAATTTTGTGAGGGTAAAATAGTTATAACACGATTAACCCAATTTAAACTAGGTAAATTTTGTTCTTCTTCTAGCATATCAGTTCTACGAAAATGAATCGCTACAATATTTTCACAATTAGTTAAATTGTGTTTTGTAAACCATTGATTTGATTGTTTCCTATATTTTTCGTTTGGTTTAAAAATATCATATATTTCTTGTTTACAATTATCAAAATATTTTGTATTTTGTAAATATCTACCTATACGGATATTATACATATCATCAGTGTAAGATGAAATCATTCTTTCATCATATACTCCTTCATATTTTTCCCCAATATATTTTTCTTGTATAGTTACAATAGGTTTCAAAGGTGGAAACAACTCTACATTAAAACCATGTAATTTTTTTGGTACTTCACCCAAACAAACACTAATATTTCGTTTTTTTGCAATACCTATAGCTGATGCCAATTTAAACATACAATTACCCATTCCTAATCTTTCGAAATTTACACTCAAAAAATTATGTTTCCAATAACATCTCAAAACTTCTTCATCAGATGATTTATTAAATATATCTTTAGTTTCAGTATTATTAGGAATATCAACTAAATTATCATCTAATACTCGTAAAAATCCAGCAAGAATATACCTAACACCTCTAGTTATTTTAACTCCTGAATGATGTAGTTTACCACAATGATAAACTATATCACCTATATCTTCTCTAATAGTTTTATTATGATGTTTGTAATAAGTACCGCCTTCATCGAAATCAGTATTTGGATTTAACTGTAATACAAAAGATAAAATAGAAACATCTCTATGCATGTTTAAATGACTTTGACCATCTAAACTATACTTTACTATAAACAAATCTTGATAGCTAACTTTTGGACTGTTTAAAGAGTAACCATTAACTAAATCTGAAGGAATACTATTTAACAATTTTTCCGTTATAGATTGTGCTTCCGGTAAATCAGAAACAGGAACATCATGAGTAGGATAATAAGAATGCCTTTTTGTAGTCCATTTATTAGATTTTTCAGCAATTTCTATCAAACTATTACATTCTTCATTTGATAATTTATTTTTTATATGTACAATGTTAAATAATGGATTATTTTGTATCATTTAATATTTAAAATATTTATTTAAATTAGTATAATAAATAATGTTACACGAAAAAGAAAAAGAAAAAGAAAATATGAAAAATATAAAAACTTTTGATGGATGGACATTTGGTCATTTTATAGGTGGTTTTGTATCAAGTTTTATTATATTTCCTAAAAAACCTGTTTTAAGTTTTACTGTAAGTAATTTATTACATCTCTTTTTAGAACTAAATGAAGAATATATAGACCCACTAACACAAAATAAAATTAATAGTTACAAAAATAGCGGTGGAGATATTATAGCATATTTTATAGGATGGTTTTTGGGATTTATTTTAATCAATAAATTAAAGATTAAAATAAATAATACTGTATATACTATATTTTTAATAAGTTATATTATTGGTTGTACTTCTGAATATCTAAGAGAAGTTTTAATTAGGCATGGTTTTAGTAATGGTAATGGTTTTTTTGACATAAGTGATAGTGTATTTAAGTTAGTTTAGTAATGATTTTAATAATTTAAATTTGTTATTCAAATCATTGTATTTATTTTCTATTTGTTCATATTTTAATAACAAATCATTATAAGATTTATTTAATTTATTAATTTTTTGATTTTTGATTACACATGTTTTTTGTAAATCATTTAATAAATTACTCATTTTTAAGATATTTTTTATATCTTCTTCTTGTTCACCACCATCTTCTTCTTGTTCACCACCATCTTCTTCTTGTTCACCACCATCTTCTTCTTGTTCACCACCGTCTTCTTCTTGTTCACCACCGTCTTCTTCTTTTTCACCACCATCATCTTCTTGTTCACCACCATCATCTTCTTGTTCACCACCATCATATTCTTGTTCACCACCGTCTTCTTCTTGTTCACCACCGTCTTCTTCTTGTTCACCACCGTCTTCTTCTTGTTCACCACCGTCTTCTTCTTGATCACCACCGTCTTCTTCTTGATCACCACCGTCTTCTTCTTTTTCTAAAATAACTATTGTTTCATCGTATTTAAACTTATATTTTAGACATGTTTGTACATCACTCTCTGTTAATTGTTTAATTAATTTTTCATTATCTTCATCGTAAAATCCAATAACTTTTTTTTCTTTAATGTTGTTAAATACTAGTTTAGAATCTGGATGCCAAATTGTGTTTAGCTTTCTTAGTCTTTTGAGAACTACCTTTTGTTTCATTGTTAATTAATTAATGAAAAGTTTTTTTTAAATTACTTAATTTTATTCATTAAAAATGTTTGTAATTCTCCCAGATGGATTTCCTTTGTGATCAACCCATTTAGGTAGCCAGTATTCATATACTGGCTGATACTTAGGGAAAAATGTATCATATATCTGTTTATAGTACATTGCTTCTTTACTAGGAAATAGTTGGTTATTATAATCTAAATCTTTAATTTGTGTATCAACAAATTCTGTTATATATTCGTACCAAGATTTAGTAGGATTACTACATCCATCGCTAAATCCGTCTTTCCTTCTCCATAACACATTTTCTGGTAAATAGTTTTCAAAAGATTTTCTTAAAATATACTTTTCGAAATTTTGTGTAGGTTTCCTTACTTGATCTGGTAAAGACAAAACCAGATCAATAAAACTTGGATCTAGAAAAGGTACTCTTAATTCTAAACCATGTGAAGAGATACATCTATCGGCTCTTAAGACATCATAATTGTATAGTTCTTTGATTAGTCTTAGGCTTTCTTTTGATAATTCGTCTGTGTTTGGGGCATAGTGAAAATATAAGTATCCACAAAATAATTCATCTGCTCCTTCTCCTGAAAACAACACAACATCTTGTGTGTTATTGGAAATATACCTAGCAAGTAGCCACATCGGTATACTTGCTCTGATAGTTGTAATATCATAAGATTCTAAGTCTTTTATTACATCTGGTATAACACTTAAACCTTCTTGAGGTGTAAAATATACTTCTGTATGATCTGTATTAAGGTATTCTGCAACTTGTTTAGCATATCCTAAATCAAGTGAGTTTTCCATTCCAATTGAATAAGTTCTAACATTTTCAGAACCAACCAATCTACACAATATACTAGCAACTAAAGAACTATCTAAACCTCCTGATAATAAACACCCTATTTTTCTGTCTGACATAAGTCTTAATTTAACAGAATTAATTAATTCTGTGTTAATGAGTCGTGTTAAATGTAGTTGGTTAAGATTTAAGTTGTTTGTTAATGTTATGTATTCGTTAAATTCAAGTTTTTGTGTGGTAATATTAAAAGTTCCCCAACCAGGTTTAACTTGTATTACATTATCACAAAAGTTGGTTAGTGCTCTGGCATACGATGACACAGCAAAATTTCCGTTGTTTGTAAACCCGTAAAATAAAGGTCTAACCCCTATTCTATCTCTTCCAAAATACACTATGTTATTATCTCTTAATACAATAGCAAAATCTCCATTTAATGATTCTATAGTATTTTGAAATCCTATTTGTGTGTGTAAGTGTAATATACACTCACAATCACTTTCAGTAATACAATTTAAACCATAACTATTTTGTATTTGTTTGTGGTTAAAAATTTCTCCATTACACATAAGACTTGAGTTTTCTCCTAAAAATGGTTGTTTGTTTTTTTCGTCTATTCCTACTATAGCCAATCTTGTGAAACATAGTAATTCTTTTTCTTGTTGTACAAATGATGATTGATCAGGTCCTCTATTTTTTAACATAACAAATGATTCGTTTATACAGTTAAGTTCTTGTAGACTTAAAGTTTTCGTTTTAAATAATGCTAGAATACCACACATAATTTTATATTAATTTTAAGTGATTTAATTTTAAATAAGATTTTAAATATTGTTTTGTATTAATAGTAATATTATATATTATGTCAATACGAAAAAAACAAAAAATTCCAAAAGCTTTAAGAGAACAAGTTTGGAGAAGATACATTGGAGATAAATTTAAAAATAAATGTTATATTGTTTGGTGTAGTAATACGATTACAGTATTTGATTTTCATGTAGGACATGATTTACCTGAAAGTAAGGGAGGAAGTACTGTAATAACTAATTTAAGACCTATTTGTAGTAGATGTAATCATAGTATGGGAGCTAACTATACGATACAAGAATGGCAGAAATTAGGGAATAATTCAACACATAATATAAAGTTGTCAAGAAAATGTTGTTGTATAATATCTTAATTTATTTTGTTTTGTTTATAATAAATGAATGAAATTTTTAATGATAAAATTATACAAATAAAAATTTTATTTAATAAAATTATACAAAATAAAATTGTATTAATAGTATTTATTTTTATATTATTTTTATTAATAACAATTTTTATAAATAAAAAAAATACCGACACAGACATAAATACCACAAAAACAAAAAGTTCCGAAGGTACATTTCGTAGTAATGTACCACCTTATGAAATTATTGATTGTCCCGAAGGAACTTATCAAGATGAAATAGGACAAAATTCATGTAAAAAATGTCCTATTGGAACTTCTCATACTTTAAGAGGACAAACATCATTAACATCTTGTCGTGAATGTCCTAATTCTACTTACAATGATGTAGAAGGAGGAATGTGTAAAAATTGTCCTGTGGGAACTTCTCATGAATTATTAGGTCAAATATCACAAACATCTTGTCTTAATTGTAGTGATGGTACATATAATAATATAGAAGGAAGGCTTTGTAAAAATTGTCCTAAAGGAAAAAAATCAAATAGTGATAATACTGGGTGTATTGATTGTCCTATTTCTACTTATAATGATGTAGAAGGAGGAACTTGTAAAAAATGTCCTGTAGGAACTTCTCATGAATTATTAAGACAAGTATCACAAACATCTTGTCGTAATTGTAGCGATGGTACATATAATGTTATAGAAGGAGGATTATGTCAAAATTGTCCTGTAGGACAACAATCAAATAGTGATAATACTGGATGTGTTGATTGTCCTAATTCTACTTATAATGATGTAGAAGGAGGAATGTGTAAAAAATGTCCCGTAGGAACTTCGCATGATTTAACAAAACAAACATCCGTAGATTCTTGTACTAGTTGTCCTATTTCTACTTATAATGATGTAGAAGGAGGAATGTGTAAAAAATGTCCTACGGGAACTTATCATGAATTATTAAGACAAGTATCACAAACATCTTGTCTTAATTGTAGCGATGGTACATATAATGATATAGAAGGAGGATTATGTCAAAATTGTCCTGTAGGACAACAATCAAATAGTGATAATACTGGATGTGTTGATTGTCCTAATTCTACTTATAATGATGTAGAAGGAGGCATGTGTCAAAATTGTCCTGTAGGAACTTATCACGATTTAACAAGACAAACATCCGTAAATTCTTGTCAAAATTGTCCTATAGGAAAACAAATGAATAGTGATAATACTGGGTGTGTTGATTGTCCTCCTTCTACTTATAATGATGTAGCAGGAGGAATGTGTAAAAATTGTCCTGTGGGAACTTCTCATGAGTTAACAGGTCAAACATCGTTAAATTCTTGTGATGATTGTCCTCCTTCTACTTATAATGATGTAGAAGGAGGACTGTGTAAAAATTGTCCTGTGGGAACTTATCATGAGTTAACAGGACAAATATCAAATTCTGTTTGTCGATGTGAAGATACCTATGTTACTGAAATTAGTTTCATTAAAGATAGTGATGGTAATTATATTATGACCACAAATTGTAAAAATGTTAGTGAAATTCCTTATAATATAGTAGGGTATGTTATGGGTGATGCTGCAGGTGACCCGGACATAATTATATATGTTGAAAATGGTGATGTTATTATTGGTAAATATCATACTAACTATTTAAAATTATCTAGAACATATGATAGTTTATCTTATTATTCATATTTAGATAATAATTTCCCATTACCAGTATTTTCTAATTTTAGTTCATATGAACTTTTAGTAAGGAATGTTACATATAAAGATCGTACTATTTTGTTTAATACCTATTATAATTTGTATAGAACTGTACCTAAAACCGGTTATGTAATGGTAATAGATATTCTCAGTACACCTAATACTACTTGTTTAGATATGATTAGTTTTAAACAAAATTATAATTATACTATTATTGATACATCTGATAATAATAAAATACTTATTCCATCATATGTTTATAAACTTAAAGATAACAATATTATTTTTGGAATAATTGATGGTACTACATTTAAATTAACTAGTATCTCTAATAGTAAATCTTATGCTTTTAATATTAATGGTTCTATTGGTTCTCAACCAACTTTTATCAATTTTAACAATTATACTGATTTTATGAATAGTGCTCAACATGCTACGGGTCCCTTAAGTTCTTATTTACATAAAAATTATTATTATCAAGTTACTTCTGATTAAATTTATATCTTAAGTTTTAATTAAACATATAAAGAATTTTAATATATTTGTATTTAATATTTTATATTAATAAATGAATAAAATATTAATTAAAATTATACAAATTTTATTTTTTTGTATAATATTTTCATTAATTGTATTTTTTATTGATAAAAACTTTAAAATTACCAAAGTCACAAATTCCAATAAAACAATTACCAAAGGTAAATTTCGTAGTAATGTACCACCTTACGAAATTCTTGATTGTCCTGAAGGAACTTATCAAGACGAAATAGGACAAAATTCATGTAAAAAATGCCCTGTAGGAACTTCTCACAATAAATTAGGACAAATATCACAAATAGCTTGTCGTGAATGTCCTAATTCTACTTACAATGATGTAGAAGGAGGAATGTGTAAAAATTGTCCTGTGGGAACTTCTCATGAATTATTAGGACAAATATCACAAACATCTTGTCACTATTGTATTAATGGTACATATAATAATGTAGAAGGAAAATTATGTAAAAAATGTCCGAAGGGAACATACTCAAACGAAGATCATTCTGGTTGTATTGATTGTCCTAAGGGAACTTATAATGATATAGAAGGAGGAATATGTAAAAAATGTCCTAAAGGAACTTATAATAATTTAAGACGACAAAAATCAGTAATATCTTGTCTTGAATGTCCTAATTCTACTTATAATGATGTAGAAGGAGGAGGAACTTGTAAAAAATGTCCTGTAGGAACTTCTCATAATTTATTGGGACAAACATCACAAAATGCTTGTGAATTTTGTTTAAGTGGAACACAATTAAATGAAGATAATGTTTGTGAGGATTGCCCTAATTCTACTTATAATGATATAGACGGAGGAACTTGTAAAAAATGTCCTAAGGGAACTTCTCATAATAAATTAGGACAAAATTCGATAAATTATTGTCTTGTTTGTAGTGATGGTACATATAATAATATAGAAGGAGGAATGTGTAGAAATTGTCCTATAGGAAAACAATCAAATAGTGACTATACTGGGTGTGTTGATTGTCCTAATTCTACTTATAATGACACAGACGGAGGAATGTGTAAAAAATGTCCCTTAGGAACTTATCATGATTTAACAGGACAAATATCCGTAGATTCTTGTAAAAATTGTCCTGCAGGACAACAATCAAACAGTGATAATACTGGATGTATTGATTGCCCTAATTCTACTTATAATGATGTAGAAGGAGGTATGTGTAAAAATTGTCCTGCAGGAACTTTTCATTATTTAACAAAACAAACATCTAGCGATTCTTGTGACAGTTGTCCTGTAGGAAAACAACCAAATAGTGATAATACTGGGTGTGTTGATTGCCCTAAATCTACTTATAATGATGTACAAGGAGAGATGTGTAAAGAATGTCCTATAGGAACTTCTCATGAATTATTAGGACAAGTATCACAAACATCTTGTCTTGTTTGTAGTGATGGTACATATAATAATATAGAAGGAGGCATGTGTAAAAATTGTCCTATAGGAAAACAATCAAACAGTGATAATACTGGGTGTGTTGATTGTCCTAATTCTACTTATAATGATGTAGAAGGAGGTATGTGTAAAAATTGTCCTACAGGAACTTTTCACAATTTAACAAAACAAACATCTAGCGATTATTGTGATAGTTGTCCTGCAGGAAAACAACCAAATAGTGATAATACTGGGTGTGTTGATTGTCTTGACGGTAAATTTAATAATGTAGCAGGAGGAATGTGTATTAATTGTTCTGCGGGACAAGAATCAACCAATGACCATATTTCGTGTATTTATTGTGATATTGGTCAATATAATGATGTACCAGGAGAAATATGTAAAGATTGTCCTGCAGGGACTTATCAAGATAAAACAGGAAAAAATACTTGTATTACTTGTCCTGATGGTAAATATAATGAGTTAACAGGACAAACATCAGAAATATCTTGTATTGAATGTCCCGTAAAGGCTGGAAGACAAATAAACGACGATCATAGTGAATGTAATATTTGTGGTGTTGGTTATACTACTGAAATTAGAGCAGAATCAAGTGGAGAAATAACTACTACATGTATCCTGAAAACAGATACTAAATATAATATAAGAGGACTTAATCTAACTGAAATTGTTAAACCAGAATTTATTTTTTATCTTAAAAATGGTGATGTTATTATTGGTTGTTTTATAAGTCCACATATGTATTTAATTAGAACATGTGATAATACGACTTGGAAATGTGTTTATGATATTAATAATTACGAAGGTTTGCCACTATTTTATAATTTTGAAGATTTTAATAATTTAATGATATCTGTATACCCAAATCCTAATACAATTTCTATAAGTCCTCTTGATTTTACTACTAGTAAAAGATATTATTGTGCTGTTCCTGATATGAATAATATTTTAAAAATAGATATGAATAGTACACCTAACACTTCTTTTATAGAAAATAGAAATTTTCCATATATTATTACAGATCATACTGATCCTAAGAGTATTAAGGCTCTTACACCAAGATATGTTTATTATCTTGACGATGGTGATATTGCTATTTTAATTCCAGACGGACGTGTGTATTTTAAATTAACTAATGTATATGATAACAAATCATATAAGATTTATAATGTTGTTAATGTACCAAGTTTTACAATTTTAACCAATTACACTGATTTTGTTGATAGTGCTTTAGATTATGTCAATAATTCATTTGTTATGGAAAGAAGCATATTTGATAGAGGTACCAATTATAAAGTTACTCCTAAATCAATTTAAATTTATATGTTAAGTTTAAAACTATTAAATATTCAAATCAAGATTTGATTTGAATAATATAAAAATCAACTTAAATTTTTAATTAAAATTGATTTAAATTTTACAATGTTAATTAATAAAATGAAACGAAAGTATTCAGAAATATCTCAAGAAGTTTTAGATGAATTAATTAATTTTGAAACTAATAATTTAGTAAATGTAAATGAAATATATAATTATATTAATAATGATACACTTGTTGACTGGTTGAATCTTTATCACAAAAAACCAGTTTATAACAAAGTAAATCCTATTTTGAACCTAACAGAAAATTTTAAAAAAAAGTTAGTAGAGTATATATCAACTAATATTTCACCTGTTACCTATATTAGTAAAAATATAAATACTGATATGTTAAACCAAACAATTTTGAATATGAAAAAAGGTGTTCCCTTGATTTATAGTGCTCCTTTAATTAGTGTAAATTATGAGTTATCTGGAGTATGTGATTTTTTGATAAGAAGTGACTATATTAATAATTTATTTGATTACAACATAAAAACTCGAGAAATAAATATTCCATCTCCTAAACTAAATACTTGTTTCCATTATGTAATTCTACATACAACTTATTCTACTACATTTCTCAATGAAAAAAAAGAAATTAAAAGAATCAAAAATTATTTGTTGTGTAAACTCAACATGCTTAACAATATTTTAGGTAATGTTCAAGGTTACAAACCAAAATATTGTTTGTTGTTAAGTAGACGAAGTAGAATCCATGAAACACAATCTTATAATTGTATTAAAAACATTGCTAAAATTGATTTGTCAGATTTACCAAATAATATCAAAAGATTATGTGTCGATAGTATTAAGTGGTTAAGACTTGTTAAAATGGAGGGTGAAAAATGGAGTTTATATCCTATGCCATCTCGTAAAGAATTGTTTCCCAACATGTGTGTGGATTCTGGTGTTTGGAATCAAACCAAAGATGAAATTTCTAAAAAGATCAAAGATATCACACAAATTTGGAATGTTAGTTATAACAATAAGTTACTAGCATTTAGTAAAGGTATATTTAGCATTAAAGACAATGGTTGTAATTCTCAAAATTTAGGTATAAAAGGAAAACGAAGTAAATTAATTGATAAAATAATAATGATTAATAACCAGTCAAAAAAACTAATATCACACAATAAAATTAAACTTCGTGATGTTATGTTAGATAAAAACAATTTGTATGTTGACTTTGAAACAATAAGTGATTTGTTTTCAGATTTTAATCATATGCCTTATAATTGGTCGAAAGAGTGTATATTTATGATAGGAGTAGGATACTTTACAAATAATAAATGGGAATACAAAAATTTTACTTGTGAAAAGTTGTCTCACAATGAAGAGTTTAAAATAGTTAATAAATTTATCGAATTTATAAAGCAACGAGAATGTACTAACATTTTGTATTGGTCTGCTGAAAAAAATATTTGGAAAAAAATGTATAACAGACAATATCAGCACAATTACAAAAACAACAATTTTGACAATTTGTTGTTAATTCTTAATAGTTGGCCTAATGAAAAAAATGAGTTAATAAAATGGTTAGATTTATACAAATTTTTTATTGATAATCATGTAGTTATAAAAGATTGTTATAACTATAAGTTAAAATCGATTACCAATGTTTTGTTTAGTAATCAATTGATTACTACTAATTATGATTGTGAATGTTGTTCCGGTATGGAAGCACAAACCCAAGCATGGAATTTGTATCGAAATCACACAGACAAAATCTTAAATACACCTATAATGAAAGATATCATTAAATATAATGAAATCGATTGTAAAATCTTGTTTGAATTGGTTTGTTTAATTAGAAAAAATGTATAATTTATTTGTTGTGTAATTATTTAAAATATAATATTATTAATAAATGTTTAATTAGAAAAATGTATACATTTATATTTTAATTATTTTAAATATAATATTATTAATAAATGTTTAAACATTATAAAGTTATATTTTTAATCTTAATTATATTCGTATGTTGTGTATTTATATTAGGTATTAATATTAATGAAAATATTACATTTTATAAATTATTAGAAAATAATGAAAATATTACATTTTATAAATTATTAGAAAATAATGAAAATATACATAAAACCATTCCTCTAAATTCTGAAAAACTACCTGTTCCTAAAATAGTATGGAGAATTTGGTGTAATAATTCTATTTGTGGAGGTAGATATTTTGATCAAGAACCTTTTAAAGTTACTCAAAAATCATTACCTGATTGGTCTCAAAAATTTTTTATACAACATGATGAAAATTGGTCGAATGCATTGAGTTGGTTACGAAGAAATTTTTCAGAAAATTCTAATATTCCACTTGCTTTTAGTTTGTTAAATCCTATTTTCGGTGCAGCTAAAGCAGATTTCTTAAGATATGCAATAATTTACAAGTACGGAGGTGTGTATCTTGATGCTAAATCTTGTATAAAAGGAACTCTTCCTGATATTGATTATAAATATGATATGTTAACATGTAATTGGAAAAAACATAAACCACAAAATCATATTTTTGTTAATGGAGAATACCTTAATTGGTTTTTATATGCGAGACCAAATGCTTTAATTGTATATGATATATTGTTAAATATTGTTGATACTATATTACAATTACATCAATATCCTTATAAAAAATATCAATTCAACATTTCAGAAAAAGTAAAAAATCCTTGGATTATCAGTCCACAAAATACTAAGGGATTAATTTTGTCAGTTACAGGATCTGTAATGATGTCGAGAGTTATTAATAATTCTCGATATAGAGAAACAGTTAAAGTAGACAACACAATTTTACCTGATAAAATTAATTATATATACCAAAATAATAAAATAAATAATAACCATTATTCAAACCAAATTGGAGACTTGGTTTTTCCTAGTCAAAATGCTTTATACATACCTAAAATTTATCATAAAGTATTAGATGATATTACAACTAACACATTTAGTTTTAAAGTCGTTCTATACGATTTTAATTATTGTATCGAATTATTTAAAAAAATCTATGGAAATAATGTTAATATATTCTATAGTTTATCGTTTAAAAACAAGAAAAAAATAATACAATTTACATTACTATATTTTTATGGTGGTTTAGTTGGTAAATGTGAAAGAGAACCTAATTTAAATATTGACAATACTTGGTATTGTAATAGAGACAAAAGTTGTATATGTACTCCACCAAGAAATCCTATAATTAAACAATATTGTAAAAAAATTTTGAATAATCAAGATATTAATTATGATGATGTTTATATTGAAAATTGGAATTGTGTGTTGTTAAATACAATTCCAAATACAATTCCAAATACTATTCCAAATACTGATATAGATAATATACCTATTGATATAGATAATATACCTATTGATGTGGTTTATACATGGGTAGATCAAGAAGATTATATTAATACAAGTAGTAAATATAAACCTGACAAAACATCCGCAAAAGATAGTAATACATCTTATCGTTATAAAAACAGAGATGAACTTAGATACTCAGTCAGATCTATAGAAAAATATGCTCCATGGGTTAGAACAATATACATAATAACAGGTAGAAACACAAAACCAAGTTGGTTAAATATTAATCATCCTAAAATAAAAATGGTTGACCATACAGAAATATTCAATAATAGTGAAGATTTACCTACATTTAATTCTCAAGCAATTGAGAGTAACTTTGACAATATAAATGGATTATCAGAATATTTTATTTATCTTAACGACGATACTATGTTTGGAAATACAGTCAACAAATCAGATTTTATAACTAGCGACGGTAAAATAATTATTGGTGATAGCGGAAGTTACACACCAAAAGGACCACAATCATTTAAAAAAGATAATGCTAATGTTTTAGCTTGGAAAAATAATACTAAATTACTAGATTTATTATTTTATCCGCAACATAACAAACTAGTTTCACATCAGGCTAAAATAGTTAATAAAACTGATTATATAAAAACTAAACAGATATTTAGTAAACAATTTCAAGAAACATCTAATAGTAAATTTAGAGCAAAAAACAATATTGCTCCTATAGGTTTAATTTTATTATATATGAAAAATATGAAACAAGCACAACAGATTCCAATAGACGAGCAACTTACATATATTAATAGTAATTTCAAACAAAATAAAAATAAATACGAAAAACTTATGATTAAAAAACCAAAATTTATGTGTATTAATGATAATATAGGTTTTCAAAATGATTCGGAAAACATAGAAACAGACTTATACAACTTTTTTGAAGAATATTTTCCAGATATATCGTCATTTGAAAATGGTGATGGTTTAAAATATTACAAATAAAATTGAATATTTAATGTTATGGATTTTTATAATAAATGACAGCATCATATGGTAATATTGCTAGAACAAATGGTTTAAAATTTGAACAATTGATGGTTGACCATTTTAATAAAATAGAAAATAAAACTAAATTTGTTGATAAGATTAAGCTTTTATATCCTGATATAACATTGGATGGATTCTTTGTTAAATGTCCGTCTAACAAAGTTGAAAGTTTAATTGGGAAAAAAACTACACGAAAAGCTGATATTTGGTATTGTTATAACGACACAAAGTTGGGAATTTCTGTTAAAATGAGTAATAAAGGTACTCAATATCAAATAATATCACTCAATAATTTTGTTAAAATACTAGAAACAAAATATGATTCAATAATGGATATTGATACCAACACCAGCTTTAAAAAATTTTTGGGATTAATTGAACCATCACCTCAACAACTCAAACTATTACAAGTAAACAGAAAACCTAAGCTTAAATACAAGAAAAGATTTTGGATGCATGAAATCGATTCTCAACAACAAGATTTAGTTATTAATTTTCTAAAAAATAATTATTCTAATATACTAAAAATAATATTATCAAATGGTGTTTGTAAAAATATAGAAGATACAGCTAATATATTTATATTTAATAATGATTACTATTCAAAAACAAAAAATATAAGTCCTGTAGTCCTTTTGTACGATGAATTAGTTTCTAAAATATCAGGAGAATGTAAAATAACTAATTTGGGAAATCTGGAACTTAGTCGTTTTATTGGATTACAACAAAAAGGAAGTGGTAATAAATATAATAAAACATGTCTACAATTTAAAGATAGAGGGAGTAGTAAAATATTAATGAAATAATTTGTGTAAATAATTTGTGTAAATAATTTGTGTAAATAATTTGTGTAAATAATTTGTGTAAATAATTTGTGTAGTTAAAATTGATTTATAATTTTCAATCTCATTATAAATATAATGAAATTGAAAGGTTTATCTTTATTTTCAAGTGCTGGTATAGGAGAAACATATATATCAGAATTTGTAGATATGAAAATTGCTAACGAAATATTACCAAAAAGAGCTAAATTATATAACTGGTTTTACCCAGAAACACATATGATACAAGGAGATATTACACACACAAACATATTCCAAGAAATCATTTTAAAAAGCCAACAAGAAAATATAGATTTTATATATGCAACACCGCCTTGTCAATCTTTTAGTAAAGCAGGAAAACAAGAGTCTAGAGACCATAGAGACATCTTGTTTTTATACATACTAGATGCTATAGAAATATTACAACCTAAATATGTTATTATAGAAAATGTACCAGAATTTATAAAAGCAAAATCGATACACTATAACAATACACAAACTAGTGTTATAGATATAATTAAACAAAAAACGAGTGATAATTATAATTTAGTATACGATGTAGTTTGTGCTAGCAATTATGGTACTGCACAAAAAAGAAAAAGAGCCATAATATTACTATCGAGACTAGATTGTAATATTTGGAAAATACCAAAAAAACTAGATTATATTATAACAGTAAGAGATATGATAGGTGATCTACCAACACTAGAAAGCCAACAAAAAAGTTCAATACATAAACATCATTCAGCTAAAAAACACAATGATAGACATATTCTTTGGATGTCTCATACACCAACAGGAAAAACCGCATTTGATAACGAAATTTATTTTCCGCAAAAAGATGGAAGAAAAATTAGAGGATTTAAAACAACATACAAAAGAATTAATTGGGACGAACCAGCACCTACAATTACTATGGCAAATGGTAGTATTTCTTCTCAAAACAATGTACATCCTGGAAGATTAAAACAAGATATGACATATTCAGATGCAAGGGTATTGACCGTTTATGAATTAATGTTATTAACAGGTCTTAAGTCAGAATGGAATATTCCAGATAATATTTCTGACACATTAATAAGACAAGTAATTGGAGAATGTGTTCCTCCACTTTTAATTAAATTTATAATGACAAATTTAAAAAATAATAAATGAAACAAAGTACAGTAAATGTAATTATAACATTAGGTTGTGTAGTTTTAGCATTCCTTTTTGTAGCACCATTTTTTTTACCATCTAAAAAAAATGAAGATAAAGATACTGAATCGAATAATTAATATATAGAAAAATGGTTTAAACTTGAATTATAATAACGACAGGTAATATTTGAAATCTACTTCCTAAATTCATATTGAAGATCAATAGATTTTATTGGATGATATAAATTGTTTATATTTATATCATTTTTTTCCCAATTTTTACACCAATGTATTGTTGATAATTCTTCTATAACTTGGATACTTAAATTGTTATGTAATGCAATTGTATTAAACAATACTTCATCTAAAAATAAAGCTTTATATTTTAATACATGGGTAAATATAGATTCTAAAAGTTTTTTAGAACATCTAATAGCACAAATCATTGAACAAGAATATGGTAGTGAAATTTTACCATCTATTTGTTCATTTACTATAGACCAAAGCCAATCTGTATGTTTTTCATGAATGATTTTATTATTACCAACTAATAAATCATTGTCAGGGTATTTAATGTCTATATTTTTGATAGTTTCTACTGTTGGTATAAATACATCTTCTTCAATAAACCATATATAATCATAATTTATATTATTTTTATAAAAATAATAGAGTGCTTTGTCTCTTGAACCTGCTTTTCCGGTCCAAGGGTTTTTAAACCCGGGGTTTCCAAAACCCGTAAGTGAGGAATGAAATCCATTTTCTATGGATTCCTTATTATTAATCTTAATTATTTTAATTTTTCCATCATAATTAGGTATATTATAATCATTATTATCTATACATATATATATATTATCTCTGTCTGGTAATTGTTTAATAAAAGCATAAAATTTTTCATTAGGAGTTACTGTTAAAAAACATATTATATTATTCATATTTAAATAATTTATTAATTATTTAAATATATTTAATTTTTTTATATCATAGTATTAGGAATTATTTTTCGTATTTCATATTTAGTTTCTGTATTATTCTATCTACATTACAAATTTCCATAGATCCATTTACTTTGACATTTTTACAAGTATCTATATTGGTTTCACCATATGCAAATTGGTATATTTTATCAGTAGCATTTCTGACAGTGTAATCATGATTGATTTTAATATCTTCTGATAGTTTAACAATTTTTCGTTGCATATAACCCGAAGTTGCTGTTCCCATTGCTGTATCACAAATTCCTTCTCTGCCAGACATCGCATGAAAATAAAATTGTCTAGGAGATAATCCATTCAAAAACCCATTAGAAATAAAACCTCTTGATTCATATTCTTTTTCTACTGACAAATCTTGAAAAGGATAATGTGGTAGAGATCTTCTACCATTATTTAATGATAATGGTACTCGTTTACCCTTCAAATTTTGTTGTCCTAAAAGACCTGTAATTTGTGTAATATTAAAATAATCACCTTTACTACCCGAATTTACAGTACTTAAAAAATTGTTTTTTTTATGAAACGAATCTTTCGCTATCCGTAATCCAATGTCTTTTGCTTTATTTAGTATAGCATTTATTCGTAATTCTCTAATTGTATTGTGTTGTGTAGTTTTTTTAATTATTTCCGACTCCAAATAACATTTTTCAATATTATCATTAATTTGTTGTTTTTTTGATTTGTCTGTAATCAAACAATCACCTAGTCCAACAGAAAACCCATTTATCAACAAAAAATTATTCGTTATAAATTGTACACAATCTATAAAATAACTAGTATATTCCAATCCATATTCTTTATGTAAAATTTTAATTAAAGAATTATGAGTAGAACCTAGCACATTTTTATCTAGTGTTCCTTCATATAAAACACCTTTCCATATTTTTACAACAGGTTCATCTATATCTTTATTGTTTTTATATTCATATATAAAATCACGAGGTAAAAACATTGAAAACAAACCTTTCCCATTGAAACAATCATGTGTTTTTCCTTTTTCTTTAAGGATTGTATTAATGAAATCAATTGAATCTAGAATTTCATGTGATGTCATCATTTTTTCTTTTTGCGGATATAGAGGTGATGAATAAAGTTTCATTGTTATATTGAAAAATTGTGCCTTAGTAATTGTTTGTATCTTTTGTGTCATTTTGTAAGAACCCAATAAAGAATCTTGTACGATTGCCATATTGGGTTTACCATTCTGAGAAGATATTATGTTGTTTTTAACATTTGCTAACATTCGTAGTTCTGTGTATGCTTCTGTTGTTTGAGGGACATGTATATTCATTTCATCACCATCAAAATCAGCATTAAAAGGTTTGGTAATAGCTAAATTCATCCTAAGAGTTTTGAATTTTTTAACTATTACTTGCATTGCCATCATAGATGCTTTGTGTAGAGTTGGTTGTCTGTTTAACAAAACATAATCACCATCTTGCAAATGTCTTTCAACTATATCACCTATTGTAAGGTCATAATCTCTATTAGTCGGTATAATATCGGTAATAAACTCGGGTCCTCTCTTAATTATATCACCTTTTTTAAGACAATCTGTAGTGATTTCTTGTCCGTCTCTTATAATAATATCTCCAAACTTAATCTTAGTGCCTACTCGATATCTCTTAATATTTATTTTTTTCTTGCCATTGTTTTTTAAAACATAATTAACTTTTCCTTTATTTGTTAATTTTTGCAGTTTATCAAAGTTAAATTTCGTAACTTTGACTGGTATAGTTAGTATTTTTGACATGAGTTCTGGAACTGCTAATTGATCCATTTTAAGTGTAGGGTCTGGACCAATTACAGTTCTTCCTGTTTGATTACATCTTTTACCCATCATATTCATTCTTAATTGACCTTGTTTACCAGTAAGTCTTTCCTTGATTCCTTTAATAGGTCTAGAATTTGTACTATGTTTAGCTTTACCTCGACTATTATTAAATGTAGTAGATATACGAAATTGTAGTATAGCTAATAGTTTTTGTTTTTTAGAATTATCTACTACATCAAGTAATTTGTTATTTACTTTAATTATTTCATTGTATTGTATCGTTAAATCATCATCACATATTCTGCCATCGATTTTAACATAAGGTCTTGCACAACAAGGTAATACAGGAAGCACTTTAATTATATAATTTTTTGGATGACATATGTCTTTGTTTATACCCATTAACAATAAGTCTTCATCGTATATATTAGATAAGATAAAATCAATCTCTTGTACACTCAAATTTATGTAGTTTTTTCTTGTTTTATACTCATACTTTAATACTATTTTAATTTCTGTTGTATTAACTAGTTTAATTTCTGGTTTAACATTTTTACAATTATCATGACAACAAAATATTGTTTTTTTACATTTTTCTACTATTTTATTGAATTTTCCATTAAGATCTAGTAAATCGAGTTGGTTTCGTGTTAAAATAAGTCTGTTACATTTAAAACAAATACAACTCAAACATTTAAGAATATCTTTATAAAACAAAGGATGTAGAATCATTTCGTTTAATTCTATATGACCAAAATGACCTTGGCATATGTTGGAATTTTGATCACAAGTTTTACAATTATTGAAAAAATCATTTGTTCCCATTCGCAAATCATATACAGAACCATAACCACTTTTTTTTATATTATCAAGTTTACATACAGACATACTTAAGATTTCTTGTGTTGAATATAATCCAAAAGTTATAGATTTAATGTTATAATTACTATTTGAAAACATTTTACTAATTTAATTATGTTTTGTTTTTAATTATCAAATTTAATTAAACAAGAAATTAAATTTGATTAAACGAAAAATAAATTACAAAAATAAATGTCATGCTTAAATTTAAAACTTAAAGATATTGAAGATATCTACACTCAAAGAGACTCTAAATTTATTAACATAATGACTACGGATTATGATAAATACAAACTACTAGTCACACAATTATACAATCATACACTTAATAACATTAATAAAGACTACAACATTGTTAAAAAAGAATTTACATTACAATTCGGGAAGTTATCAAGACAAAATGGTTTGTCTGTTAAAAAATCCTATCTGGTTTATGTTTATAGACGAATGCTAATAGAAAACCAAATAGAAAATAATGAGTTATTTTGGACTCTTATTCAGAAATGTCCTTCTAGAAACATATCTGGTATCAATAGTTTCGCAGTTTTGTTGAGTCCTCATCCTAATGGTCAGAAATTTAGCTGTAAACACGATTGTTTTTATTGTCCTGACGAATCAATTAAAAATGGAGCTGAATTTGATGTCGCACGAAGCTACTTGTTGAAAGAACCAGCCGTACAAAGAGGTCATAGAAACAACTGGGATCCGCAAAAACAAATAGTAGACAGACTAAACAGCTTAATGATGCAAGGACACGAGATAGACAAACTAGAAATCATAATCGAAGGAGGAACATACACTGAATTTCCCAAACAATATTTGATAGAATTCAACAGAGATTTGTTTTATAGTGCCAACACATACTTCGATAGTTTGTACGATAAAAGACCAAAAAAACCACTAAAAGATGAAATAAACTACAATATTCACTATTCAAAAGTAAAGATAATCGGTATATGTATTGAAACTAGACCAGACACTATCAACAAAGAATGGATACATTTTTTTAGAATTATTGGAGTAACAAGAGTTCAACTAGGAGTTCAACACACTGACAATAATTTACTCAACAAAATTAACAGAGGTCATACATTTGGTGATTCTTGTCGTGCAGTTAAAATATTGAAAAATAATTGCTTTAAAGTTGATATTCACTTAATGCCTGATTTACCTGATTCTTCTCCAGAAAAAGACAAAAAGATGTTTGATATCATATTTAAAACATCATTGATTTCACCAGATGCGGTGAAAATTTATCCGTGTGAGGTAACACCATATACACGGATCGAAAAATGGTACAAACAAGGCAAGTTTATGCCATATTCAGAACAACACCCTGAAAAATTAGTAGATGTTGTTAAGTATGCATTAGAGACTTGTCCTTATTGGATTAGAATTGCCAGAGTTGTGAGAGATATACCTATCAATTACATAACCGCAGGTAATCGGTACTCTAATTTACGGCAAATGTTGACAGATAAGTTAGAATTAGAAGGAAAGTATTGTAAAGATTTGAGAACAAGAGAGATTGGAAGGAATCTACAATATTCTAATAAATATTCGTTTTATAAAATTAGAAGATATACAGACAATTTTGGTATCGACTATTTTATATCTTTGGAAAGTTGGGATAGCAGAGCTTTGTTTGGATTTATTAGGTTACGAATTCCAACAACACACAAAACGACTTATTACAATACACTTAAAAATAAGGGTCTCATTAGGGAATTACATGTGTATAATAGGTTAGTTCCTGTTGGACATAACAAACAAAACTCATCGCAACATATTGGAATTGGAAAAACACTTGTAAAGATAGCAGAGTATGTATCATATTTTCATAAGATGAATGGTGTTGCTATAATAAGTGGCGAAGGAGTAAGAATGTATTATAGAAAACTAGGTTATAAAACTATGTCTACATTTGAGGTAAAAATGTTTAAAACTAATATAACATTTTTTTTAAACATATTTTTTTTGGTATTCTTGGTATTTTTAGTTGTGAATTTGTATTAAAATTCAATAATTAAAAATAAAATTGATTTTCGAAAAAATAAATATTGAAAATTGACTATGTATACTCATCAGTCACCCAAGGTTGATCGCACCTCAAGCGATATGTCCGCAGACACACAGTCTGTAGCTGTTCCCGTGGAACAACAAATGTTTCAAGAAAATGTAATTAATAAATTAATTACAAATGTTAAAAAAACATTTATAATTAAAAATATTATTGTCAATACTTTATTATATAATACAGACACAGAGGGTTCATGGGGTATTGGTCAAATTAAGTTATCAAAAGATGATCATTCATTTGAAGATATACTTAATAGAGCTATTGAGGAGAGAGCACATGTTATTGTTGAACCATCTAGAGGGAAATATTGGTATATTAAAGGATTTAATAATGCTAAAACAACTTGTGAAATACAAAAACATTTAGATGAAATGACAAATGTAAATTATAAGAACAAAAGTAAAACATTATTTATTACTTATAATTGTATAGCAGAATCAAAAAATGATTCTGATAGTGATGTAACAGAATCAAAAAATGATTCTGATAGTGATGTAACAGAATCAAAAAATGATTCTGATAGTGATGTAACAGAATCAAAAAATGATTCTGAATATACAACTCAGAATAATCTGTATATTACTCCTATTAGTAAAAAAGATAACAAAAAACATAAACCTAATAGAGATTATAAAGAACAATTAGAAAATGTAAATAAAGGAAAGTTTGTTTATTGGGATGGTCCTAGTCCTAAAACCAAAGCTAAATCTAAAAGTGGTGATTATTTTATGTTTTGGTTTTATGAGAAAGAAGTAAGAATACACAAAATCATAAATGTTTATGATCCAAAATATCGTCTTCCTTCATGGAGTGATAATGTTGGTCATAGTGATAGAAATGTTGTTGAATTATCTAGTCATTTTGAAACTATTTCATGGGATGATTATATTCAACAATTTGATGGTTACAAAAGATGTATGGGTACTGGTAAAGTACGTGACGAAAAAGCACAAAAAATTATTAATTTTTTAACACAAGAATTTTAATATAATTATAATATATTTAGTTAGCATAAAAAAAACCCTCTTTAAAGAGGGTTTTTTTTATGCTAAAATTACAACAATAAAATTAATTTTTAACACAAAAATATAGAAAAAATTGACAATGTCAACACATATGTCACACAAGGTTTCTCAAACCTCAATTGAGATGTCTGCAGACACAGAGTTTGCTATTGAAATTCCCGTGGAACAAATGTATGAAAAAACTAAAGAAATTGTAATTAATGAAAAGTGTCAAGTTAAATTCCAAATTTTTTTCACTACTCCAACCCAAAATTGGATAAATAAGTTACAACAACTTAACGAGTTTGTGATTGTAAATAAAAGACTACCTTGTATTAAAACAGATAAAAACACTCTTAGTGCTTGGATGTTTATCCAAAACAAAAATTATGATAGTGATATTCAAAAGTGTAAATACATAATGAAGAATTTAGAAATAAAAAATTTGTGGGAAAAGTTTATTGAGGAATATCCATATTTATTTATTAGTCTTTTCAATATAAAAAATCCTATAAAACAAAATCTTATTAATTTAATGATTAAACAAGTATATTCAGACTTGATATATGGAAGAATTGCGGTTGACTTGAAACAATACAAAAATTATGAAATCGAAATTTTTCTTAAAGATAATAAAAACAAGATACGAGAAGCGATGGAAGACATGTATTATGTATATAAACAAGATGGTATGTTAAATGACTTGGTTAATCCATATCCGTATTTGATACTTGATTTTTTGTATGATTACATAGATTATGGTTGGTGGTAAAACATAGTATAAACATAGTATAAAAATGATTATATGTTTTTAGAAAATATAGTATGATAGTTTTGGAAAACCCTGTTACTTATAATATTAGTAACAGGGTTTTTTTTATGTCAAAATTTATAATAAAATAAAATTGTTTTTTATAAAATTAAATTTCACAAATTGACAATGTCACAAGATATGTCACCCAAGGTTGATCGCACCTCAAGCGATATGTTCGCAGGCACACAGTCTGTAGCTGTTCCCGCGGAACAAAAAAATCAAGAAAAAACTAAAGAAAATGTAAATAATGAAGAAGATTTTGATTATAATCAAGATCACGATATATCTAATAAAATTAAACTAAGAAATGTACTACAAGAACCTTATGAAAACATGATTCAAAAAATTAATACCAACGATAACATAAAACTACTTTTTCAAGCATTTTGTGGTATAGGAAAATCTCGTGCTATGTATAAAACAATATTTGATACTAATTTTAATCTCAATGTGTTTGTGTTTCCTTCTCTAGGTTTAATATATCAATTTATGAAGGACTATATTAGTGACACTCAATATGGATTTGGTATTATAAAAAATGATATTTTTGATTATGGTTATGATATTTCTGTTATCTGTACTCTACATGACAAAAATAAAAATACTATTACTACTGATCCATCAGAAATATCCAGAATACTTGACTCATCAAACAAAAAAATTATATGTATATCTTATCAGTCATTTCATGTTCTTAATTCTGTTCTCGAACAAAAAAATATGAAAATCGACCTTGCTATTTTTGACGAAGCTCATAATAGTATTGGTAAAAAAATACATAAAAATATCTATATTAATCCTCTTTATAATCATGGTATATTTTTTACTGCTACTCCTAAAAATAATGAATATATTACTATGTTTGATCGCGATTGTCAAGAAGAAAGTATGTGTGGTGAAAGAATTGCTAATATTACTTATCTTGATGGTTTGTTTCATGGTCATCTTAATGATTTTGAAATTCGTGCTGGTATTATTAAGAATGGTGATGATAATATGAATACTATGAATATTTACAAAACGATTGTCCGTAATGTATTATTGAGTAAAAATAGTCGTGTTCTTACTTATCATTCCTATTCCAATTCTAAAAAGCAACAAAAAGGAGAATTGGAGGATGAAGATGAAGCGGATGAAATTGAACAAATGGAGATGGATGAAATTGAAAGTTCTATTAATTACAAGACCAATGTGAAGGATTTTGTAAATCAAAAATTATTTAAAAAGGCATTTAATGAAGTGTTGTGTGAACCTGATTTTATGCAATACAAAGGAATTTATAAAAAAGTTACTATGAAGGGTGTTGTTGCCAATACTAAAAACAGAGAATCAATTTTTAAGCAATTCCAAAATTCTCCAGATAATGAGATTTTTGTGCTTTCTAGTTGCCAAGTTATGAAGGAAGGAATTGATACCAAGAATGCGAATCACGTTGTCTTTGTTGATTCTAAGAATAGTATTTCCGCTATTATTCAAAATATTGGTCGTATGTTGAGAAAGAATGATAGAACAATTCGTCCTGCTACTCTTACTATTCCTTGTTTGATTGATTATGAGAAATATCGTAATATGGAAGGCGAACTAAGTCAAGATGATTATATTAGATCTGCTGTTGCTAAGTTTGGTGATTATAATAATATTATGAATGTATTGACTGCTATTCAACAAGATGATGAGGACTATTATCAAATGTGTTTGGTCTATCCCAATAAACATTTCAAAGACGAAATCAAACGAAATGTAGAATCAAATGGATTTAAATTTGATGAAGATAGCAAAACAACCGATATTTCCACACTTTGTGATATTCCAAAGATGGAGGAGGAGTCTAATGAAGAATATCTTAATAGAGTGGCGGTAGAAAAAGATGGTCTTGTGGAATTACACACGAATAATATGGGTGAAGATAATATTAAATATTTTGGTGAAGATTTTGATTTGGATATTGAAAAGGAGATTAAAGAGAGATTATATCATAATGATGAAGATAATACATTTTATAAAATTAATGAGGGTGATAATGAATGTGAAAACGAAGGTAAAAAGAAAAAGTCTAGTAGAACAAAGAGATACAATAAAAAAATTCAGTTTACATATGATGATGAATTTATGGTTTTGTGGAATGTAGATAATATGGATGAATTTAGTAAAAATATGAGTAATTGTGTCTTGAAATTTAAGTTGTCTGGAAGTCGTTATGAGTTTATTTGGTATGAAAAACTGGAAAAAGTTAAGGAGTTTGTTGTTGTGAATAAGCGATTGCCTTCTGCTAAAAAAGATAAAAATGATGAAGAGATTAAAATACTTGGTAAGTGGTGTAGTCATCAAAAGACAAATTATGATAGTGATATTCAACATTGTAAATATATAATGAAGAATCCTGAGATTAAAAAAAAGTGGGAAGAGTTTATGGAGGAATTCCCGGATTTGTTTACTACTCCGAAACAAGATTGGATGATTAATTTACATAAAGTTAAGGAGTTTGTTCTTGAGAATAAGCGATTGCCTTCTAATAGTACAGATAAAAATAATGAGGAGATTAAAATACTTGGTAATTGGTGTAATACTCAAAAGAAAATTATGATAGTGATATTCAAGAGTGTAAACATATAATGAAGAATCCTGAGATTAAAAAAAGTGGGAAGAGTTTATGGCGGAATTCCCACATTTGTTTACTAGTAAGGAACAAGATTGGATTAATACTTTACAAAAAGTTAAGGAATTTGTTGTTGAGAATAATCGATTGCCTTCTAATAGAACAGATAAAAATAATGAGGAGATTAAAATACTTGGTAGTTGGTGTGGTACTCAAAAGAAAAATTATGATAGTGATATTCAAGAGTGTAAATATATAATGAAAAATCCTGAGATTAAACAAAAGTGGGAAGAGTTTATGGAGGAATTCCCGGATTTGTTTACTACTCCGGAACAAGATTGGATGATTAATTTACATAAAGTTAAGGAGTTTGTTGTTGAGAATAAGCGATTGCCTTCTACTACAACAGATAAAAATAATGAGGAGATTAAATATCTTGGTACTTGGTGTAGTACTCAAAATAACAATTATGATAGTGATATTCAAGAGTGTAAAAATATAATGAAAAATCCTGAGATTAAAAAAAAGTGGGAAGAGTTTATGGAGGAATTCCACATTTGTTTACTACTCCGGAACAAGATTGGATGATTAATTTACATAAAGTTAAGAAGTTTGTTCTTGAGAATAATCGATTGCCTTCTACTACAACAGATAAAAATAATGAGGAGATTAAAATACTTGGTAGTTGGTGTGGTACTCAAAAGACTAATTATGATAGTGATATTCAAAAGTGTAAAAAGATAATGAAAAATCCTGAGATTAAACAAAAGTGGGAAGAGTTTATGGAGGAATTCCCGGATTTGTTTACTACTCGGGAACAAGATTGGATTAATACTTTACAAAAAGTTAAGGAGTTTGTTGTTGTGAATAATCGGTTACCTTCTAGCTACAACAGATAAAAATAATGAGGAGATTAAATATCTTGGTGACTTGGTGTAACACTCAAAAGAAAAATTATGATAGTGATATTCAAAAGTGTAAAGATATAATGAAAAATCCTGAGATTAAAAAAAAGTGGGAAGAGTTTATGGAGGAATTCCCGATTTGTTTAAAAAATCAAAAGTGGGTAAAAAAACGAAAAAAAATCTAGAGATGTAGAAGAAGAAAAGGTTGATTATGATAATTTGAAAAAGTACAAGGTTCCTCAGTTAAAAAATATTTGCAAAAATTTAGATATTAAATTCAAGTCTAAGGACAAGAAGCAAACTCTTATTGACCTAATTCAGTCGCATAATAATAGTGTTTGTCAAGATATAGATGAAAGTAAAAGTGATAGTGTAAGTGAAAGTGATAATGAAAGTGAAAATGATAGTGTAAATGAAAGTGATAGTGTAAATGAAAGTGATAGTGTAAATGAAAGTAAAAGTGATTATGATGTTGAGTATACAAATAGTGGTGTAGAAGAATCTAAATGTGGTTCTAATTCTGACTCTCAAAAAGATACTAATGAGAGAAAAATGAAGAAAACAAATAAAAATAATTGTCAACATAGGTGGAAAACTACTAATGAGGATGATGTATATAGCTATAAAGTATGTGAAAAGTGTAATAGGAAAACCAAGACAAGTCGCCTAGCGAAAAAGTCTGGATATAATGAACCTAACCCTATGAAAAAACTGGAAATTAATACTTGGTTGAAAAATTATAACAACTATAATCAAGGTGATGCGATTTATCTTGATGCACAAGGAATGAAGACTTCAACACACTTGATCGAAAATGATATGTTTGAAGTGGATAATTTAATTATCCCTGAGTATGATGAGGAAACATTTGAAATAAACAAAAATCATAATGTGTTTGGTCGTAGAGTTCAACCAGGTGATTTCTTGGAAACTTTAAAGGAAAATAACTTGGAAAATTTATCATTAGTATATGCTGATTTTCTGGGACATTATAGTAAAGTAGTGAAACCATTGTTGGAGTACCTTCAAGAAAATAATGATAAAGTAAAAGTAGGAACGATACTAGGATTTACCTGGTCAAATAATGGTGTTGGTTCTAATAATATAAGAAGAAAGATTGATAGAGAGATTGGTAAATTTATTGATAGAAATAATTATGAAGAGATAGATGAAGTTATTGATATGGGATATGGTGATGGTGGACAAATGAATATAATGTTTCTTAGAAAGTTGTAAGTAAATTATGTTTATATGCTGGTGTTAAATCATGTTTAATTATATAAATAAAAATTTTACATAAATTTATGTTATATGTTGGTGTAAAATCATGTTTAATTATATAAATAAAAAATTTATATAATCAATGTTAGTTGTTTATAAAAACCCTCTTGATTAAAGAGGGTTTTTTTTATGCAAAAATTTACAATAAAATTAAATAATTTTTAATAATCAATGTTTAGTTAAATAATGATTGAAGTATACACTGATGGTTCTTGTCGTAATAAGAAAGGAGGTTGGGGATATATAATTCTAGATAATGATTTTCAACTACAAGATTCTGGAAGTGAATCTAACACAACTAATAACAGAATGGAATTACTAGCAGTAATAAATGCGATCGAATTTCTTATCGATATGGAATACGATGAATGTACTTTGTATACTGATAGTATGTTGACTATGAATTGTGGTAAAAAATTATGGAAACGAAACAAAAATTTAGATATGTGGAAAAGATTTGATAGTTTGGTTTCTAACATAACGATTAACTGGGTTTGGGTCAAAGCACACAACGGCAATCATTATAACGAAGCAGTAGATAAACTGGCATACGAACAAAGTAAATAGATTAAACATAAAATTGTTTTCTAAAAAATCTATTTACTTAATGTAAGTAATAAATGTCAATTTTTAAAGAAACCATCTCGTAATAATGATCAAACAAAATCATACAATTTTTTAACGATAATTCCTTATAAACTATCACCCGCACAAAATTTGACTTTTAATAACAGATATTTAAATGACTATATAGCTGAGTTTGCCTATTTTAAACCTAAACACAAATACGAACTTAAAAGTGTTATAGACACTTGGTATAAAGCAGATACACAACAAGAATATGATTTAAAACAACAAGTAATTCCGTATAAATATCGTGATATTGGTAATTGGGATGTTAGTCTTATTACGGATATGTCTAGTTTGTTTTGGTTAAATATTTATTTTAATGAAGATATTAGTAGATGGGATGTGAGTCGTGTAACAAACATGGAATGTATGTTTCGTAATTGTGAAAATTTCAACCAGCCACTAAATAGTTGGAATGTGGGCTGTGTTAAATATATGAGAAGTATGTTTTGGTATGCTAAAAGTTTTAATCAAACATTAAAAGACTGGGATATTAGTTGTGTAAGAGACATGAGTTTTATGTTTGCAGGTACAATGAAATTTAAAAAAATCCTTAATTGGAATATTAGTGATTCAACAGATACTACATGTATGTTTTGGAAAAATCAAAACTGTTCAACAAATACCCCAAGTATATTTTGGAGAAATCAGAACTTGTTAACAAATATCTCAAGTCAAATTGCAAAAAATCAAAACAAAAATAAAATTGTTTTTTGAACAAAAAAATATCATAAATTGACTATGTCTACCCATCAGTCACCCAAGGTTTCTCGCACCTCAAGCGAGACGAATGCTGGTCGTACCAGTGAAGAAAGCAAGGGAATTGAATGTAATATATGTTATGATGTAATTGTAATTGATAATTGTATTGTATCTAAATTAATGGGAACTGGATTAAGAATTCGCCCGATTAGTTTAGAAAAAAAAATCAATCCAACTTTTAATATAAACTCTTTAAAAAAAATTACATATGGAAGCAGGTTAAAAGATAATAAAATTCTTCAGGAATTGTCTGATGGAATTTTGAAGTATGAGGATTTAAATTTTAATTCAGCGGTTTAAATGTCCAAAGGTGTAAAAAAAATAAGTGAATATATTTAAAAAAAATTAACATGATTTTCGACCAGCAATATACATTATATGTATTAATTAAGAAAGGTTATATTGTTGGTCGAAAATCATGTAATATACAAAAAACAAAATAGTCACAAAAAAACCCTATTTGGTGTATCTAATCTTATAGATACCCAAATAGGGTTTTTTTTATGTAACAATATATTCGTATATGCTGGTCGAAAATCATGTAATATACAAAAAACAAAATAGTCACAAAAAACCCTATTTGGTGTATCTAATCTTATAGATACAACAAATAGGGTTTTTTTTATGCAACAATGTAGTTAAATCCCATTAACACATAAACAAATATATTCGTATATTGCTGGTCGAAAATCATGTTATATACAAAAACAAAAATAAAATTGTTTTTTGAAAAAAAAAATATCATAAATTGACTATGTCTACCCATCAGTCACCCAAGGTTTCTCGCACCTCAAGCGAGACGAATGCTGGTCGTACCAGTGAAGAAAGCAAGGGAATTGAATGTAATATATGTTATGATGTAATTGTAATTAATAATGTAATTAGTTGTCCCTATTGTCAAGAGGAGTGTTGTTTGACTTGCTTTAAAAACTATATACTAAGTATTGATAGTGAAGTTCCTGATTGTTTTAGTTGCAAAAAAGAACTAAGTTTAGATTTTATTTCGAGTGTCACATCTAATAATTTCCATAATAAAATCTACAGGGATAAACGAGCTAATTTCTTGTTTAGCAAGGAAAAAAGTTTGCTTCCTGCGACACAAGAAATTTTAGGTGTAAAAATAGAAAGAGAAAGAGAGTTGGATGAATTGTCTTGTGAACTTGGTGAGCTCCAAACTCGAATGAAAGTTATTCAAAAGAGAATAGCATTTTTACAAGACAAAGAAAAAAAATGTGATTATTCAACCACAAAACAAGTAAATGTGATGATGAATTGTAATCAAGACGATTGTAGAGGCTTTGTTTCTGATAAATGGAAGTGTGGTACTTGTGAAACATACTTTTGTGCCAAATGCCGAGGTGTTAAAAATGGTATGAGGGATGAAAATCATGTATGTAATAAAGATGATGTGGAAACTTACAAGTTACTAAAGAAAGATACAAAACCATGTCCGAAATGTAATGTTTTGATCCATTATGTTGATGGATGTGACCAAATGTGGTGTACACAATGTCATACTACTTTTTCTTGGAAAACTGGTAAGATAGTGAAAGGCAGAATTCATAATCCACATTATTTTGAATGGTTACGATCCCAATCTAAAGATGGAGAAATTCGTAGAGAAGATGGTGATAATCCTTGTGGAAATCAAGTTCCAACTTATTGGGCGATAACTCGTCTTATTCCTAGAAGATGTAGTCATAAAACTCAAGGAATAGTATTAGATGCATACAGAATGATTACTCATATCACTGAATATGAATTAGCTAGATATCCTACAGAAATGAGTCAAAAAAATAATTTAGACTTGCGATGTAGTTTTCTAAAAAATGAAATCAGTGAGAAAAAATGGTTTTCAATGTTAAAAATGAGACAGAAAAAGACAGAAAAAAATGTTGAAATAAATCAAATATTTACAATGTTAGCACAATCATTACGAGATATATTTATTGAATATGCAGAACAAAGAGATTTAGATGTTTTGTTAGCGACACTAGAAAATATTAGACTATATGTAAATGAATCATTGGGAAAAGTTAAACTAAAATATAAAAACCAAGTACCCAAAGTATCTGAAATATGGACTATAATTAAACAATAATTAAACAAATTATATAGTAGAAAATCATACATGATTTTCTACCAATAAATACTATACATAAAAACCTATATTGCTGGTAGAAAATCATATAATAAATAAAAAACCTATATTGCTGATAGAAAATCATGTAATATACAAAAAACAAAATAGTCACAAAAAACCCTATTTGGTGTATCTAATCTTATAGATACCCAAATAGGGTTTTTTTTTATGCAACAATATATTCGTATATGCTGGTCGAAAATCATGTAATATACAAAAAACAAAATAGTCACAAAAAACCCTATTTGGTATCTAATCTTATAGATACCCAAATAGGGTTTTTTTTATACAACAATATATTCGTATATGCTGGTCGAAAATCATCTTGTATTTTTTAAATTGATAAATTAAAAAATACAGATACAACCCTATTTGGTATGTCTGTAATACTAGATAGGGTTTTTAATGCGACAATATATTTTAAATTCTTCCTGTACCTCCCAACATTCTCTGTGAATGTTTGTTGATAGGTGCCATTCGCTGTTGCCATTGTCTGGCATTATTCTTTCTGAGTAGTCTTTGTTGTAATTCTGTTCTGTGTTTCAACATATTATCAGTGTAAGCATCATCTGCCATTTGTTTAATAGACTTATGATGTTTGTTTCCGTAGTATTCGTCTTGTTTTAAAGGTCCATATGTGTCTCCGAAAGATTGTGAGTCTATGTGATTTCTAGTAATATATGTTGGCATTTTGATGTTGTCTATATCATCATAATAGAATCTTGTCTGACCTGTTGTGTTGTCTAGGTAAGATCTATATGATGTTCCATATCCAGTAAATCTTGGGTCGTAAACATTTGTTTCATTAACTGTTATTTCATAATCTTGTTTATCTTGTGTTATTATATCGTTTTGTGTAAATAATAATTCTTGTGTATTTTCGTTTTGCGACATTAGTGTCGTATTAAATTGTGGAGTCATCGAAATTCCTATGTTTGAATTAATGGGTTCATTAACCATATTTCTATCGTATATATCTGGTTGTAAATTAGTAGTAAACATATTTTGATTGTGTTGTTTTAAGTATGGCATTTTCATACAATCTCCTGCTGATAGATTATTGGGTAATCCATTTTCTGTTGTTTGTTCGTATTCGTATCCACAATCAAGATTGATTGATTTACTTTGCAGTTGTTGTAAGGTTGGTTTTTCTAACTTAAAATCTTCTTTAAACGAAACTTTTTTTTCTGGGTAATATCTGTTATCACAATTATCCATAACTTGGTATCCAGACCTATATAAATCTGTGTTACTATGGTCGTTAATTCTAGAATGTAATACCATATCATTATTTTTCCAATAGTTAAGGTCATGAGATGGAGTTGGTACTACAGGTTGTTTTTTTGTTTTTGGATTTGCTGGTCCTGCATATCTTTGATTAAGTGATACAAATTTTTTGTTGTTGAGTTGATGTTTATCAAGGTTGACTGCTCCAATTTCTTGTTTATCTTTATTAATTTGTATATCAGATTTATTTGATAAAATACTAGTAAATGTAACTACATTAGAGTAGTTTTTATCGTTATTTTTTTTATAGTGTTTTGGTTTAATAGTTGTCATGTTGTTGTAGTTTTCTTTATAGTTTTCTTTTTTTTTTAAAAAAGTAATTATTAATATTATTATAAGTGAAGATAATAGAAAATAAAGACCATATTTAATATTAAATATTGAAATCATTAAAAATATAATAATGACTAATCTAGTGACTGCATTAATTTTTTTATTGAAACTAATATTAGATAAAGGTAGTAATTCAGAGTTACAAAATAACATACTAATGTTATTAACCCATAATTGATCAGTTAGACAATTCATTTATTTAAAAATGATTTTTATAATTTATATTATTTTAAAATTAAAAATGTCTTACTCATTTATACTTAAAAATATTAATTTAATTGAAATCAATAAAAAGTATAATTTAGAAATACCCATAGTTAACAATAAAACAACTGATATTAGAGAACTTAACGATAATATACCTAAAATTGTATCTTTTCTTGATGATTTTAAAAGTATACATAAATGTAATATTTCTATAATTAATGAAAATAGTTTTTATAGTTGTTTTTGGTGTAGACATCCATTTGAAAACATAGGTATACGATGTCCTATTAATATTATAAATAGTGAAGTAACAAAAACTTATTTTTCCAATATCACAAAATCTAAGTTAACAATTAAAGAAGAAATTTTAGACGAAAAAATAGGAGATGAATTAAACACTGATGTTGAAATTGTTAATAATTCTATGTATGAAACATATGGTATATTTTGTTCTTTTAATTGTTGTAAATCTTGGATTATAGATAACAAACATGATTATAAGTACACTAACTCTAATTATTTGTTAATGACAATTTACAATAAACTATCACCAAATAAAAATTTTAATGAAATTATTCCAGCACCATCGTGGGAAGTTTTAGAAAATTACGGAGGTCATTTGTCTATAGATAAATTTAGAAATAATTTTAATAAAATATATTACAATGACATGGGTGATATAAATTTACCACATTTTATATCAATAGGAACATTTTTTGAAGAAAAAATAAAATTATAGTTATAATAAATAATGTCAATAGTATTTTATTCAATGGGATCTAGTTGTGGATTTTGTGTTAGAGCAGAACAAATGTTAAAAGATCAAATAGAAAGTGGAGAAGTTGTAGTATTAGAAGCATCAAAAGCTAATGGTAAATTCTCCGGATTTCCAAGTTTTGAAAATAAAAGTAATGGAAAAACACATACAGGATTACCAAGTTCAGTTGTAGAATTATATAACAAATTAGGTGTTTCTCATAGCAGAGAAAATTATTGTCCACATTGTGGAAAAGTAAAAGAAAATATGAACATGAATAATAGTGTTGAGTTTGAACCACCAAGAGTTGTAAAATCAATCAATCATATGGCTGGTGTCGGAGTATTGTAATTGATTTTAACTAGTTTTATGTATACATATTATAAAATAATATTGTATAATATATTGTATAAATAAATGAATAAATTTATTACAATAGTTTTAATTATTATATTAGGTATTATTTTATTTGCTGGAGGTTTAGGTGTAATTTTTATTACTAAAAGTGATTCTACTAAAAGTGATTCTACAGAAAGTAATCCTGTACAAAAAAATTGTATTAATGATTGTTCTGGATATGGAGATTGTGATACAACATCTGGTAACTGCACATGTTATCAAGGATTTTCAGGTATAGATTGTTCAATTCAATGTCCTAATTTATGTTCTAAACGTGGAACTTGTGACAATGGAAATTGTATATGTAAGAGTGGATTTTATGGTGAAGAATGTCAATTCATAAAGTGTCTTAATGATTGTTCTGGAAATGGAACTTGCAATAATCAAACGGGTGAATGTAGTTGTACAAATGGTTCCATACAACCTGATTGTTCGAACAAGTGTCCTGGTTATCCTAATAACACTTGTTCTGGTAATGGTATTTGTAATGTAAGTTCAGGTGTTTGTAGTTGTAGTCACGGATTTTCAGGTATAGATTGTTCAATTCAATGTCCTAATTTATGTTCTAAACGTGGAACTTGTGATATAAATGGTAATTGTGATTGTGATCAAGGATATTATGGTAACGATTGTTCTTTAAGTTGTCCTAAAGATTTAATGAATAATACTTGTTCTGGTAATGGTAATTGTACATTTGATGGAATAAATATTGCATGTATTTGTTCTCAAGGGTATAAAGGTTCTGATTGTTCTAAAAGAACTTGTCCTGGTGATCCTAATAACACTTGTTCTGGTCATGGTAATTGTAATACAACAGCTGGTAGTTGTAATTGTAATCAAGGATATTATGGTAACGATTGTTCGGTTGCTTGTCCTGGTGCTGATGATAACAATATTTGTTCTGGTAATGGTGCTTGTAGTTTTGATGGAACATCTACTACTATATGTGATTGTAGTAGTAGATATTATGGGTCTAATTGTGAATCTAATTGTTCAAATGATAATATTTTTGATGATACAAACAAGGTTTGTAAACAAAAATATTTAGTAGACATAAACGGTTTTCAAGACTTCAGGGTTTATAATAATCCCAATAGTTTTTTCCATCAAATGTTGGTTAATAATAGATCAAATCCGAGTTCAGATTTTAATGAAAGATTTTATATTAAAAAAGTTACGATTAGTGGTGAAACAAGATATGCAATAACTAATAATAATGGTACAATGTTTCAACTTGTAAAATCAACATCTGATGGTTCTAATACTGATACTTACTATTTAAAAGTTACTACTAACCCTGCTTATCAAACAACATTTAAAATATTTAAATTTTATAATACATTTAATTTAGTAGGTAGTGGTGCTACATCGGATACATATGGTAATGCTCATAGTAATCTTGGATCTTTTATAGCTGAAGGTAAAGGTAATAATGTTATAAGATTTGTCGATAATAGTTTCCAATCCGTTTCACAACCTAATAATTATCAATCCATATGGGATAACATGGATGAAAGATTAAACATTAAGTTAGATTGTATAGAAAATTGTGATAGTAATTGTTATTGTCCAACTCCACCAACTCCGCCATCTAATACAGGACCTTTAAGTTGTAAAGTAGTATTACCATCTAATACAAGTAGTATTCAAAGGTGTGTAAATAATATATACGTATATGCGCTTTTACTTTCGTTTGGTATTGGTTCTAGTTCTATTATTTCATCAGAAGTAATTTACTATCTTAAAGATGGTAATATTGTAATTTGTGTCAAATATAATAATAAATATTATTTTCAAACAAGAAGAGGACAAAATAGTGTAGAATTATATAGTTATAGTAGTATACCAACATTTAGTGATTTTAGTAATTTTGATAATTTTATTAAATCTGTAACTAGTCCTGTTTTAACTACTGAGTCAAATGTTATACATTATAGTCGGACAATACGAAATTTTAAAATAGATGGCATGTTTGCAGACGATGTTTATTTTCTTGAAGATGGTGATATAATAGTTTGTAATTTGCATAGTGCTAGCACTGGTGATAATTTTATAATGTCACGATTTGGAGACAATAAATCATTTTATTGTGTTAGTAGTACTACTGTTTTCTTTACTAATTTTAACAATTATCATGATTTTAGGTCGTCTAATAAAGATTCAAAGACGTTTTATGAAAATACCAGTAGCAAATATAGTGTAAAAATAATATATGGCTGGCAGTACCATCTGTATCCGATGTAGTTGCTCCTGTAGTTGCTCCTACTACGGGTGGTTCTATTTTTGATCCTAACCCATATGCTCGTGCTCCTGCTACTGGTGCTCCTGCTACTGGTGCTCGTGCTCCTGCTACGGGTGCTCGTGCTCCTGCTACGGGTGGTTCTATTTTTGATCCTAACCCATATGTTCGTGCTCCTGCTACTGGTGCTCCTACTACGGGTGGTTCTATTTTTGATCCTAACCCATATGCTCGTGCTCGTGCTCCTGCTACTGGTGCTCCTGCTACGGGTGGTTCTATTTTTGATCCTAACCCATATGCTCGTGCTCCTGCTACTGGTGCTCCTACTACGGGTGGTTCTATTTTTGATCCTAACCCATATGCTCGTGCTCCTGCTACGGGTGGTTCTATTTTTGATCGTATTTAATGGTTAAAGTTGAGTGGTGTTTCTTTTAATTAAATTAATTAATTTAATTAAAATTTTAATAAATAATGTTAAGACTAAAATTACAAAAAAATTTAAGGGACTTAGGTTTAGAGTTTCCTCCTGGAGCTAGCGAACAAGATCTAGAAAATATTTTATTGTCATATTGGTATCAACAAGGTGTTATCCTAACCCATATGTTCGTGATCCTGGTGCTGTTGCTAAAAACCATATATACCAGGTGTTCGTACTTAAATTTTTAGCGATTATAATACATTTAGATAACAAACTCAAAATTCAAATATATTTTACTGTTTAGTTAAACCATATTCATTCCATTACTAAGATTTATTGATATACTTTTCTATAAGTTTTGTTATAATAATTGGATTTACACACAGATCACACTTACCAGTTCCAAGGGTTTTCAATATTTCGATCAATAATGTCAACTGTAATAGAAGGATTTTGACTCAATTCCAAATGTCCCATTCCCAAAATTTGTCAATCTGTCTTTCAATAAAGACAGATGTAATAAATATTAATTACAAATATTCTTATTTGTAATAACTTAAAAATAACATTATAAATATATTAACTTATTATTATTAATATATTTAAACATAAATATTGATCTTTAATTTATCTATAATATTTTAATCTTTTGGGTTTTTAGAACTTACAAGTTCTTTTGGGTTTTTTTTAGAACTTACAAGTATAAATACTTGTAAAAATGATAATAATGATGTACCTATTACAGATAATATTAAACCTATTTTATTTTTATTTTTTGCAAAAATTACAATAAAGACTATACCAGTTATTAGTAGAATAGGTGAAATATATTTTACTATATTACCAACTATACCTTTACCAAACATAAATAACATTATAATTCCTATTATAATTGCAATAAAAATACCTCCCATAATACCACCTTGTTTATTTGCTTTAATAGCATTAGCATTAGCTTTACCCATTGCATCGACTAAGGCATCTACACCTGCACTTTTAGATTTACTTACTACATCAGATGATGCTTTATTTAATGCAGATTGAGCAATCGTTACACCCGTACTAGTAGCATTATTAAACAATACTTGTGCTACTAGTGTAGAACAAATATCTTGGTCTATATTTACATTTTCAAGTGTAATTCTACCTGCTGCTGTAATTGTTAATTCTTGAGTATTTGTGAATGATGCAGTTACTTTTTGAACGGTTTCTTCTACCGTCATAGAATTAAATGTATTCTCTGTTGTTTGCTGTTGTGAAACCATACTTTTAACATTTGGGTCCATAGCATTTAAACCTAGTTCTGTTGTAAGATTTTGTCGTGCTGTTGCAGCTGCTATAGCATTCTGCTGTGCAGCAATAATGTTCGATACTTCTGTTGAAAGACTCACATTTAATTTTACATCAGAAGTGATGGTTTGACTTATGGTGGTTTTTGTAACATTCACATCTCTGTTATAGTTGTCTGATAATATTTTTAACATTGCAGTTTTATTAGTTGCTAATTTTTCAATTAATTTTGTACTAGCTTCTCCAACTGGTAATTGACTTGCTAGTATTGTTAAAGAATTGTCATTAAAAACTTCTGATACTATTTTATTATAAGCTAGTGTTTCTTCAGGTGTTGGTCCTTTTGTTTCAATTAGAATTGTTTGAAAATTTTGTGATCGCGTATCATTAGTAGTATTGTTTTTAACTACATTACAAGTTATAGCTTCTTGATTTTGAAAAATTTTACTAAAATTAACAAAACTTTGTCCGCAACCACTTTGTTGCATAGTATTATCAAATACACCTCCAGATGTTTGAGCACTTGCACCTACAAATGGTGCTTTTGCATCAACAGATGCACTAAAAAAAGCACCTGATGTTCTTGCTGCTTTTTTACAGGTTTCATTCATTCCTACAGAAGCAGCAATGTTAGCTGCTTCTTCACCAAAATTATTTGTAGAATTTTCATCAGAAGGTTCGGGGCAATTATTAGACATTTATTTATTATTATTATTATTTTTATTTTTATTTTAATTTTACTAGTAAAATAATTATTAAAATAATAATAAATAAAAATAAACTACTTATAGTTACTATTCCACCTGTTGATTTAATAAAACTTGATTTATTACTAGTGTTTCCACCAGTGTTTCCACCAGTGTTTCCACCAGTGTTTCCACCAGTGTTTCCACCAGTGTTTCCACCAGTGTTTCCACCAGTGTTTCCACCAGTATCACTATTAACATATTGATCACAATCTTGTTGAATTTTAGTATTATTAATGTTAGTACTTCCAGCTGAATTTACAATTAATGTGCAACTGGTTTGGTTAATTGTAGTATTACAATTCAAATTGTATTGCATAGTTTTTTTCCATTCTAAAAAAAAAGATGATGAATTTGTATCGGAAACACCACTCATAATATTCATATTATGACAATAACAATTACATAAATTGGTAATTTGAGCAAGTTGAGCATTTTCAATTTCAACAGTAGTGTTAATAGTATTATTAATACAATTTTTCGTATTACTCGTACATCCTAATGTTGGGTCTATATATTTAGAAATAGGAGTACCTTTTATACCAGTAGAATTCGAAATTAACATAAATGTTTGATAAGGATTGTAATATTTAGTGAAATCACCGTCGGTTGGCATACCATTATGAAGACCATATGTTTTATAATAATTATACATCTTTTTAAAATTATGATCGTGTATAGGATTATATAATACATAAATAACTTGATTGTTATCGTTATAATACATCCATTTTAAATTAATATTAAAAAAATACAATTTTGAAACAATTACATTGTTTATTTGGTTAAATGTATAAGTTATTCTAGTAGAATCACTAGTAATAACATTTTGTGTATCACCAAATATTTTATTATATATTATTTGTTTAGTACCACTTGCATCTTTATATGTTATGTTTCCTTTATCATCAAACCAAAAATTTGTATTGTCTACACTATTTATAATATTATTAACTTTAGTAGTATTATCAATTTTAATTGCTATAAAAAAATTTAACATGGTATTGTTCCTTATTAATGATATAAAATGGCTAGATGAAAAGCTAGTATCTGTTAATTTTTCTATAAAGTATCCAGGATCAGGAGCTGATGTTGACATTTATATTTAATAAATAATTTATTTATTAAATATAAATGTTACAAATTTTATATAAAAAAAATATTATAATTATTTTATCTGTAATTGTAATTGGTATTACAACTTTTTTAATTATAAAGAAAACAAAAGAAAATATAAGTCTTACTAATGTTTCAGGTTTCATAGGTATTTCTGATAAGTCAGAACTAGTCAATATACCTAATTCAGATATAAAGTTAAAAAGTTTAAATAAACTTCCAAAAGGAGTCATTGCTATGTGGAGTGGAGATATAACTAAAATACCAACAGGTTGGTATTTATGTGATGGAAACAATTCTACTCCAGATTTAAGAGGAAGATTTATTGTTGGTTATAATAAACCAACAAGTGCAAGTGCAATTGTCAAAAATTATACAATACCAAATAAAGACATAAATGGTAATGATGTAACAATTAAAACTTATACTATAAATAATGTTACTAAACCTGAATATAATATGAAAGATATAGGTGGTGAAAATATACAAATATTTTCAGAAGAACAAATGCCTAAACATCATCATAACTCCAGAGGTAAACCTAACGGGCACCGTGGTATCGGGACGGCGAATGACAACTGGTGGCATTTCCCATGTACGGACACACAAAATAAGGGTCAAAACAAAAAAAATGATAATAGACCTCCTTACTATGCTCTTTTTTATATTATTAAAATTAGCGATTAAAAAAAATCTAATAATAAATGTTAAATATATTATCTATTAAAACAATTGTAATTGTTTTATTTATTATATCGATTATATTTATTTTTATTATTAAAAATAAAACATCAGAAAAAATTACTATTAGTGGTGTAAAAAACTTATTAGGTGTTTCATCATCTACTTTGTCTGATTTAGTTGATATTCCAACTCAAAATATAAATATACCTTATGTTCCACAAAACATAATTGCTATGTGGAGTGGAAGTGTAAGTCAAATACCAATAGGTTGGTATTTATGTGATGGAAACAATTCTACTCCAGATTTAAGAGGAAGATTTATTGTTGGTGCTTCTTCCTTTGCAAATACTACAATAGATAGTACAGACACTGATCCTACAACTAATAATCAAATTAAAAGAATTAATAATAGTCAAGAAATTATGTATGATGTCGGAGAAAAGGGTGGATTAGATTTTCCAGTAATGACTGAAGAACAAATGCCTCAACATAATCATAATGGACCATACTCCAATCTAGGTACAATTACAATTGGAGTGGCTGGGAATGGTGTTTACCACGACTTGTGGTATTACGAAACTAAATTAGAACATATTGACAAAGGTGGTATTGTTAACACTAACACTAACACTTATAGTGTAGCAACTGGTTTAGATTCCAACAATTCTTCATTGCAAATTACACAATCTAATAAGGATTTGTCTCTAAATACAAAGCCTTATGATAATAGACCTCAATATTATGCTCTTGCATTTATAATGAAAGCCTAAATATTTTTTATTTAAAAACATTTGTTATTAATAAATGATAAATGTTTTAAATAAAAAATATTTAGGTTTTATATTAGTTATAATTGTAGTAATTATTAGTATTATGATAACTAAAACAAAAGAAAATATTACTATTAATAGTGTAACAGACTTATTAGGTATTAATTCTTCTAACGAATTAGTTTCTAAAAATACATCAGATATAAATTTTTCAAAAATAGATGAAAAAATAATTTTTATGTGGAGTGGAAATGTAGATAACATACCAACAGGTTGGTATTTATGTGATGGAAACAATTCTACTCCAGATTTAAGAGGAAGATTTATTGTTGGTGCTAGTACTGACAATGTTGGTAAAACACAAATAAAAGATCCTAATAATCAAAATGTTTATAGAATTAATTCGACTAATCAATTATTATATGATGTTGGAAACAAGGGTGGATATAATTTTCAAGTATTATCGGAAGAACAAATGCCTAAGCATAACCATGGTGCTTTGGATAATAATGGCTCTGCTTTATTTCACCCCCAGTCAGGTGGTTTATCTATGTTCCCAATTCTTAATGGTGACCACCCCATACCAAAGGGTGGTTTGATGGCAAATGTATCTACACCATACTATGCAGATACATCTACAGGTATACAAGAAATACAAAATACAGGCAATACAAAACCATTTGAAAATAGACCTAGATATTATACACTTGCATACATTATGTATGTTGGTGATAATAATACATAAAGTAATAAATTTTACAAAGACATTGTGAAATACAATCAGTATAACAAAGATAACTGATTGTATTCATTCTAAATATTATAATTAATCTCTCAATTTCATTTTAAAAGAGTGAATAATTTTAATATAATTCATATTTTTTTAAAAATAAAAATGAAATTTAAAAAAATATGTTGTTAAAGTTAATATTATTAAAAATGTCAAGGAAATACCAAAAAAAAAATCCAATCGAACATTGTTTATTAAGACCTGATATGTATGTTGGTTCTAAACGACTTAAAAAACAATTTGACTATATAGCTAATGTAACAGACGAAGGTAGCTTTAACATAATTAATAAAGAAATCACATATTCCGCTGCCGTACTACGAGTGTTTATAGAGGCTTTGTCAAATGCGATTGACAATGTCGAAAGAAGTAAGTCTAGTGACACTCCATGTACTACAATAAAAGTGACAATTGATCAAGAATCTGGTGAAACCAAAGTTTGGAATGATGGTTTGGTTGTTCCAATTGAACAACATGACGAAGAAAACTGTTATATTCACAGTATGATTTTTGGTCAATTGTTAACGGGAGAAAACTATGATGATGATGAAGAAAGAACAGTATCTGGTAGAAATGGTTTAGGTATTAAATTGGCAAATATTTACTCTAAAGAATTTACTGTAAAAGGTGTTGATCCTATTAAACAAAAAATGCTAACACAAAAATGGACTAATAATATGAGAGAGACCAAGGGTGCAGTAGTAAAAGCTTCAAAACTTAAAAAAGGTTACACAGAAGTGTCTTGGAAACCAGATTTTGAATGGTTTGGTTTGAAGAATGGATACACCCGAGACATTATTAGTTTGTATACTCGATTTGTAATTGATGCGGCAATGTTATCAAAAGTTAAAGTTTACTTTAATTCTAAAAAAGTTAATGTAAATAACTTGGAAGGCTACTCTAAACTTTATGAAAATTCATCAAATGAAAAACTAGTTTTAAAATCTGTTGATTCAGAAGTTTTGCTTACTAGTTCCGAATCACCAGAACTAGAAGTAATTTCATTTGTGAATGGAGTTTACACAAGACTTGGAGGACAACATGTCGATGATTGGACGGAAACTATCTTTCGTCCAATCATTGAAAAAACCAATAAAAAATACAAATCAAAAGGAATCAAACTAAACATAGCAGATATTAAAAAATATTTTAGAATATTTGTTGTATCTGTTGTAAATAAACCTGAATTTAACGGACAAGAAAAACATAGACTAGAGTCACCCGGTGTAAAAACCAACATAACAACAGCAAATGTAAACAAGATTTTTAAGTGGTCTTTTATTGAAAAGATACAAGATCTTGTTAGACTCAAAGAGTTATCAAACATTAAAAAATCTGAAAAACGAGATAAACGAGTGAAAATAGAGGGACTAGATCGAGCAAACAAAGCTGGAACAAAAGATTCACACCAATGTTCTTTGTTTATTTGCGAAGGACTATCAGCAAAAACATATGTAGTTGCTGGTATCCAAAAAGGTGTGTATGGTAAGAAAGGAAGAGATTGGTTTGGTGTTCTTCCGGTTACTGGTAAAATACTAAATGTGAGAAATGCTTCTGTTAAAAGTATTATGGGAAACAAAGTGGTATTGAAAATTATTCAAACACTAGGTTTGAAACAAGGTGTAGACTACACAATTGAATCAAACTATAAAACCTTAAACTATGGTAAAGTTATTATCATAGCAGATGCAGATGTAGACGGAATTCACATTGAAGGATTGATTATCAACTTTATACACACTCTATATCCAAGTTTATTAAACAGAGAAACACCATTTGTTGTAAGTATGAAAACACCAATTGCTAGAGTTATAAAAAAATCAAAAGATCAACTATTTTATGATGAAAGAAATTTTGTGGAATGGTTAGAAAACCAAAAGTCTAAGGTAAACATTAAATACTATAAAGGACTTGGTACAACAAAACCATCGGATGTTCCTGATACTTTTGGACTTAAAATGGTAGAATATAAACGAGATGAAATGACTGACAAAAATCTCAATAAGATATTTGATAAAAATTCAGCTGATTTAAGAAAAACTTGGTTGGAACAATACAATCCTGACAATGTAATATTTTCACTCGATAGTGTCGACAAAGTTTGTAACTTATCAATTTCAAACTTTGTCGACGGAGAGATGATTAAGTTTTCTATGGCAGATTGTAATCGTAGTATTCCCAATCTAATTGACGGATTAAAAGAATCACAAAGAAAGTTATTGTATGCGGTTAAAAAAAGAAATTTGAAATATTCAGGAAAATCACTCAAAGTAGCACAATTAGCTGGATACACTGCAGAACATTCCAACTATCACCACGGAGAGAAAAACTTGTTTGATACTATTATTGGTATGGCAAATGAATTTCCAGGAACCAACAACATACCTTTGTTGTATAGAGATGGTATGTTTGGAACCAGATTGGAAGGAGGAAAAGATGCCGCAGATGGTAGGTACATTTTCACAAAAATGGAGTATCTCACAGAATATATTTTCAAGGAAGAAGACGAACCATTACTTAAACAAGTCAACGATGACGGAGACTTTGTTCAACCAGAGTTTTATGTACCTATCATTCCAATGATCTTGGTAAACGGTTGTACTGCGGGTATTGGAACTGGTTGGTCTAGTTCAATTCCTTGTTATAATCCAATGGATATTACAAATGCTATTAAAAAGTGGTTAGACAATGGTAATTCTTGTGTCAAAACAAGTCAAGATGGTGCCGGTGAAGAAGTTGTAATACCCGAGTTAATTCCTTGGTATAGAGGGTTTAATGGTGTTATTGAAAAAGATGTAAATAATGATAAAAGGTATATTTCTCGTGGTATTATAACACAAGAAAAAAAAGACAATTTTGAGATATCTGAGTTGCCTATTGGAGTGTGGACTGATAAGTTTAAAGATTTTTGTGAAGATTTAAGAATTGAGAAAAAGATAAAAGATATGAAAAATTATTCAACACCTCGAGATGTTAAGTTTAAGATAAAATGTGCTGACAAATTCGCAACTCTAGAAAACTTTAAATTACACAGCTACATATATGAATCAAACATGGTTTTGTTTGACGAAACAAATAAGATCGTAAAAAATGAGTCAGTTAATGACATACTTGATTCATTTTGTAAAGTCAGGTATAATTACTATCAACTCAGAAAGAAACTACAAGTAAAATTAATTAAACAAAAACTCAAAACACTTAACAACAAACACAAATTTATTCAACAAGTGATTGATAGAAAATTAGATGTTATGTTTCGAAATGAAGCAGACATTGTTCAAGACTTAGAAAACAAAAATTATGATAAACAAGATGACAGCTACAACTACTTGCTGTCATTACAAATCAGAACCTTTACACGGGAAAAAGTAGCGACACTAAAACAAGAAATCAAAGATTTAGAGAATAAGTTATATTATCTGTTAAAGATAACTGAAAAACAAATGTGGTTAAGAGATTTACAATCATTTGAAGAAGCTTACCGAAAGTTTTTAGAATTAATTTAAAATTATTATTAAAGATATATTATATATAAATATATATATAAATGATAGAAGAATTTTGTAATCCTGGTTGGTATAATACAACACTGAATGGAATCCCCCGTTTGTCATGTATGTGAAAAAGGAACTTTCATGCCAGACATCAACCATAAAAATACATCTTGTAAAAATTGTCCTAATGGAACTTATCAAGATGAAACAGGTCAGGAAATGTGTAAATGATAAAGTAGGAGAAATGTGTAAAGATTGTTTACCAGGTTATGTACCAAATACTAGTAAGACTGGTTGTATTGTCAAATCTAACAGTAAGAATTTTAGTGAAAATGAACATAAAATTATTAATGTAAGTTTAATTTTATTATTTGTGATATTTTTAATAATTATAATTTTATTAATTAAAAAATTAAAAAATTAAATTGTTAAAATATAAATATTATAATGTTATTTATTATTTATAATAATAAATAATGTCAACAACTACAACTAATTGTAATGCAGGTTATATAGTAAACTCTTCTGGTACTGGTTGTGTAAAGTGCTCAAGTGGTACTTATCAACCTTTTGATAATACATTAAGAACACAATGTGATCCTTGTCCTCCTGGATATACATCAAGTAGTGATAACTCACAATGTGTATCATGTCCAAGTGGTACTTATAATGATGTAATGGGTGGTACTTGTAAACCTTGTGCAGATGGTACTTATAGTAATAGTACATATAATACTACTGTTTGTACCAAATGTTCTCCAGGATACATGTCAAATTCTACTAAAACAGGTTGTGTTCAATGTCCAAGTGGTACTTATAATGATGTAACGGGAGGTACTTGTAAACCTTGTGCAGATGGTACTTATAGTGTTAGTACAAATAATACTGTTTGTTCAAAATGTTCTCCAGGATACATGTCAAATTCTACTAAAACAGGTTGTGTTCAATGTCCAAGTGGTACTTATAATGATGTAACGGGAGGTACTTGTAAACCTTGTGCAGATGGTACTTATAGTAATAGTACATATAATACTACTGTTTGTACCAAATGTTCTGCAGGATATATATCAAATTCTACTAAAACACAATGTGACCCATGTCCAATTGGTACTTATAATGATGGAACAACAACCACATGTGTTCCATGTCCTGATGGTACTTATAATGATATGATAAATGCAAACAGTTGTGTTAAATGTCAACTTGGATATATACCAAACTCTACTAAAACAGGTTGTGACAAATGTCCAAATGGCACTTATAATGATGGTACAACAACTACATGTATTCCATGTAGTAATGGTACTATTCAAGACGGAACTATTAGTTCTTCTGCTTGTATATCATGTTTACCAGGACAAGAATCAAATCAAAATCATACTAGTTGTATTAAATGTTTAAATGGTACTTATAACGATGTAAAAGGAGAAATGTGTAAAACTTGTCCTAATGGTACTTTTCAAGATGGAAGTAGTGTTTACCCTACATCTTGTCAAAAATGTTTAAGTGGTGAAGAATCTATACCAGATCGCACTAGTTGTGTTTCTATAACTAGTGTAAAATGTTGTTCAGAAACACAAACACAGGGTTGTGGAACAAACATACCTAACTCAAGTCAATGTGATACAATATTAAATAAATATTGTCAAAATGAAAATTTAAACACACCTGAATGTTTAAATTATTGTAAAAATAATCCATTAGTTTGTCAAGAAAAAATTACAGCATTTTGTGTTGATAAACTAAATAAAAAAGATCCCAATACGAGTAAATCTTATTCTGAATTATGTGGTTGTTACTATCCTAATGATATTTACCAAAATTATCTCAAAAGTGTAGAACAAAAATTTAATATACCTCCTACTAGTTTTGATAATAATAGACAGTGTTATTTTCCAGAGTGTCAAACTGCAGTTGTACAACCTAAAACAGATTATAAATGTCCATCCAGTAATTTGTGTATAGTTAACACAACTCTTAGTAATACTGGGTCAATAATAAAAGGAAATGTTGATACAAGTATCAATTGTAATGCTCCTACACCTGCATCTCAACTAAAACCATCAACAAAAACTGATACCCCTTTTATAAAAACTACACCTGGAATAGTAACTATTAGTATATCTGGAATAGTAGTTTTAGTAGGTATGATTTTTTTAATTAAGTTTTTAATATCGAGAAAAAAGAATTAATGATATTATAAATGATAGAAGAATTTTGTTCTGTGTGTGTATTAGGAATTTCTGCACTAGTAGGTAGTGGAATTGCAAGTAATGGCTTAGACTCAAGTAAGGAACATAAAAAACAAAAAAAAATTATGTTTTGGTCAGGTATAAGTGTAACTGTTGTATCATTGATAATTATAATTTACTTAATGTGTAATAAAGAAAAATGTAAATCTTGTTTTATTAAAAAATAAAAAATTTATTTAAAATATTTGTTAATTAATTTTTTATAAATAATGAAATAATTATAAAAAATTACTGTATTACTTATATGAAAATATAATTACTTTTTAGATTCACTAGTAATATAATCAGCAGCAGCAAGAGCACGTTTAAAAATAGAACCACCACTTGCAGCATTAATATTATTACGAGCTGCTACAGCTTTATTACGAGCTGCTACAGCTTTATCACGAGCTTCTACGGCTTTATCACGAACTCCTACAGCTTTATCATGAGCTTCTACGGCTTTATCACGAACTGCTACGGCTTTATCACGAGCAGCAGCAATATTATTACGAATAGCATTAATATTATAACGAGCTATAATATCGTCATAATTGTGTTTATCACGAGTAGTGGCACCCCCACGAACACGAGTAGTAGCACCCCCACGAACACGAGTAGTAGCACCCCCACGAACACGAGTAGTAGCACCCCCACGAACACGAGTAGTAGCACCCCCACGAACACGAGTAGTGGCACCATCACGAACACGAGTAGTAGCACCACCACGAACACGAGTAGTGGCACGAACACGAGTAGCACCACCACGAACACGAGTAGTAGCACCACCACGAACACGAGTAGCACCAGCAGATTTATTGGAACTAGATTTCTTACTAATAGCTTGTTTTAAAAGTTTTTCTAATTCATCTTTCTTAGCATTAGAAGGAAATGTCAAACCCATTTTTTCCAATTTTTGTTTTAGATCATTTTTAGTTGGCATTATTTATATATATATATATATATATAATTTATTTATTAATATTTAAAATAGAAGTATAATTTAAACTAAATCTTTTCATAGTTATTAATTTTTGTAATTATAAATATGAAAATATATAATTACAAAAAATTACAAAATAGTTGGGGAAAAAATTATGAATGTACTACTTGTAGTAATTTGAAAGAAGATTATTCTGGACCAGTTACTTTGTCATATCCTGAATGGATTGACTACTTAGATCAAGGCAAAAATGTATTATACGGAAGTGGAGGAGTTATTCCTGGTGGTACTCTTTATCTGCCTTTTGGCATATCAGGTAGTGTATATAAAGGTCAAATTAAAAAGCATGGAATGTACAACTAATTGTATTTTAAACACAATAAAATTAAATCATTATAAGATCTAATGTTATTATATTCTGTATAATATAGATAATATATCAACAATTAATAATACGAAATAAATTCATTTCTCCAATTTTTTCTTCTTCTCCAAGAACATTTTCAACATAATAGTCTGGATAATCAGTTTGAAATATGCCAAGCAGTTTATTAAAATAACCTTCTTGGCCTTGTTGATTTATTTTAAATTCCCATTGACCATCATTAGGTAGTTCATCTACATCTTCTACTTTAAAAAATCCATATTCAGTAACATTAAAATATTGATATATACTTTCTCCTTGAACTGTACTAAGATTTGTTAAAAATCTTCCGTGTTCACCAGATGATAACATCTGGTGTTTTTTGTGAAAATTTACTGCATTCTGTGTAGATAGATTCCAAAATAAGAGCGGATATCCTAGATCTTTATATTTTTGACAAAAATAATTAAATGTATCATTATTAATTTTGTCACCAAGTTTTGTTATATTATCGTTATAAAGTTCTCTATGTCTTGTGAAACTACAAGTTTGATCAATATAAATTACTATAAATTTTGTACCTTCTTGTATACCATATTCATTACTATTTAATGTAAAAAGTTTAGTTGCAATAGTACACATTTTATATCCATAAACTTTACCATTATATTCTTCAACAAAAATATAAGTTTCTACTTTAGAATCATCTTCATCTGGTATTCTTATCATTTCTAATAATTCTTCTAATGGTTCTTCTGAACTATCCCAAAAACCACATAAATTGGAACCATTTATATAATCATCACTTTGTGCTCTATTTATTAAATCTTCAGCCAAATTTATATCATCTATACTTAATTTTTTAAAATTTAATGTTGGAACAGGGGCAGCTACAGGGGCAGCTACAGGGGCAGCTACAGGGGCAGCACCTTGTTGATACCAATATGACAATAAAATATTTTCTAGTTCTTGTTCACTAGCTCCAGGAGGAAACTCTAAACCTAAGTCCCTTAAATTTTTTTGTAATTTTAGTCTTAACATTATTTATTAAAATTATTAAAATTTTAATAAATAATTAATTTCATTAAAAGAAACACCACTCAACTCTAACCATTAAATACGATCAAAAATATAACCACCCGTAGCAGGAGCAGCAGCAGGAGCATGTTGGTTATCAAAAATAGAACCACCCGCAGCAGCAGCAGAGCATGTTGGTTATCAAAAATAGAACCACCCGCAGCAGGAGCAGCAGCAGGAGCAGCAGCACGAGCAAATGGGTTAGGATTAAAAATATAACCACCCGCAGCAGGAGCAGCAGCAGGAGCAGCAGCACGAGCATATTGGTTAGCAAAAATAGAACCACCTGTAGCAGGAACACGAGCAGAACCACCTGTAACAGGAGCACGAGGCATATATGTTTTTTTAGCAAAAATAGAACCACCTGTAGCAGGAGCAGGAGCAGCAGCACGAGCATGTTGGTTATCAAAAATAGAACCACCCGCAGCAGGAGCAGCAGCAGGAGCAGCAGCAGGAACAGGAGCAGGATAAAAAATAGAACCACCCGCAGCACGAGCAGCATCAGCAGCAGCACGAGCAGCACGAGCAGCAGCACGAGCAGGAGCACTAACATATTGGTTATTAAAAATAGAACCACCTGTAGCAGGAACACGAGCAGAACCACCTGTAACAGGAGCACGAGGCATATATGAATTTTTAGCAGCGGCACCAGCAGCTGAAAGTTGCAGTAATGCATCAGCAGCATCATCAACATCATCAACATCATCAACATCATCTATATTAGTATCACCAGCAGTACCAAATAAAGAACCAGTCAGAGGTTCATCATCATCTGAAGCAGGAGCAGGAGCAAAGTCAACTTGTTGTAAAGGATATTCACTATTTAAAAAAACATCCATCAATTCTATTGCAGTTTCTTCTGTTAAAATACCCGAAGCATCACTACTAAACCTTGTTATTTCAACAACGAATTTAGCAAATTGACTAATAAATTGAGTCAAATGAATTTTACTTAGTTGAGTTTGACTTTCATTTAATACTTCTGTTCTTGTTAAATGTTGATTTAATAATCTCAAATACACATAGTATAAAGACCATGCCATACAATATCCTTCTGTATCAGGATTTCCCGTATCATCAATAAATTGTGATAATTCCTTAGAAATAGTATCCGCATTCCACATTTGTAATTGTTGTTGTGAATGCCAACCTAGTTGGGGACAAAAAGTCGTAGGTTTGAAATATTTCCAACCAGCTTTATGTACAGCATCTATGTCGGATAATTCTAATACCTTTTTTACAAATTCCATAATTTGATTATCCATTTTTTCTTGTTCAGAAATCCGTCTTTTTACAAAGTATGAACCATTAGGTTCAAATCTTTCTAATGTTTTGTTATTTTTATCTATAATAAGAATATTAGCATGTCCTGAGTATTTGCCAATATCAAAAATTGACAGACCTATACATATAAATCTAATGTTTATATTTTCTAAACAAGATTTAATTGCATATGCTAATGGACTAGTTGCTATTAGGCTATCTGAATCAATTCGATAACCCATAATTGCATTATTATCTTGTAAATTTATAAAACAAATATTATCTGTTTGCTGTTGTTGTTTCAACTTATGTTTAATAAACATAAGTAAACTTAACATCATTAAATTAAATTTTGTCACTGATCTATCGAGTGTTGTTTTTTCTTCGTCAAAAATAGTACCACCTCTACTAGGTAAACCTATAGTTTGAAATTGTGGTGTATCAAATGTTTGTCTTTGTGTAATATTAGGATTCTGAAAAATTCTTTGTTGTCTTGTTCTAACACCACCTTGTTGATACCAATATGACAATAAAATATTTTTTAGATCTTGTTCACTAGCTCCAGGAGGAAACTCTATACCTAAATTTAATAATCTTGTTTGTAATTCTTCTTTAGTTGACATTGTTATTTATTAAAATTAATTAATTTTTAAATTTTTTATAAAAATTAATTAAATGTCAAAGTTATCACCTATTTTAAATGTTAAAGAAAATGTAATGAAACTATCCAAAATATTTGATAGATATTTTGGTTATGATCTAAATTATAATTTCTATAATAACACTTTACATGTGTGTTTGTGGTTAAACGAACACACATATTCAAAAGTTTTATATTATGTAGAACAACAAGGTTTATATAAACAAGAACTAGTTGCAGTTGGGCAAGGAACTAATTCTAATCTAGGTAATTACACAGGTACAATGTTGTTTCATCTACAATTATTGTTAATGTCTTTATCAAATGTAGTTGTATTTAGACTTTACAATATGACAGATAATCCAGAAAGAGCAGCACGAGGTATTTATTCTTTGTTGAAAGTTGATAAAACAAATAAGTCAGATATAGACTTTACTAATAAGACTTTATCACAACAATTGTATCTGTCTGAAGGCGAAATGTATCTGGTGTTTCAGAAAAATACTATACAATTAATACTTGATAAAATAGACTCGATCTTTAAAGTTGTCTTTACACACAACTTAAATTTTAGATATAATTTAAGTTGTTACTATTAATAAATGCCAGAACCAATATCAAAGCATTCTATAAATGGATACTTGGCTTATCCATTCGCAAACTATTTAGCTACAAAATTATGCGGTAAAATTTCAGCAAATACTATTACTTATATTAATAGCATATTAAGTTGTTACATTATATTTATTATGATAAATTATCCATGTCAGTATAAAAAAATATTTGTACTGACATGGATAAGAGCATTTCTAGATATACTTGATGGAGCTATAGCTAGAAAATGTAAAGAAACAAGTGAATTTGGATCTAAACTAGATAAAACAACTGATTTTATATTTGAAATTTCATTATTAATTACTTTTGTTTATCATTGTGTTAAAAACCCAGATATTAAAAAATCTATTTATTTTAAACCTATTTTAACAATTTGTTTAATAATTATATTTTTAGGATGGTATGAAAGTATTAATAAATTTCCTGGGTATTGGCAAGATAATGACATAATACTTAAACCCCTAATTTATACTTGTTTTTCGTATTTAGCATCTAATTGCGGTAAAACTACCTAGTAAAAAATGTTCTACATATAGGTTGATTTTTCTTAACCTCTGAATAAGCAATAGCAATGGCTTGTTTGTTACCCCAACCTCTTTTTTCTCTTTCTTTCATATTAATTGAAATTTTAGCAGACAAGTGTTTTTTACACTTGTTTAACATCGTTAAATGAAATTTACAACATTTACTATTTTTGTATCTTAAATTTTTACATTGTTTTCCGTCTCTATTTATTATTTGGCAGCATTTACAATGCAACCCACATTTTTTACACATGTGACAATTCTTAATATTTTTACACTTGGTGTTTCGATTTGTTAAATGATTACAATTATTTTTCATTTATTAAAATACAATAATATTAATTTATAACATTATTTTAATTTAATAAATGAGTAAGAGAAAGAGACAAGACTTTGAAAAATCACCACCGATAACATGCCTAAAAGACTTAATAACAATTGGTAATACGATAGAAATGTATAGTAATATTAATATGTTAATGCTATGGCAAATATTACCTTATATTGAAGAACTAGATAGTTTAATCGGAATGGAAAATCTTAAACACTCTATCTTTCAGCAAATTTTATACTACATACAAGATTTTCACACTAATAATGTTTCAGAAGAATACTTACACACAGTATTGATGGGTCCTCCCGGTACTGGAAAAACTACAGTAGCTCATATAATTTCAAACATCTACAAACACTTAGGAATTTTGTCTCGAGACGGAACGGTTAAAATAGCACACAAAGATGACTTTGTTGCTGGATATGTAGGTCAGACAGCAATTAAAACACAAAAATTGTTAAAATCGTGTATAGGAGGAGTGTTATTTATAGATGAAGCTTATTCTTTTGGACAAAAGAATTCTAAAGAAGAATCAGATTCGTTTTCTAAAGAAGCAATAGATATTTTAACTAGTTTCTTATCTGAACACTCTAATGACTTTTGTTGTATAATTGCCGGTTATGAACAAGACATTAAAAATTGTTTTTTCGGTATAAACAAAGGTTTAGAAAGTCGTTTTCAATGGAAACATATAATAGATGATTATTCAGCAACTAACTTAAAAGATATTTTATTAAAGAAAATATCTATTAATAATTGGCATATATGTTGTAGTGATAGTGATATTGTAAGCATATTGGAATCAAACAAAGATTTGTTTAAAAATTATGGCAGAGATATAGTTAGTTTATTTAACAAGTGTAAAATTAGTCATGCAGTCCGTGTTATTAACTTGCCAGATCAACACAAATATGTTTTAACTCGACAAGATATACTAGAAGGTATTAAACTAATTAAAAAAGTTAAAGACAAAAAAAATGATTCTGAATCATTGTACAAAAGTTTATATATTTAATTGATAAAAAAAAATCTTATTAATAAATAATAATGCCAGCTACTGAAAAAGTTAAAAAAGTCGAAAAAGTTGAACAAACAACTCTCAAAAAACCAACGAAACTTAAAGCACCTCTAAAAGAAAATGAGTTTTATTGTGTAGGTTGCAGGAAAAGAGTAAAAATTCCTGTAGCTAATATATGTGTAAAAATGAATCACACTTCAAAAAGAACTGTTCCTACACTCATAGGAAAATGTGAAAAATGTAAATGTAAATTAAATAAATTTATTAAAAATGATTCTGTATCAGAAATGACTAAAAAATACGGAGCTTGTATGTAGATAATATAATTTTAATAGCTATATATAGATATAATTATTATATATACAAATATATAATAATGGAAAAAATACAAAATGTTGTAATTATAGGAAGTGGTCCTGCTGGATACACTGCTGCTATTTATACAGGAAGAGCACAACTAAATCCTTTATTAATAACTGGAAATCAAAAAGGAGGTCAATTAATGACTACAACTGAGGTCGAAAATTTTCCGGGATATTGTCAAGAAATCACCGGTCCTTTGTTAATGGAAGATTTAGAAAAACAATGTTTAAAATTTTCAACAACCATTTTAAACAATGTTTGTGTTACGAGTGTAGATATGTCATCAGAATTATTTAAATTAGCTTTAGATAATGATGAAGTTATTACTACTAAGTCTATTATTGTTGCGACGGGAGCTAGTTCTTTATGGTTAAACTTACCAGATGAGAATTTATTAGTTAACAAAGGTATTTCTACATGTGCTACTTGTGATGGACCATGTTTTTTTGGTAAAAAAGTTGTTGTAATAGGTGGTGGTGATTCTGCAATGGAAGAAGCGATATTTCTCAGTAGAATAGCTCAACATGTCACTATAATTAATAGAAGTGACAACTTCAGAGCAAGTAAAATTATGTTTAACAGAGCGAATGAAAATTCTAAAATAACTATTCTTAAAAATACACAAGTTAAATCTTGGTTAAAAGATGATGAAGGATATTTGTGTGGAGGAATTTTAAATAACACACAAGATGAATTTAAATTAGAATTTGAAGGTGCATTTATTGCGATTGGCCATAAACCTAATACTAGTTTTTTAGAAAATCAATTAGAAACAGATAAACAATACTTGGTTTTAAAAAAAAATACAATGACATCTCGCGAAGGTATATTTGCATGTGGAGATGTAACAGATCAAATATATAAACAAGCAATTACTGCTGCAGCACAAGGATGCCAAGCTGCTATAGATTGTGAAAGGTGGTTATCAAGTCAATAAATATTTTTAAATATTTTTTAAAAAAATATTTATTTATAAATATAATAATGAATCAGAAAAATTTAATGATGTTATTAATGCTATGTGCAATAGTTTTGTTTGTAAGTGATTTTTATGTAAATATGGAAAATTGTTCTTGTGGTAAAAATAATTGTGAAAATCTTATTCCTAAAAGAAATGCAAGTAGAGGTATTTTAGTAATAGCTACTATGCTATTTACAATGTCTCTTACATCCTTTTTAATGGGTACATCTGAAAGTAGTACATTAGTTGGTAATAGTATGGTTACTGTTGTCAGTTTAATGTTAGGTATAGTAATTATAGTATTGAACTCTATTATAGTTAATGTTTCCAATAAAAACGAAAATTGTTCTAAATCTAGACTTGGTGGTGTAATTGGATTAATTACAGGTATTTTGATTACACTTACAAGTGGTGCAAGTCTTGCTTTAGCTAAAAAAAATTTATTGAGTTCAGTATTAAATAAATAATAAAATTCATATTAAAAAATAAATATTAAAAAATTAAAATGTCAACAGATATATCAAACAAAGATTTTAATTTTTTACAAATAGCATTAAATGAAGCTATAAAATCAAAAATGTTGATGAAACATGGTTGTGTCGCGGTATTGAATGGTGTTGTTTTAGCAACAGGTTATAACAACTATCGAACATATTCTCGTGATAAATTGTTAAATCACACTACCTTTGCATGTCATGCAGAAGTAGATGTTTTGCGAAAAATTATAAAACAACACCATAAAAAAAATAAAGTAGTATTGTATATAGTTAGAATTAATAATAGTGGATTTTTTATGAATTCTAAACCATGTTTAAACTGTATAAAATTAATTAAGAAATATAATATAAAAAGAATAGTGTATAGTTGTAGTAAAACAGAATTTGTTAAATGTCGTCCAATTGATTGCAAGACAGATCATTTATCATATGGAACTCGGTGTTTATGATTGTTAGTTTATTCTTCTATCAGTTCTTTTGATTTTATAAAAATTTTAATAGTACCTAGATTTCCTACATTTGTTTTAAATAAAATAGGGCTAAAATTGTCTAATATTAAAATATGTATATTATTTGATAATCCAGATAGTTTTTCAATTCTGTTTAATTGGTCTACATCAATTTTTGAGTTGTATATTTCAGTTTCAGATTCCGAATCAGAATCTGAATCTCCAAACTCTACATTTCGTTTTAAAATGTCATCGGCATCTGCGATAAATTGGATTTTACCTTTGTTTTTTATTATTTGAATAGTATCACTTCCTATAATGTTTAGTTCTTTACAAATTTTTTGAAACTCACTCGAAGAAATTATCACAGAATTCACATTGTATTTGGGAATGTCTATTGATATATTTTGTATGTCTTGTATTTTTATAGTAGTGGTAATTTTATGATTGCTTTCTTTAGATGTTGTTCTGACATTTAGTTCTTCGTCTTTTTCCCGGGTTATAAACAACTCGAGTGCCTCTTTTTTCTTTATAGATTTTAAAATTTTAAAAAAATGATTTAAATTTAAACCAACTTGTTTATACGATTGAGTTGAATTATACACAAATTTTTCAAAATTTGCTGAATCTAAATTTAAGTCAACTAGTGTTTTTTGAGGACTGTCGTGCATACACAGAGTAATACCATTTTTTGATATAGTAAAAGATCCTGTTTTAATATTATTACTAATAATTTCTACTAGTATCTTAAAAAAGTATCCTCCTTTAGTTTTACATCTAAACAAATAGTTAATTTTTGTCATTTAATCTGTTATTAATTTAATATAATACTTTAAATATTTTTTTATTTAATAAATAAATAATGCACAGTCGTCATAATAATCGTAACAACTATAATTATAAAAGAGCCATAGATTCAGGTTCTAAAAAATTTAATCCTCTAACGGTAGAAAATCCTTTAACATATTGTATTAACGATAATACCGACAAAAGATTTTTAGTCGGAGGAGAAAGTGATAATTTAATAGGACAACAAAGTGAACATTGTCAATTATTTTTATCAGAATATTGTGCTAAAAATTGGGATGGATTTTGTGAATTAGCATATAGTAACAAAGATAACTTTAAATCACCTGTAGCTACATCACTCAATGCGGGAGAACAATTATTACACAATACAGCTAATAGGAAATACCTAACAAAACTTAAAAACGGAATAATTGTTAAAAAACCATTCGATCCAAATGTTGCTAACTCTCCAGTTATTAGTTACATCGAAAAAGACCCAAATGCAAAACCAGAAGATGAAATAGAAACACTTTACACCGTAAAACCACTTATAATAGACACAGATCCAATTATGAACAGAATGTTACAAACACCTGAAAAATACATGGATATTCTTACAAACATCTACATAGGTATGACATCTACAAACAAAATCAAACAATTACAAGAAACTAAACTTGGAAATTTTTACAAAAATAATGCAATGTTTAATTAATTTATTCTTATTTAAAAAAATCAGGTTTATTACTGTATAACACCAAATGTTTAACAGAAAATTACAAGAATCAACTAAAAAAATTATAGCACATTCTCAAGAATGGTTGTGTGGTATGTGTAAGTGTTTATTGCCTCCATCTTACCAAATAGATCATATAGTGCCTTTTTCTCTTTCGCAAAATGATAATATTGAAAATTTGATGGCCTTATGTCCTAATTGTCATTCACAAAAAACACAAAAAGAACACTATAGAATCTTAATGTTTAGAAAACTATCTAATAAAAGTAACTGTGATTTGTGTTGGTTTTGTTTAAACCCAAACACTTTTTTTCACAATTGCGATAAAAAATTAAAAAAAATTGAATTACATCAAGAGAAACCAAAAAAAATAAAATGTTTTGACGAATTTATTTATGTTAATGATAAGTTGTCAAACTTATCATTACAAAAAACAGACCAACCTCAAAACACAACACTTACTATAGAATTGACTAGAGAATACATATTTGTTGACAAATTTTTTACTGATTCTAAAAATTTAACATTAAATGATATAGCTCGTGCAGTATTTACTGCAACTAGGAAAAAACAATTTAGTAAATTTTTTACCGATGTTGAAGTTACCATAGACATAGAACCAGACACACCAGATCAATTAGTAGACTTTATAATAACAAATTTACCTGGTAAACTACCATCAAGAATTTTTTCTAAACCAATTGACTTGGTAGACTTTACAATCGTATGTTTATAGTTGAATTTAAATTAATTATTGGTGTTGAAAATATTAATTAATATTTTTAATTAATATTTTAGTAAATTAAATTACGATTTATATTCTTTAATTTTAAATGTTGTGTTTTCAATATATCTATCGATATATTTATCAGATACAATATTTAGTATACTATCACAATTAGAATCAATATAATTTTTTAATTTAGGTACAATATAACCATCTTCATAAATTCCTTGTTCACTATTACTAGTGTTTAATGTTTTTAATACACTAATAGGTCCTGGTGAATCTCTTGTCTGCCAGTTAGTTCCATCAGGTGAATAAATTATTTTATTCACCCCACCAAGTGTTCCTGTTGCAATAAATCGTGATCCATCCCAAATTATAGTATGACCTTCTTCTAATAAATCAGCTTTAGAATTAGTAATTTCAGTCCAATTAGTTCCATCAACAGATGTTATAATTGTAACTGTACTAGAAGTTTTTGCTTCACCTACTACTACATATTTATCTTTATTATCCCAAGCTATACTTTTAGCTTCATTTAAAATATTTCCTCCAGAAACAACTTTTTGATAATTACCACCGGCCATGTCTGAAGATATTATAATTGTTTCACTCCCTTCACCAACTAATATCCAGTTTGAACTATTAAACAATAAATCATTAAAACGATGTAATTGAACATTATGTAATGTAGTATTAAATGTTGTATTAACCTCCCAATAAAAGGGACTTCTTCTAGCATATGAATAAGAGATTGTTGTACCATTTGAACCAATTGCAACCCCACTGAACCCAGTATGTTTTAATTTTTTAATTAAAAATGGTTGTTGAATATCATTAGTTACTGTATATATATTATTTTGGTCTGCAATATGTGAATCATAAATAAAATATATTTCACTAGAGGAGTCACCTCGATAAAATTTAAGATTAATTGATTGTATGTCACCTCTACCGGTTTTAGTACCATCATAATAACTATAATTAAAAGTTTTTATTGGTTGAGACCATTTTATAAGACTACCATTAGCATCATTTTTAATACTTGAAAAATTTGTCAAATCATTGTTATTAACTGCTGATGTTATTGTGTTGTAAGTTGCTGTTATTATTTCTTTGAAAAATCCGACTCTAGTAGAAGGAATCACAGCAGTTAAATTACCTGATTGATCATATTTTCCTGTACCTGTAAATACCCATGTATCCTTATTTTCTAAAAATTTAACTTTATTACCTCTAGACAATTTTCCTGGTGTTTGTACCGGGAGTGAGGTTAAATAACCATTAGCAGTGTCATTTGATATTCCAGAATCTGCTATTCCTGTCCATACTTGTGCATTTGTACTAACTGCTATAGTTACTGAAGTGTCACTACTTGTTTTAACAACTCCACTTAATTCTGTTCCTTCATGTCCTACTGCTACCCATCTAATTAGGGGGTCAGTAGATGAATTATTTTTAACATGACCAAAAACACTTGTTATGTTTCCATCATCATCAAAAGGATTTGTAAAATTAGAACTAGTTACACTAACCAGGTAAGAGTATCTGTAGAGTAATATATTGTGTTATTTTCACCAACTACCACCCATTGTTGAGAATACCCGAACGAGGTTCCATCACCACCTGCTGAATTGTCTTGAATTATACTAATTCCGTGAACATCTAACAATTTTTCTGTAATAGTAGTAATATGGGTCCAGGTACTTCCTCCATCAGTTGATGAACATATTCTATGTTCTATAGTACCAGAATTATCATATTCACCAATTACAACCCAATATTCTTGACCATTTAAATAAATTCCAGAAACAGCCTTACCTGTAGTTAACACAAGAGTAGAATTTGTTACTGCCGTCCAACTATCAGTATTATCAAGATTGTAAGCAATACTATTAGTTCCTTCACCAACTACCATATATCGTTGACCATTCCAATCAATATCATTTGTACTAACAGTAAAAATATTTTTACCTTGTTTTGTCCAATGATTGGAATTACTATTACCACTTAATATCAAACCATCATTATCTTTTTTTAAGTTAATGTAACTGGTATTGTCAATAACTGCTACATTATAATTATCTTTTCCAATAACTATTTCATTAATTACAAACCTACTATAAGAAATTCCATCTGTTTGCCAATTATAACTTCCTTTACTTGAACTATGAACATTACCATTAACATCTGATATATACCAAATCTTTAATCCAATATCCCAATATACAGATAAACCTTCGACCGGAGGAAACATAGTGTCTGAAACATTAATTGGATCAATAATATTCCAATTAATTCCATTATATGAATATGCAGAATTAGTATTACTACCTTCACCTACTACTATCCACATATTTCCATTCCAACCAATATCATTAATTTTTATATTTGGTATATTAGTATAATCAATATAAGTGAAATTATCATTATTAAATCCAAATTCTATATTTTTAATAGTACTTAGTGTAGTACTATGTGATAGATTTGAAAACCCAGTAAAAACAGGATAATTAATATTAATATTTGGTTTATTTCTAATACAATATAATTTGTTAACTTTATTTAAATCAGTATTTGTTATACCAGTCCAATCAATTCCATCATAAGAATATGCTATATTATGTGTTCCTGTACCAGTTTTTTCACCACCTACTATCCATATATATCCATTCCAAATAACACTTTTTGGAGTAAAATCACTTATCATTTGACTACTAGTAGACCAACTTATTCCATCATAAGAGTATACTAGTTTAGTCGTATTACTACTAACTGAGACCCAAATATGTTCATTATGATATATACTTACACCTGTAAAATTTGATAAAGTAACATTAGTCCAGTTTTTACTATCATAAGAATATGCTATACCATCTACACCTGTTGCTACCCACATATTACCAGACCAATAAGCATCATTCGCAATAAATGTTGAAGTACTACTAATCCAAGAATTTGATAATACATTATCTTCTGTTGCATATGCAATAGTTTTACTATTACCTAAATCAGTACCAAATAAAACATAATAAGTTCCATTGTAAACTATATTATTAATATTATTATAACCAGTATTTTCTAATTGAGTTGATTTAGTTGTCCATGTTTTTCCATCATATGATACAAATAATGCAGTTGAACTAACAAAAATCCATTTGTCTTTAGCCCAAATTACATTTAATGGTATGTGTATATTAGTAGTTTGTTTGCCAAGTGTCCATTTATACCCATCATATGAATAAACTATATAAGGATTATTATTAATAGTAGCTACCCACATTTTACCATTAGAAACAATACTATTTATTTCTTGAGTGTTATTCAATAAATCTTTCGTATTTTCAGTTTTAAACCATGTTTGACCATCACAACTATTTACTATATGATAATAAGGAGAACTAGAACTAGAAGTTGATCCAACTGCATAAACATATGAACCAGGAAAACTAATAGTATTTTCTAGTAAATTATTTGATGATACGGCAGAACAACTTGTACTAAAAATACTCGTACCTAAACCAGTCCAATTAATTCCATCATAAGAATATGCTAAAGAATTAGTGCCTGCACCACTAGCAATCCACATATGTCCATTCCATGATAAGTCAGAACAATTTGAATTAAAAATATGTTTACCTAAACCAGTCCAATTAATTCCATCATAAGAATATGCTAAAGTATCATTAGTTCCTGTACCACCAGAAATCCACATATGTCCATTCCATGATAAGTCATAACTTGAAGTAAAAATACTCGTACCTAAACCAGTCCAATTAATTCCATCATAAGAATATGCTAAATTATTAGTTCCTGTACCACCAGCAATCCACATATGTCCATTCCATGATAAGTCATAACTTGAAGTAAAAATACTCGTACCTAAACCAGTCCAATTAATTCCATCATAAGAATATGCTAAAGAATTAGTGCCTGCACCACTAGCAATCCACATATGTCCATTCCATGATAAGCCAAAACAATTTGAAGTAAAAATATTTTTACCTAAACCAGTCCAATTAATTCCATCATAAGAATATGCTAAAGTATTAGTGGTTCCTATACCACCAGCAATCCACATATGTCCATTCCATGTTACACTTAAACAATTTGTACTAAAAATACTCGTACCTAAACCAGTCCAATTAATTCCATTATAAGAATATGCTAAAGAATTAATGCCTGTACCACCAGCAATCCACATATGTCCATTCCATGCTACACTTAAACAATTTGAACTAAAAATACTCGTACCTAAACCAGTCCAATTAATTCCATCATAAGAATATGCTAAAGTATTAGTGCCTGTACCACCAGCCACATGTAAAACTTTTCTATTTTCACCAAAACTATATGTTTGAATATTTTTTTGTGTTTTATCAACTTTTGCTAAAATATTACTTTCCTTAATAACAGAATTAGTATCTAAAATAATTGATTTCTTTTTTGGTAATGTTCCATTATTTTTCATATTAATTAGGTGATTTTTCAATCTTAACTCATCAACATTTCTATCATTAATTTTATTAACAAATAAGTTATTAAATTTTGTAGTAGATAAACCAATATTACTAGATTCACTACTAGAAGTAGAAATAATATCAGTTCCTATTTCAAGATTCATAGGTGTAGTTATATTTCCTGCAGAATATATAGTAGCACTTGTATTTAAATAACTACCATTTATATTACCGCAATGTAAATCTTTCTGAACATAAACAGAACCACCTCCAGTAAAAAATATTTCAGGAGTATTTATAGTAGTTCTATAACCATCTGTAGTAATACCTTCTGTATTATCATTATTACCACCTATAAATACACTTCTAGATGGTGCTACAATAACACCATCTGAACTTAACAAATTTTCTCCAAAACTTGTTAAGTTTTTACCTGTAACAGTATCGGTTCCATTATAAACCATAACACTATCAGATGATGCAGTAACACCTGAAAGATTTTGTAATCTTTGTGATAAATCCGCATTGTCTCCTTTAGGTCCTGTATCACCGGTATCACCAGTACTTCCTTTGTCTCCCTTAGGTCCTGTATCACCGGTATCACCAGTACTTCCTTTGTCTCCCTTAGGTCCTGTATCACCGATATCACCGGTACTTCCTTTAGGTCCTGTTGCACCGGTATCACCAGTACTTCCTTTGTCTCCCTTAGGTCCTGTATCACCGATATCACCGGTACTTCCTTTAGGTCCTGTTGCACCGGTATCACCAGTACTTCCTTTAGGTCCTGTTGCACCGGTATCACCAGTACTTCCTTTAGGTCCTGTTGCACCGGTATCACCAGTACTTCCTTTGTCTCCCTTAGGTCCTGTATCACCGATATCACCAGTACTTCCTTTAGGTCCTGTTGCACCGGTATCACCAGTACTTCCTTTGTCTCCCTTAGGTCCTGTATCACCGATATCACCAGTACTTCCTTTAGGTCCTGTTGCACCGGTATCACCAGTACTTCCTTTAGGTCCTGTTGCACCGGTATCACCAGTACTTCCTTTGTCTCCCTTAGGTCCTGTATCACCGGTATCACCAGTACTTCCTTTAGGTCCTGTTGCACCGGTATCACCAGTACTTCCTTTAGGTCCTGTTGCACCGGTATCACCAGTACTTCCTTTGTCTCCCTTAGGTCCTGTATCACCGGTATCACCAGTACTTCCTTTGTCTCCCTTAGGTCCTGTATCACCGGTATCACCAGTACTTCCTTTGTCTCCTTTAGGTCCTGTATCACCGGTATCACCAGTACTTCCTTTGTCTCCCTTAGGTCCTGTATCACCGGTATCACCAGTACTTCCTTTGTCTCCCTTAGGTCCTGTATCACCGGTATCACCAGTACTTCCTTTGTCTCCCTTAGGTCCTGTATCACCGGTATCACCAGTACTTCCTTTAGGTCCTGTTGCACCGGTATCACCAGTACTTCCTTTGTCTCCCTTAGGTCCTGTATCACCGATATCACCAGTACTTCCTTTAGGTCCTGTTGCACCGGTATCACCAGTACTTCCTTTAGGTCCTGTTGCACCGGTATCACCAGTACTTCCTTTGTCTCCCTTAAGACCTGTATCACCGGTATCACCAGTATTTCCTTTAGGTCCTGTTGCACCTTGAGCACCTGTTGCACCTTGAGCACCTGTTGCACCTTGAGCACCTGTTGCACCTTGAGCACCTGTTGCACCTTGAGCACCTGTTGCACCTTGAGCACCTGTTTCTCCTGTTTCTCCTCTAAGACCAGTGAAAGGTCCATATGATACATAGTTAACACCGTCATATGCAATTACATGTCTTGAAACATCACCATTAGGAGATGTTGTTTTATCAACACGATTATCTTGATCAACAACAAATACATAAACATCACTAGTTGACGGGTTTATTTCATTATTGTTTGTTCTAGTAACTAAATTATCTTTATAACTTTGTGTAAACACAACATTAAATTCATCTACACTAAAACTTTCTCCTCTTTCCCCTTTTGATCCTTCTTGTCCCTGAGAACCTGTTGCTCCTTTGTCTCCTTGTGGTCCAATTAATCCTTGAATTTTATAATTAAAAATTACACCTACTTCTTTATATTTATCTCCTACTACAATATTATTCCCAGAATCGTCTATTGATACTGAACTACCCCATGTAATACCTGAATTTGTTGTTATAGGTCTGTAATTTTCATAATATAATGTCGAACCTCGTCTTTGTAAATACTTTCCGTTAAAAGTATAGACCCATACTTCACCTATATTTTCTGCTGCACCTACAATTAAAACAGAACCATCATAATTTATATCTAAATTAAAATATCGTTCATCAAGTGATTGTTCAATATAATTATAATTTGTATTTAATACCCAACTATTTCCATTTCTTTCATACATCGATATTATATCTGTTGTTGAATTATTATATTTATATAATACTAATCTATTACCATCACCACTTAAAGCAAATTGTTTAATAGAACTATTAATTTGTAAACTTGTGTTTTCAATATAAATATTGTCATCATTTAAATCATGGGTTCTAATTACATTATTATAGTAACCAATAAATGTTTTACCATCATCACTTAATAATATCTTAGTGAAAAAATCACCTGCTGCAATTTCATTATAACTTCCACTTCCGGGTGTAGGATTATATAAAATTTTCCAATATCTTGTTTGTCCAACAATTGCAATATATTGTGCATTATAATTAATTTTAACCATATCCGTTGTATTAATTAAATTATTAACTGGTTGATTTACATATATACCATTTGTTTCATCATATCTTAAAACTGCTAATTTTTTACCATTATTATCATCACCATTATGTGAAGAAACAATTGTAGTACCATCTCCAGATATTTCAAATCTAGCATAATGGTCAGTTCCATAACCTTCTGTAGTTGAAAAATATGTTTCAGAAACTTCATTCCAATTACCTTCGGTATCTTTATCATAAACTCTAATGTTTTTCCATCCACCTATTGCAACTCTGTTACCATTATTAGAAATTGCAGTTCCTATACCTCTCATCCAATCAATATGAGGTCCTATTGGTGCAGAATCGAAATTTGCAGATGCTAGAGACATTTCCCAATTAGAACTAGAATTTGAATTTAATGTTAATAAATCATTTAATATAACATCAGATAAACCTTGGTCTCCTTTATCTCCTTGTTCACCTTTTTCTCCAATGAGACCTTGTTGTCCTGTGAGGCCTTGTTGTCCTTGAATACCTTGTTGTCCTTGAATACCTTGATCACCTTTAGGACCCTGTTCTCCCTGAGGTCCTATTTCTCCTTGATCTCCTTTGTCTCCCTTACTTCCTAATAGTTGTTTTATAATTGTTTTATCATTTATTAATGTAAAAACAATATATTTACCTATTTCATATTGCACATTTAAACTAGTATTTACAAAATATTTAGTATGTAAACTAATTTTAACATATGCATCATTTAAAGAACCTTTTTCAAATAATTTCAAACTATTTGTTATTTGTCCCTTTGTACCTTCTTTATACATAATAATTTCATTTGTTTCATCACTATTACTTAATATAACATCATTTTCCATAGGATTCATATCAAATCTTTTAAAATGTAAAACACAACTATTATTATTATTATCTAATTTTAATGTATTTTTTATTAATAAAAAATTATCTTGAGTATCATTACCAATATAAATATTGGATGAACAATTAGAATTAACAAGTAAAAATCCTGGTTGTATAAAACAAGAAATATCTTCTTGAGTTAGTGTATTACTTAAATTATTTAATACATGTAAATATCCTTTATCATTTATTTTGGGATAAAAAGTTAGAGTACCTCTTGATCTAAAATCCTTTACATAATCACTTTTGTTAAATAAATTAGACATATTTATTATAAAATATTTATTAAAATAATAAATATTTTAATTTAAAATTTATTCTTAAAATTTATTCTTAAAATTTATTTCTTAAGGTACTCTTTTAAGAACAATTGTAATAATAATATTTGATCTGTCATTAAAAATTGCATCACCAGAGTCTGGTAATCTATCTGGATTAGTTGAATTTTGATATTGCATATGTACAGATAAAAGACTTCCAGGACTTAAACTTGCATTCGTTGGTGTTATAGTATCTGGAGATGAATAGAAGTTCTGATTCTGTGAATATTGTTTTTCTGTATTGTTATTAACAATTAATTGTAGTTTATCACCTGAACCTACATTTATTGCAGTACTTGTAGTACCATTAATGTATATAGTTTCTAATACTGATTTAGTTGGAACTATATAGTAACCTTCAGGAAAGTATTTAGGTCTATTATATGAATCTATTGTGAATGAATATGTATTACTATACAAAACACCACCAATTGTAATGTCATTAGTTGTAATACTAGTAGAATTAATATTTGTTCCTGTAATTGTATTTCCATAAATCTTATTATAAGGTACATCTACTGAACCTATATCTACTAATTCTCCATTTGGAATAATATTTTTAGAATATAATGTTGAACCTAAATATGTAGAAGTACTATTTATCATAAATTCAGGTGAATTAATTGTAGTTCTACCTCCATTCATATCATTTAAATTAATACCATCATTTCCAAAACTTCGTAAATCAAGGTATCCACTAGAATATACAATTCCATTTAAAGTTCCCTGAGTTAATGATAAAGTTTTATTATTATTGTTAATAATTATATCACTACTAGATACTAATCCTTGTTTAACTTCGATACTAGGATTAATTATAGTTAAAAGACTTTTTCCGGTACTCCATTCATTATCAGATATTTGTGTTTGTAATGTATCAGGATTAGTAGTATCGTCTTCTACAAGAAGACATAGTTCCCAACCATTAGATTCTCTTGTATTGTTATCTAAGAATACTTCAAAACTAGTCGAATTTCCACTTCCTTCAGGATATTCTCTTATGTCTGTAATATAAACTTGTAATAGTACTATAGAATTATCACTATGAGTACCATACTTCATTCTAATATCTTTAATTTGATGTGCATAGTTAGAATATCCTAAAATATTTATGTTTTTATTACCATATGCTGATAAACTACTACTAGCAATAAAATGAAGATTAGATAATGATTGCATACCATTTGAAGTAATTGTAAAATTACCATATGCAGCATTTTTTGTAAAGGCAATAGTATACCATTTACTCGTGTCTGCTATAGTCAAATTACTAACTACGGAAATTGGAGTACCATTAAGTATTTCATTAACAGAAATATCATTAATATTATCAACATATATATTACTAAAGTTACTGCCTTTAACACCGATATCACCTGTTGAAGTTAACAAGTTTTCTCCAAAACTTGTTAAGTTTTTACCTGTAACATTATCGGTTCCATTATAAACCATAATAGTATCAGATGATGCAGTAACACCTGAAAGATTTTGTAATCTTTGATCTAAATCCGCATTATCTCCCTTGGGACCTGTATCACCTATATCTCCTTTCTCTCCTCTAAGACCAGTGAAAGGCCCATATGATACATAATCAGTACCATCATATGCAATTACATGTCTTGAAACATCACCATTAGGAGATGTTGTTTTATCAACACGATTATCTTGATCAACAACAAATACATAAACATCACTAGTTGATGGGTTTATTTCGTTATTGTTTGTTCTAGTAACTAAATTATCTTTATAACTTTGTGTAAATACAACATTAAATTCATCTACACTAAAACTTTCTCCTCTATCACCGGTGTCTCCTTTAAGACCTGTTGCACCGGTATCACCCTTGTCTCCATTTAGGTTATCTTTATTATACAAAACACCATCAATTGTAATATTATTAGTTGTAATGTTAGTAGAATTAACATTTGTTCCTGTAATAGTATTTCCATGAATTTCATTATACTTTTTATTAGATGTACCTATATTATGTGTATTGTCATCAAAAGGTTCAATATTATTGGTTTTTAAAATATCATCTTCGATGTATAATATAACAGATCCACCTATTCCTGGTTGTGGCATGATACCTACATCTGTATGCGAACCTTGTTTATAGAAGGCAAATTGATTTTGACTTCTAAAATATAAAGTAGATGCTTGTACACCTGTTGTGTATAAATCTCCATAAAATTCTATCTTTTCACCTGTTACTCCATGAAATTTTAATTCTGAACTAATTATATTATTTCCATGAATTTCATTAAAAGGTGTATCTGATGAACCGATATCACCTGTTGAAGTTATTAAGTTTTCTCCAAAACTTGTTAAGTTTTTACCTGTAACAGTATCGGTTCCATTATAAACCATAACAGTATCAGATGATGCAGTAACACCTGAAAGATTTTGCAATCTTTGTGCTAAATCTGCATTATCTCCCTTGTCTCCTTTGAGACCATCCGCACCGGTATCTCCCTTGTCTCCCTTGAGATTATCTTTATTATATAAAACACCATCGATACTAATAGTATTAGTGTAGATACTATTAAAGTTGTTAGTTGAACTTCCTAAATTAAATACATTGTTTGAAACAGGTACAATATTTTTAGAATTTAGTGTATAATATGGATCAGTTATATATGAAAGTGATAGATAGTTACGATAATTAGTATTCGATATCATATATCCATAAGCATTCATTCTAGTTAGAATGATATGTTTAGCATCATTTGAAACATCAAGTTTCATGTATGTACTACTTGGTGATGAATTGGGATTAGTATAATCAGCAAAATATTGATAAGTATCTATTATGTTAATTTCATCCCAATTTATTGTATCGGTATTATACCGATACATATGAATTTTATTGTCCATATTTCTATAATAAGTAGTTAATGTTAAACCATCTGAAGAAAGATTAAACATCGTACCGAATTGATTTGAATCTGAATTTTCTTGTAAACTAAGAAAATCATTTCCTAATTGTGTAATGTTATTAGCATCAGAAATATCTAATACTCTTATTCTACCTCTGTTCAAATTTTGATATTTCATATTACCTACTGCAATTATATTACCTGTTTCAGATAAACTAAAATATAATGATGATGAACTAGTTGAAGAATTACTCGTACTCGTAATAACAGCAAAGTTAGTGAAATTTCCTGGTGATGTTTCTTTCATTATTTGACTAGTATCTTCATTTGTTTGATATACTATTACTTTACCATCACCACTCATATTTCCTGAAAGACCATAATGGGGGTATGTACTACCTACTACTGATGTATTATTAAATATTAAATTATAATTATTTACATCGTCAACATTATCATATAATCTAATTCTAGTTGACTTATCACTTGTATTATGTGAATATATAAACAATCTTTTACCATCATTACTTAATTTAGAAATTCCTCTATCATTAAAATGCTTAGTTAAATCATTGTTGATTGTGTGTGATAATGACCACGTATTATTACTATATTTGTACACATGAATATTACAAGGTGTGTTGCTTTTAATAGTAACTAATGTATCACCTGTATTTGATATATGTATACCATATATACCTGCATAATCCATATCAATATTAATACTATCACCTAATTGAACTTTATCATTTTCGAAAGTTGCATTTTGATATACAACTAACTTATAATTTTGAAAATTGCCCATTACACCAAATTGTGCATCTTGTCTTACTAAATATTGTCCATTATTACTTAAGTGTGTATGTATATTCATACTTAGGTTCTCTTGTGTAATTGTTGAAAATTGTTCTTTATAAAATAACTCTCCATTAATATCATAAACTTCATCAAAACTACCTTTTTCTCCCGTTTCTCCTTTAAGACCAATATCGCCTTGATCACCTTTGTCTCCTACTTCACCTTTATCTCCCGGTTCTCCCGTTTCTCCTTTGTCTCCTGTAATTTGTGACCAAGTAGGATTAGAATATGTGTTGGTATTAACATAAACTACATCATTTGAACTATCTATCCATAGTTTATTATCTAGTTTAATTCCTAAACTATTAATTTCGTATATGTTGGCATTAGTTTCATCTTGTGTCATAATTGTATCACCTACATTATTAATAAAACATCCATGATAACCAAATCTGGTGTTACCATTACCATTAATTTTCTTATTTAAGACAAGTTGTCCATAGAAATTATTATATACAGTTAAATCTCCAACTAAATCACTGGTTACTACTAAACTTAAATCACTATTAGAATCTATCATTCTACCTAATCCAGTTGTAGAAACATCAACTCCACTAACTGTAGATATATTAACATAGTTATTATCAACAAGTTTATAACTACTCAATAAATTGGATCCAGTTGAACCAACAACTATATTAGTTCCAAAATCATCTATTGTAAGGGCTGTTGGTGCAAAAGTTAAATCTATTACTGTTGTAGTTCCTCCAATTGTAATTACTCTAATTTTATTATTAATTTCGTCAGCAATAACAACTTTGTTATTGTCATTTCTACATACATTAACATATTTTCCTGATGCTGATATTAAGTTATCAGATACAGTAATTTGATATACTGAATTAACTATTCCATAAGAAATAGTTCTAAAGTTTGCAATATTACCATTTTGTTGAGAATATCCAATAATTGTTGCATCTCCATTAATAGTTGGGTTAATATAATTACCAATACCAGTATTAATATCACCACTTATTATTTCAAAATGTTTAGTAGTCCACCCTAAAGATGGATCAACTGTATTATCCCATTCAAATGCATCAATACTACTTACATCACCTGCATATGAAGGTTTACATACTATGACTCTGTTTCCGTCATCACTAATTGCAGTTCCATATCCAAATCTCCCTCCTCTAACATTATTTTTTGGTCTTAGTAGACCACCTCTTTGTTCCCATAATTGTGTATTTTCGTTGTAGTCATATACTCTAGCCTGACCATCTTGATAATCAGTTGTATGAGTTGCAGCGAAAGAACCAACTACTATTGATTTATTTGTTTTACTAATATTCATTGTAACATTAAAGTATTCACTTGTAGATCCTACAAGTACAGATGTTATAGAATCTTCCCAAGAGTATTCTATTGCATCTTTACCTGATTCTCCTTGAATTCCTACTTCACCTTTGTCTCCTACTTCACCTTTATCTCCCACTTCTCCTTTATCTCCCACTTCTCCTTTGTTTCCCACTTCTCCTTTGTCTCCTTGAGGTCCAATTGGACCTTCAATGTTGTAATTATAAATGAGACCTACTTCTTTACTAGCATTTCCTACTACAATATTATTTCCTGAGTCATCTACACTGACTGCATTACCAAAACTATTACCATAATTTGTTGCCATGGGTCTATAGTTATTATCATAATACAATGTTGAACCTCTTCTATGTAAATATTCACCATTAAAAGTGTAGATACAAACTTTATTTTTTTCTTCTGAACCTACAATTAAAACAGAACCATCATAATTTAGATCTAAATTAATATAACTTTCATTAATTGAATCTTCAATATACTTATAATTTGTATTTAATACCCAACTATTTCCATTTCTTTCATACATTGATATTATATCTGTTGTTGAATTATTATATTTATATAATACTAATCTATTACCATCACCACTTAAAGCAAATTGTTTAATAGAACTATTAATTTGTAAACTTGTATTTTCAACATATATATTATCATCATTTAAATCATGGGTTTTAACTACACTGTTATAGTAACCAATAAATGTTTTAGCATCATCACTTAGTAAGATCTTAGTAAAAAAATCACCTGCTGCAATTTGATTATAACTTCCACTTCCGGGTGTAGGATTATGTATAATTCTCCAATATCGTGTTTGTGCAACAAATGCAATATATTGTGCATTATGATTAATTTTAATCATATTCATTCCAGTAACTAAATGGTTAGCGGATTGATTAACATATACACCATTTGTTTCATCATATCTTAATACTCCTAATTGAGTTTTACCATAAGTACTGCTACTAGTGTGAGAAGAAACAAGTGTAGTACCATCTCCAGACATTACAAATAGTTTATCATTGTTACTTCCATATCCTAATGTTGTACTTAAATAGTTTGGTGAAACATCATTCCAATTACCTCCAGCATCTTTATCATAAACTCTAATATTCTGCCATCCAGCAATTGCAACTCTGTTACCATCACTAGAAATAGAAGTTCCAATACCTCTCATCCAATCATCATGAGCACTCGATGGTGCAGACTCTAAATTTGCAGATACTTTAGTCATTTCCCAACTAGAACTAGAACCCGAATTTAATGTTAACAAATCATTTAATGTAACATCAGGTAAACCTTGGTCACCTTTATCACCTGTGTCTCCTTTCTCTCCTTTATCACCAGTATCTCCTTTGTCTCCAGTATCTCCTTTTTCTCCAGTATCTCCTTTATCTCCTACTTCTCCTTTATCTCCTGTTTCTCCTTTCTCTCCTTTATCTCCTGTATTATTGTAAATACCATATGATATAAATTGGTTAGTTAAACCATCATAAATAATTAAATGGTTTGTTATATCAAAGTTGAGTGTGTTATTAGGTATTGATAAATCTGTTCTATCATCTGACATAATAGTGAAAACATGATTTTGTGTATCTGATGTGTTATCTTTAATACTATTAATTTTTTCATTTGTGAATACTACATTATATTCATTAACTATAACTCCATCACCTATTTCACCTTTATCACCCGTTTCACCTTGATTACCTCTTTCGCCTACAAAACGACCATAATCAATAAATGTATTGTTACCTCTGTAATTAATTAGATGTCCAGTTAAATCATTAAAAATATTCATATTAGTTTTGTCTTGTTCAGTTCTACTATCAACACTTACTACAAAATTAAAATGGTTTGTTTCGTTATAGATAGTATTAACTTTAATTGATTCTATATATGATGTATTCAAATATACATCATGAACATTAATATAAAATATAGAACCTTGTTCACCTTTATCACCTTGGATACCTTGGATACCTTGGATACCTTGGGTACCTTGAATACCTTGAATACCTTGGATACCTTGAATACCTTGTGATCCTATATCACCTTTTTCACCTTTTTCACCTTTAGTACCTTGAGTACCTTGAGTACCTTGAGTTCCTTGATTACCTCTTTCTCCTTTTTCTCCTTGAATACCTGTGAAAGGACCATATGATACATAGTTAACACCATCGTATGCAATCACATGTCTTGAAACATCACCACTAGGTGATGTTGTTTTATTAGTTCTATTATCTTGATCAACAACAAAAATCCATACATTTTCAGGTGATATATTGGTATTATTTACTAGTCCTAGTTTATAATCAGCATCAAAAGTTACATTAAAATCATCAACACTAAAACTTTCTCCTCTTTCTCCTCTTTCTCCTTTATCACCTTGATTACCTTTATCTCCAGTATTTCCTTTAATACCTACACCTATTGGACCTTCTGGACCTTGTGCACCTGTTAGACCTTGTAGACCTTGGGGTCCTGTGGGACCGATTAGACCTTGAGGACCTTCTGAACCTTGGGGACCTTGGTCACCTTGTTCTCCTTTATTTCCTTTAATACCCTGAGGACCCTGTTCTCCTTGGTTTCCTGTGTTTCCTTTTTCTCCTTGTATACCTTGAATTCCCTGAGGACCTGTTGGTCCTTCAGGTCCAACAGGTCCAGAAGGACCTTCTGGACCTTGTATACCTGTTGAACCTTGTAAACCTTGTGCACCTGTTGGACCTTGTACACCTGTTGGACCTTGATCTCCTTTATCTCCTTTAATACCTTGTTCACCCTGTAAACCTTGTGCACCTGTTTGACCTTTAGGACCTTCAGGTCCTTGTGAACCTTCTGGACCTGAAGGTCCCTGACTTCCTGTTTCTCCCTGATCTCCTTTAGGTCCTTGATTTCCTGTTTCTCCCTGATCTCCTTTAGGTCCCTGATTCCCTGTAAGTCCTTTTTCTCCTCTTTCCCCTTTTTCTCCTCTTTCTCCTTTTTCTCCCTGAATACCAGTAAAAGGACCATATGATACATAGTTAACACCATCGTATGCAATCACATGTCTTGAAACATCACCACTAGGTGATGTTGTTTTATTAGATCTATTATCTTGATTAACAACAAAAATCCATACATTTTCAGGTGATATATTGGTATTATTTACTAGTCCTAGTTTATAATCAGAATCAAAAGTTACATTAAAATCATCAACACTAAAACTTTCTCCTCTAATACCTTGAGGACCTTGTTCACCTTGAATACCTTGAGAACCTTGATCACCTTTAGGTCCTTGAATACCTTGTTCTCCTTTAACACCTTGAGGACCTGAAGGTCCTTGAGGACCAGAATCCCCTTGTACACCTGTATCACCTTTAACACCTTGAAGACCAGAAGTTCCTATAGGTCCTATATCACCTTTAGGACCTATATCACCTTTAGGACCTATATCACCTTGATATCCTTGAGGACCTTCTGGACCTTGTATACCCTGTGCACCTGTTGGACCTGTTGGACCTTGTGCACCTGTTAGGCCTTGTGTACCTGTTGGACCTTGTTCTCCTTTTTCTCCTCTTTCTCCTTGTTCTCCTTTAACACCTGTAAAAGGTCCATAAGATACATACTTATTTCCATCATATGCAACTACATGTCTTGTTAAAAGTTCATTAGGTTCTATTGTAGGATCTATATTTACTCTATTATCTACATCTACAACAAAAATCCAAACATTTTCAGGTGATATATTAGTATTACTTATTAGTCCTAGTTTATAATCAGAATTAAAAGTTACATTGAAATCATCAACACTAAAACTTTCTCCTCTAATACCTTGTGTACCTTGAGGTCCTACAGGACCTACAGGTCCTACAGGTCCTTCAGGACCTTGTATACCTTCAACACCCTGATCACCTTTAGGACCTTGAATACCTTGTGAACCTTGAGGTCCAATATTACCTTGAGGACCTGTAGGACCTACAGGTCCAGTAAGACCTTGAGACCCAGTAGATCCCTGATCTCCTTTTTCTCCTTTTAGACCCTGTTCTCCTTTTAGACCCTGTTCTCCTTGAAGACCCTGTTCTCCTTGAAGACCTTGTTCACCTCTTTCTCCTTTCTCTCCCTGAATACCAGTAAAAGGACCATAAGATACATATTTAGTACCATCATATACAACTACATGTCGGGTTAGAAGTTCTTTAGGTTCTATTTCAGAATTATCAGGTATAGCATCAATATTTCTATTGTCTACATTGACAACAAAAATCCAAACATTTTCAGGTGATATATTAGAATTATTTACTAGTTGTAGTTTATAATCAGAATCAAAAGTTACATTAAAATCATCAACACTAAAACTTTCTCCTCTAATACCTTGAAGACCTTGAAGACCCTGTTCACCTTTAGGACCTTGAAGACCTTGATCACCTTGAAGACCTTGATCACCTTTAAGACCTTGAAGACCCTGATCACCTTTAGGACCTTGTTCACCTTGAATACCCTGTTCTCCTATAGTTCCCTGATCTCCTTTAGGTCCTTGTTCTCCTGTAGATCCCTGCTCTCCTTTAGGTCCTTGTTCTCCTTGAAGACCTTGATCACCTTTAGAACCCTGATCACCTGTTAATCCCTGATCTCCTTTAACACCTTGTTCTCCTCTTTCTCCTTTTTCTCCCTGAATACCTGTAAAAGGACCATAAGATACATATTTAGTACCATCATATGCAACTACATGTCGTGTTAGAAGTTCATTGGGTTCTACTTCGGAATCTGTTGGTATAGGATTTCTGTTATCTACAGCGACAACAAAAACCCAAACATTTTCAGGTGATATATTTGTATTATTTACTAGTTGTAGTTTATAATCAGAATCAAAAGTTACATTGAAATCATCAACACTAAAACTTTCTCCTCTAACACCTTGAGGACCTTGAGGACCTTCATTACCTTGAGGACCTTGGAAACCTTGAATACCTTGGAAACCTTGAAGACCCTGATTACCTTGAAGACCTGGAAGACCTTGTTCTCCTTTAGGTCCTTGTACTCCTGTAGATCCCTGATCTCCTTTAGGTCCCTGTTCTCCCATAGATCCCTGGTCTCCTTTAGGTCCTTGTTCTCCTTGAAGACCTTGTTCACCTTGAATACCCTGTTCTCCTTTAATACCCTGTTCTCCTTTAACACCTTGTTCACCTCTTTCTCCTTTTTCCCCTTGAAGACCAGTGAAAGGACCATAAGATACATATTTAGTACCGTCATATGCAACTACATGTCGTGTTAGAAGTTCTTTAGGTTCTATTTCAGAATTATCAGGTATAGCAGCAATATTTCTATTGTCTTCAGCAACAACAAAAACCCAAACATTTTCAGGTGATATATTGCTATTGGTTACTAATTCTAGTTTATAATCAGAATCAAAAGTTACATTAAAATCATCAACACTAAAACTTTCTCCTCTAATACCTTGAGGACCTTGTTGACCTTGAATACCTTGTTGACCTTGTTCACCTTTAGGACCTTGTTCTCCAATAAGTCCTTGAACTCCTTTAGGACCTTGTTCACCTTTAATACCTTGTTCTCCAATAGGTCCTTGATCTCCTTTAGGACCTTGTTCTCCAATAGGACCCTGTTCTCCAATAGGTCCTTGATTTCCTTGAGGTCCTTGATTTCCTTGAGGTCCTTGATTTCCTGCAATCCCTTGGAATCCTTGAATACCTTGTTCTCCTCTTTCTCCTTTTTCTCCTTGAACACCAGTGAAAGGACCATAAGATACATATTTAGTACCATCATATGCAACTACATGTCTTTTTAGAAGTTCATTGGGTTCTACTTCGGAATCTGTTGGTATAGGATCTCTGTTATCTTCAACAACAACAAAAACCCAAACATTTTCAGGTGATATATTTGGATTATTTACTAGTTGTAGTTTATAATCGGAATCAAAAGTTACATTGAAATCATCAACACTAAAACTTTCTCCTCTAACACCTTGAGGACCTTGAGGACCTTCATTACCTTGAGGACCTTGATTACCCTGAATACCCTGAAGTCCCGGAATACCCTGTTCTCCTGTAGATCCCTGTTCTCCTATAGGTCCCTGTTCTCCTTTAGTTCCTTGTTCACCTTTAGTTCCTTGAATACCTTGTTCACCTTTAGTTCCTTGAATACCTTGTTCTCCTATTTCTCCTTTTTCACCCTGACTACCTGTAAAAGGACCATAAGATACATATTTAGTACCATCATATGCAACTACATGTCGTGTTAGAAGTTCATTGGGTTCTACTTCGGATTCTGTTGGTATAGAACTTCTTTTGTCTTCAGAGACAACAAAAACCCAAACATTTTCAGGTGATATATTTGTATTATTTACTAGTTGTAGTTTATAATCAGAATTAAAAGTTACATTGAAATCATCAACACTAAAACTTTCTCCTCTATCACCTTGAGAACCTTTTTCACCTTGAATACCTTGGGGTCCTTCATTACCCTGAATACCCTTTTCTCCTTGAATACCCTGCTCTCCTTTATCACCTTTATCTCCTTGAATACCTTGATTACCTTTAGGTCCTTGTTCTCCTTGAAGACCCTGATCTCCTTTAGGTCCCTGTTGTCCTTGAAGACCCTGATCCCCTTTAGGTCCCTGTTGTCCTTGAAGACCCTGATCTCCTTTAGGTCCCTGTTCTCCTTGAAGACCCTGATCACCTTTAGGTCCCTGTTCTCCTATATCACCTTTAAGTCCTTGAACACCTTTTTCTCCCTGAATACCCGTAAAAGGACCATAAGATACATATTTAGTACCATCATATGCAACTACATGTCGTGTTAGAAGTTCATTGGGTTCTACTTCGGAATCTGTTGGTATAGAACTTCTATTATCTATAGCGACAACAAAAACCCAAACATTTTCAGGTGATATATTGCTATTTTCTATCAATCCTAATTTATATTCAGCATCAAAAGTTACATTGAAATCATCAACACTAAAACTTTCTCCTCTATCACCTTGAAGTCCTTGAATACCCTGATCACCTTTAGGACCCAAAGGTCCTTCATTACCCTGGTCTCCTTTAGGACCCTGTTCTCCAGTAGATCCTTGTTCTCCTTGAATACCTTGATCACCTTTAGGTCCTTGTTCTCCAGTAGAACCCTGATCTCCTTTAGGTCCTTGTTCTCCAGAAGAACCCTGATCTCCTTTAGGTCCTTGTTCTCCAGTAGATCCCTGATCTCCTTTAGGTCCCTGTTGTCCTTGAAGACCCTGATCTCCTTTAGGTCCCTGTTGTCCTTGAAGACCCTGATCTCCTTTAATACCTTGATCACCCGTAAGACCTTGTTCACCTTTTTCTCCTTGAATACCAGTAAAAGGACCATAAGATACATATTTAAGACTATCATAAGCAACTACATGTCGTGTTAGAAGTTCATTGGGTTCTACTTCGGAATCTGTTGGTATAGGATTTCTATCATCTACAGCAACAACAAAAATCCATACATTTTCAGGAGATATGTTACCATTCTTTGTCAAAGCTAATTTATATGTATCATTAAAAGTTACATTGAAATCATCTACACTAAAACTTTCTCCTCTAACACCTTGAGGACCTTGTTCACCTTGACTACCTTGTTGACCTTGTTCACCTTTAGGTCCTTGTTCTCCAGTAGATCCTTGTTCACCTTTAAGTCCTTGTTGTCCAGTAGATCCCTGATCTCCTTTAGGACCCTGTTGTCCAGTAGGTCCTTGATCTCCTTTAGGTCCTTGTTCACCCGTAGATCCCTGATCTCCTTTAGGTCCTTGTTCTCCTGTTAGACCCTGATCTCCTTTAGGTCCTTGTTCTCCTGTTAGACCCTGATCTCCTTTAAGTCCTTGTTCACCCCTTTCTCCTTTCTCTCCCTGGATACCTGTGAAAGGACCGTAAGATACATATCTAGTACCATCGTATGCAACTACATGTCTATTTAGAAGTTCTTTAGGTTCTAAATCTGACTCATCAGGTATATCACTAATATTTCTTTTGTCTTCAGCGACAACAAAAACCCAAACATTATCAGGTGATATATTAGTATTGTTTACTAGTTCTAGTTTATAATCAGAATTAAATGTTACATTGAATGCATCAACACTAAAACTTTCTCCTCTAACACCTTGAGGACCTTGTTGACCTTGACTACCTTGTTGACCTTGTTCACCTTTAAGTCCTTGTTGTCCAGTAGAACCCTGATCTCCTTTAGGTCCTTGTTCTCCAGTAGAACCCTGATCTCCTTTAGGTCCTTGTTCTCCAGTAGAACCCTGATCTCCTTTAGGTCCTTGTTCTCCAGTAGATCCCTGATCTCCTTTAGGTCCCTGATCTCCTTGAAGACCCTGTTCTCCTTTAGGTCCCTGGTCTCCTGTTAGACCCTGGTCTCCCTTAAGTCCTTGTTCACCTCTTTCTCCTTTTTCTCCCTGGATACCTGTGAAAGGACCGTAAGATACATATCTAGTACCATCGTATGCAACTACATGTCTATTTAGAAGTTCTTTAGGTTCTAAATCTGACTCATCAGGTATATCACTAATATTTCTTTTGTCTTCAGCGACAACAAAAACCCAAACATTATCAGGTGATATATTAGTATTGTTTACTAGTTCTAGTTTATAATCAGAATTAAATGTTACATTGAATGCATCAACACTAAAACTTTCTCCTCTAACACCTTGAGGACCTTGTTGACCTTGACTACCTTGTTGACCTTGTTCACCTTTAGGTCCTTGTTGTCCAGTAGATCCTTGTTCACCTTTAAGTCCTTGTTGCCCAGTAGAACCCTGATCTCCTTTAGGTCCTTGTTCTCCAGTAGAACCCTGATCTCCTTTTAGACCCTGTTCTCCAGTAGATCCCTGATCTCCTTTGGGTCCCTGATCTCCTTGAAGACCCTGTTCTCCTTTAGGTCCCTGGTCTCCTGTAAGACCCTGGTCTCCCTTAAGTCCTTGTTCACCTCTTTCTCCTTTTTCTCCCTGGATACCTGTGAAAGGACCATAAGATACATATCTAGTACCATCGTATGCAACTACATGTCTATTTAGAAGTTCTTTAGGTTCTAAATCTGACTCATCAGGTATATCACTAATATTTCTTTTGTCTTCAGCGACAACAAAAACCCAAACATTATCAGGTGATATATTAGTATTGTTTACTAGTTCTAGTTTATAATCAGAATTAAATGTTACATTGAATGCATCAACACTAAAACTTTCTCCTCTAACACCTTGAGGACCTTGTTGACCTTGACTACCTTGTTGACCTTGTTCACCTTTAGGTCCTTGTTGTCCAGTAGGTCCTTGTTCACCTTTAGGTCCTTGTTGTCCTTGAAGACCCTGATCTCCTTTAAGACCCTGTTCTCCAGTAGGTCCCTGGTCTCCTTTTAGACCCTGATCTCCATTAAGTCCTTGTTCGCCTCTTTCTCCTTTCTCTCCTTGAATACCAGTAAAAGGACCATAAGATACATATCTAGTACCATCGTATGCAACCGCATGTCTGTTTAGAAGTTCTTTAGGTTCTAAATCTGACTCATCAGGTATATCACTAATATTTCTTTTGTCTTCAGCGACAACAAAAACCCAAACATTATCAGGTGATATATTGATATTGTTTACTAGTTCTAGTTTATAATCAGAATTAAATGTTACATTGAATGCATCAACACTAAAACTTTCTCCTCTAACACCTTGAGGACCTTGTTCACCTTTACTACCTTGTTCTCCAGTAGGTCCTTGTTCACCTTTAAGTCCTTGTTGTCCAGTAGGTCCTTGTTCACCTTTAAGTCCTTGTTGTCCTTGAAGACCCTGATCTCCTTTAGGACCCTGTTCTCCAGTAAGACCCTGTTCTCCTTTAATACCTTGTTCGCCTTTCGGTCCCTGTTCTCCTACAATTCCTTGTTCTCCTTTAGATCCTTGAATACCTTGATAACCCTGATTACCTTGATAACCCTGAATACCTTGTTCACCTCTTTCACCTTTTTCTCCCTGGATACCTGTAAAAGGACCGTAAGATACATATCTAGTACCATCGTATGCAACTACATGTCTGTTTAGAAGTTCTTTAGGTTCTAAATCTGACTCATCAGGTATATCACTAATATTTCTTTTGTCATCAGCGACAACAAAAACCCAAACATTATCAGGTGATATATTAGTATTGTTTACTAGTTCTAGTTTATAATCAGAATTAAATGTTACATTGAATGCATCAACACTAAAACTTTCTCCTCTAACACCTTGAGGACCTTGTTGACCTTGACTACCTTGTTGACCTTGTTCACCTTTAGGTCCTTGTTGTCCAGTAGATCCTTGTTCACCTTTAAGTCCTTGTTGTCCAGTAGAACCCTGATCTCCTTTAGGTCCTTGTTCTCCAGTAGGCCCCTGATCTCCTTTAGGTCCTTGTTCTCCAGTAGATCCCTGATCTCCTTTAGGTCCCTGATCTCCTTGAAGACCCTGTTCTCCTTTAGGTCCCTGGTCTCCTGTTAGACCCTGATCTCCCTTAAGTCCTTGTTCACCTCTTTCTCCTTTTTCTCCCTGAATACCTGTAAAAGGACCGTAAGATACATATCTAGTACCATCGTATGCAACTACATGTCTATTTAGAAGTTCTTTAGGTTCTAAATCTGACTCATCAGGTATATCACTAATATTTCTTTTGTCTTCAGCGACAACAAAAACCCAAACATTATCAGGTGATATATTGGTATTGTTTACTAATTCTAGTTTATAATCAGAATTAAATGTTACATTGAATGCATCAACACTAAAACTTTCTCCTCTAACACCTTGAGGACCTTGTTGACCTTGACTACCTTGTTGACCTTGTTCACCTTTAGGTCCTTGTTGTCCAGTAGGTCCTTGTTCACCTTTAAGTCCTTGTTGTCCAGTAGAACCCTGATCTCCTTTAGGTCCTTGTTCTCCTTTAGGCCCCTGGTCTCCTGTTAGACCCTGGTCTCCCTTAAGTCCTTGTTCACCTCTTTCTCCTTTTTCTCCCTGGATACCTGTGAAAGGACCGTAAGATACATATCTAGTACCATCGTATGCAACTACATGTCTATTTAGAAGTTCTTTAGGTTCTAAATCTGACTCATCAGGTATATCACTAATATTTCTTTTGTCTTCAGCGACAACAAAAACCCAAACATTATCAGGTGATATATTGGTATTGTTTACTAGTTCTAGTTTATAATCAGAATTAAATGTTACATTGAATGCATCAACACTAAAACTTTCTCCTCTAACACCTTGAGGACCTTGTTGACCTTGACTACCTTGTTGACCTTGTTCACCTTTAGGTCCTTGTTGTCCAGTAGATCCTTGTTCACCTTTAAGTCCTTGTTGTCCAGTAGAACCCTGATCTCCTTTAGGTCCTTGTTCTCCAGTAGGCCCCTGATCTCCTTTAGGTCCTTGTTCTCCAGTAGATCCCTGATCTCCTTTAGGTCCCTGATCTCCTTGAAGACCCTGTTCTCCTTTAGGTCCCTGGTCTCCTGTTAGACCCTGGTCTCCCTTAAGTCCTTGTTCACCTCTTTCTCCTTTTTCTCCCTGGATACCTGTGAAAGGACCGTAAGATACATATCTAGTACCATCGTATGCAACTACATGTCTATTTAGAAGTTCTTTAGGTTCTAAATCTGACTCATCAGGTATATCACTAATATTTCTTTTGTCTTCAGCGACAACAAAAACCCAAACATTATCAGGTGATATATTGGTATTGTTTACTAGTTCTAGTTTATAATCAGAATTAAATGTTACATTGAATGCATCAACACTAAAACTTTCTCCTCTAACACCTTGAGGACCTTGTTGACCTTGACTACCTTGTTGACCTTGTTCACCTTTAGGTCCTTGTTGTCCAGTAGATCCTTGTTCACCTTTAAGTCCTTGTTGTCCAGTAGAACCCTGATCTCCTTTAGGTCCTTGTTCTCCAGTAGAACCCTGATCTCCTTTAGGTCCTTGTTCTCCAGTAGATCCCTGATCTCCTTTAGGTCCCTGATCTCCTTGAAGACCCTGTTCTCCTTTAGGTCCCTGGTCTCCTGTTAGACCCTGGTCTCCCTTAAGTCCTTGTTCACCTCTTTCTCCTTTTTCTCCCTGGATACCTGTGAAAGGACCGTAAGATACATATCTAGTACCATCGTATGCAACTACATGTCTATTTAGAAGTTCTTTAGGTTCTAAATCTGACTCATCAGGTATATCACTAATATTTCTTTTGTCTTCAGCGACAACAAAAACCCAAACATTATCAGGTGATATATTGGTATTGTTTACTAGTTCTAGTTTATAATCAGAATTAAATGTTACATTGAATGCATCAACACTAAAACTTTCTCCTCTAACACCTTGAGGACCTTGTTGACCTTGACTACCTTGTTGACCTTGTTCACCTTTAGGTCCTTGTTGTCCAGTAGATCCTTGTTCACCTTTAAGTCCTTGTTGTCCAGTAGAACCCTGATCTCCTTTAGGTCCTTGTTCTCCAGTAGAACCCTGATCTCCTTTTAGACCCTGATCTCCATTAAGTCCTTGTTCGCCTCTTTCTCCTTTCTCTCCCTGAATACCTGTGAAAGGACCATAAGATACATATCTAGTACCATCGTACGCAACTACATGTCTATTTAGAAGTTCTTTAGGTTCTAAATCTGACTCATCAGGTATATCACTAATATTTCTTTTGTCTTCAGCGACAACAAAAACCCAAACATTATCAGGTGATATATTATTCTTTTCTAATAATTCTATTTTATAATCAGAATTAAATGTTACATTGAATGAATCAACACTAAAACTTTCTCCTCTAACACCTTGAATACCTTGTTCACCTTTAATACCTTGAGGACCTTGAAAACCTTGAAAACCTTGAATACCCTGTTCACCTTTAGATCCTTCTTCACCTTTAGATCCCTTTTCACCTTTAGGTCCCTGTTCTCCATCAGTTCCTGCAAGACCTTGGTCACCTTTAGGACCCTGTATTCCTACTAGACCTTGTTCTCCTTTAGGACCTTGTAATCCTGTAATACCTTGGTCACCTTTAGGACCAATAAAAGGACCATAAGATACATATTTATAACCATCGTATGCTATTAAGTGTCTCGTAACATTTTCTGTTGGTTCTTTATCAGAATCTATATTTTCAATACTTCTGTTATCATTAATAACAACAAATCTATAAACATTATTTACAGATATTTGTTTACTATCTTTTGTGTTTAGTAATTGATATTTATAAATATCATCAAAAGTTACATTATATTGATTAATTTTAAAATCTTGTCCTTTTGCTCCTACTTCTCCTACTTCTCCTTTATCACCTTTTGCTCCTACTTCTCCTACTTCTCCTACTTCACCTTTTTCTCCTATTTCACCTTTATCACCTTTTTCTCCTATTTCACCTTTATCACCTTTTGTTCCTACTTCTCCTACTTCACCTTTTTCTCCTAATTGTCCTTGTACACCTGTAAAAGGTCCATAAGATACATAGTTTTCACCATTATATGATACTAAATGTCTTGTAACATCACCAAGTGGTGATGTTAAATCTTTATTTGTTCTAGCATCTTGTGACACTACAAATAAATATGGTTTTGTTGAAGATATTATTCCTACACTAACTTTTTCTTGTAATAAATTATAATATCCCAAATCTAAAATTACATTAAATTCGTTTATCATAAAATTTTCTCCTTTTTCACCTCTATCTCCTTTAACACCCTGTTGTCCTTGATTACCTTGTTCACCTTTAGGACCCATAAAAATACCATAACTAATAAAATTAGTTCCATCATATTCAATTGCATGTCTTGTTACATCTTCTAGAAGATTAAAAGTTGTTTTTTCAACTCTTATATCAGATTTTACAACAAATATGTATTTATTTTGAGGTGTTGCGTTGATAAAATTTTGAATACTTTGTAATTTATTATTATCTAAAATTACATTATGTTCTTTAACTGAAAAACTTGGTCCAGTTATACCCTGTTCTCCTTTGTCTCCTTTATCACCTGTGTCTCCTTTATCACCTGTGTCTCCTTTATCACCTGTGTCTCCTTTATCACCTGTGTCTCCTTTAATACCTTGTTGTCCTAATTCACCCTGAATTCCTTGAGGTCCACCTAAAGTTTCAATATTGTAAACTACACCATATTCTTTGTTAGAATTACCTATAACAATATTATTACCTGAATCGTCTATTGATACTGACTGACCAAAATTATTAATCAAATCTAATGCAGTTGGTCTAAATCTATCTTCGTGTACAAGTGAATGACCTCTGTTCTGTATATTTTTACTACTTAATCCTAGTACTACTGTTTTTTTTAGATCTAATAATCCTATAATTAATACAGAACCATCATTATTTAATTCTAATCTAATGTTAACAGTTGACTGTTCTATAAAACTATAGTAATTATTTTTTGACCAAACACCTAAATCATCTTCTCTCCAAACTTCAATAGTATCTAATGATGAATCTAATTGTTTATATAAAATAATTGTTTTACCATCACCACTTAATACAATTTCTTTAACACCTGAAACAGTTGTTACTAAATCACCTAAATCAACTCTCCAATAAGGATATGGTGGTGCATAACCTGAAAGAGTGGTTTGATCATATATTTTAAGTTGACCAGTTCCACTATCATGTGTAAGTATTCTTTGACCATCATCACTTATATCAACATTATATTCTCCAACTGCTTGTGGAACACCTGATGTTGCAATAAAATATCTAGGCATATCACCTGATTGATAAGGGTCTACACCCCAAATATTCCAGAATTTTTTATTGTTATGTGAAAGTGCAATTAAAGTACCATCATTATTAGTTTTAATAACACCAACATTAGTGATTGTAGATATATTATCTATATTGGTGTATGGTTCAAATCTATCATTTACACTATTATATCTTAAAACACCAAATTTAGACTTTCCATAATTTTCATTATTATTATTAGAATGAGAAGAAATAATTCGTGATCCATCACGAGACATTGTAAATGTATTAGTTGAATTAGATCCATAACCATCAGTATATAAGAAATAATTAGTACCTGCAAGTTCATTCCATATACCTGTTTCATTTTTATCATATATTCTAATATTTTTCCAACCACAAATGGCAACTCTATTACCATTACTAGACATGCTTACACCTACACCTCTCATCCAATCATCATGTTGGTCATTTGGTCTTGGGTCTGTTAAATTTGTTGAAACTAATTCATCATTCCAATTATAATTAATTTTCGTATGAAATTCTATTATATCATCTTTAACTCTACTAGTTACATTATCAATAATAGTATCTCCTTTGTCTCCTTGTTGTCCTTTTTCTCCTTGAGGACCAACTGCAATACCATTTAAAGCATTAACATCTTGCTGATTAAGTAAATTGTAATTTAATATAGTGTTACCATTAAGATCTGTATTAAATTGCACATTTAAATATGCATCATTTAAAGAACCTTTTTGGAATAATGTTATTCTATCACTAAATGTACTATTCATACCTACTCCAAATCTCTGAAAATCAAATGTTGTTCCATTATTACCTATTGTAACATCATTTTCCATGAAACTAATATCGGATCTTTTAAAATGTAAAACAAATTCACGATTAAGTGTTGCATGTAATTTTAAATAATTTTTTATATTTGCAGTATTATCAGATGTATCATCACCTAAAGATAGTGTTGATGAACAATTAGAATCAACTAATACAAAACCAGGTGTAATAAAAGATTTTAAATCTTCTTCACTTAATACATTACTTGTATTATCTAACTTGTATAAGTAACCATCCTGATTAACTCTTGCACTAAAAGTTATCGTTCCTCTGGAACGATAATCATTAATATAATTACTTCTCGTAAATGTTGACATTATTTATTAAATAAGACTGATTTTTTAAAAAAAAAAAATAAGAAATTTTTAATAAATAATATGAAATTTATATATTCTACTAATTAAGAAGAGTATCATTAACTAGTAGGTAATTGTGGTATACTATATTACAAACTATAGTTTATAGCATTTTCTGGTATATATACTAGATATGTTGCACCTCCACTATATACATTATGCGCTATTTTTGAATATCTAACAAATAACATATAATTATCTCTAGGACTCTTACAAAGTACATATTTACCTCCATCAAAATTAAAATAAATAAGATAATAATTTATTCCATTATGAGAATGTATTAGATGTCTGTAAAGACTATTGAGCTGTAATCTTAACCCAGTTATACTATAACTGGGTGCCTGATTTCTATCACCTCTAATAATATACATATATTTGTCATATGTACCCCATGCATCGAAAGCATAGTATATAAATGAGTCATTTATATTTAATAAACTAAAACTAGGATTACTACCACCCCAGGATTTGTCCAAATATAACTTATCAGTTGTTTGAGTAGATGAATACGTAACCAAATGATTATTTGAATTCACCCAAAAATTATTAAAAGTATCATAATTGTATTGAACTGAAGCTCCTTTTGCAGGATCATGTAGTGGTCTTCCCAAACCATCAATTACAAACTGATTGTTAGTAGTTGTACAATAATGTAAAAAAAATCTAGCACATTTGTAGTGAACAAACTTTGCCACTTGAATTTGTTGGACATGCAACACAAGTTTCACCAGTAGATTTTTGTACATATCCGGGTGTACAAGTATCACAACTTGTTCCGGTGTATACAGTATCACAATCACAAACAGCACTTTTATTATCGTTATTATAAGAACACCTACCAAAACCTGAACAAACTTTGCCACTTGAATTTGTTGGACATGCAACACAAGTTTCACCAGTAGATTTTTGTACATATCCGGGTGTACAAGTATCACAACTTGTTCCGGTGTATACAGTATCACAATCACAAACAGCACTTTTATTATCGCTATTATAAGAACACCTACCAAAACCTGAACAAACTTTGCCACTTGAATTTGTTGGACATGCAACACAAGTTTCAGCAGAAGAATTTTGTACATATCCGGTTGTACATTCACAATGATGGGAAAAATCAGGGACATTTTCTACTACATAATCTTGATTTTGTCCACACTTTGTATTACATAAATCTAATTCTTTTGTAGTTTCACAATTTTGTATCAAAAGAGTAATCGAATCTTCTAATTCATCTATAGAATTTTTATATGGATTGGTATCAAATTTTGAATCATCTGGATTAGTAAACTTAGTATTAATCGTGGTTTTTAAAGTATTTAAACTTTGTATTATATAATCTAAAACTACAATTACGTTAGCATTTTTTAAACAAGTTGAAGTTGTATCTTGACCCTGACCACCACCTATAGTTAATTCAAATGTTTCTTTTAATTTTTTAAATTTTTTTTTTAAAATTTGAATTTCATTATTTTCGTTATATTTTTTTGTATAATTATCATAATTATTTGCATTTTGTAATATAAAAAAAAACATTATTACTAAAAACAAAACAATAATATATTTTAACATTTATTATTAATAAATAAAATTGATTTTATAAAAATTATTTATTAATATTTGACTATGTTTACAACTATGTCACCCCAGGTTGCTCAAACCTCAATTGAGATGTCTATCACTGAACATATCAGTGAACTTAATATTAATAATAATGTAAGTCTAACTAAAATTTTAATTAATAAGTGTGGTTTTAGCCACGAAAAAACTTGGTTTGTCGAAGCTCCAACTCCTATGAAAACTGGTTCTATAAAGTCCGATTTTGTGTTTTTCAAGGATTTTTCTCAACAGATTAAAGAAGAATTAGATATAGAATTACAAGAACTTAAAAGACAGAGGCAAGAAAAACTACAAAAAAAATTGTATAAAGAAAAACTACAACAACAAATTGATGATGAAGAGTGGGAAAAGATTAAACTTACCTTACCAAAAGAATCAAAATTGGGAAAAGAAAAAAGAGAACGACAAAAAACGAAGAATTGGTTGAAAAGAAAGAAGAATTACGAAAAGATTAATAAACGAAAAGAAAAATTAGATAAGATTAAACAACAAAAAACACTACAACAAAAAACAAAAAAGAACCAACTTAAGAAACAAGAAAAACAAAGAATTACGAGTCTTATTCAACACGATGTAAAGCCTAAAAAAATTGAAAAATTATCAATTTATTCAGAAATTGATAAACAAATTTTAAACGAAGACATTTCGACAGAGATAGTTGATTTAATGAGCGATGAAAATGATGAAGATCTAGAAGAAAAGAAACAAGAAATATTTAATATCTTTAATGAAGAAAAACAAGAAGAAACTAAAGAAATTGAAGAATATAATAAAAAAGTATTTTCAGAAATAGAACATGAAATCGAAGACACTAAATTTACTAAACACACAAAGAAACAAGAAAATACGATAAACACAACTAGTATGATACAAAAAAAGTTTATTAAAGACAATCAAAAAAAATTGATTAAAAATATAATATGTAAAAAGTTGACTACTTGTAAGTATGGTGAACAATGTATATTTGCACACACTATATCTGAATTTAAACAACCAAATGTTTGTAAGTATGGAATGAGATGTAAGAAAATTTATTTCAATAATAACAAATATAAAAATGTAAACGAAACCATTTGTCTTTATGTTCATCCTAATGAGACAAGAAACAACTACACTCAAAGGTATTTTGAACATAAAGATAAAAATTCACTAAATATGTTTATTAAACAAAAACAAACCAAACCAATTAAAGTAGTAAATTCTATTAAGATTAAAATCATTTTACCAAAACCTAAACCATCTGCTTGGTTAAAACCATTGTTTGTGGCAAAACCCAAACCATCTGCTTGGGAAACCCCACTATTTGAGACAAAACCTAAAGCGATTATTGTTGACAAATCATTAATTGTAGAAACAAGTGTAGAAACAAGTGTAGAAACAGATCCTAAACCTGTAAATAAATACAAAACTAAAATGTGTAAGTCAGTTCTAAATCATGTTGTGTGTAAATTTGGTGATACTTGTCATTTTGCTCATTCTGAATCTGAGTTGATACAAAACTCGGTTCAAAATTTAGTAGAAGAATCTAAATATAAAACTAGAATGTGTATGTCTGTTCTAAATCATGGTGTGTGTAAATTTGGTGATAGTTGTCATTTTGCTCATTCTGAATCCGAGTTAGTAAAAAATTCAACACAAAACTTAGTACAACAATCTAAGCATAAAACTAAAATGTGTAATTCAATTATCAATAATATGGTGTGTAAATTTGGTGATAATTGTAACTTTGCTCACTCTTTCGATGAATTGAGTGTGAAACCTTATACACAAACAAAACAGGCTAAAAACTATAAAACCAGAATGTGTAATTCGATAATAAATAATGTGGTGTGTAAATTTGGTAATAATTGTCATTTTGCTCACTGTTATTCTGAATTATCAAATTAATGTATTTATGTGTATATTTTATGTGTATATTTTATGTGTATATTTTATGTGTATATTTTATGTGTATATTTTATGTGTATATTTTATGTGTATATTTATGTGTATATTTTATGTGTATATTTTATGTGTATATTTTATGTGTATATTTTATGTGTTTAAAAAAACCCCTCTTGATTAAAGAGGGGTTTTTTTTATGCCAAATTTTGTTTGTATTGATGGTTAAAAATGATGTTTAAAATTGATAATTAAATACAAAATCTTTATTAATAAACAATGTCAAACCCTGATAAAATAGATAAACAACTTATTCGTAAAATATTGGATTTGTGTATGGAATCTAAATTTGATGAAGTAGACAAATTAATAACTAATAAACAACCAAATAATTGTATTGATGAAATTTCAAAATCTCTAGAAAATCTTGAAATAAAATCTGATAAAATAAGTAGAGACAAATTGATGTCTTTAACTGTTGTAAAACTTAAAAAAATGTGTCGAGACAAAAACATTAAGAAAATAAGTCGACTACGAAAGTCAGAATTAGTAGATATAATATATGAAAAAATAAACACATATTAATGTCCAAATGTGTTTTCACCTACTAGTGTACAATACAGAAATCCATCTTCATCCTTGTAATTGTAGTATATATCCAACAAAGTTGAGTTTGTAGTTGGTAGAAAAGAATCACTAACATATAAAAATATGGCTATTTCTGGGTTTAGACTGATTCTTTTTCTTAGTGTGTATATAAACTGACCAATTGTCATGTCTTGATTAACTAAAAATTTATGTTTATTGAGGGTTGGTAATGATGGATTATATGGCTGGTCTACAATTACTGGTATTCTTTCTGGATATTTTTGTCGTATTTTGTACGATTCTTTTTTTCTAGTGTGAAAACTAAATTTTTTTTTAAATTTCATTTATTTATAAACATTTATATAAATAAATGAAAAATATCAGACTTAATGATGATACTTTATTTGTGACTTATGATTTAGACACTTCTGTATCTATAATTAAAAGAATCGCATCACTGCAAAACACATTACCACAATATATTTATATTATTGATTTTCCTGAAAAAATTACAAGTGATACTATTCTAAATGTTGAAAATTTGTATCTTGAAATAATAAATGCTGATAATTTTTCAGCTTTATATACGAGTATCAAAGACAAGTTACCCGAATTGATTGATATAGAAAAATATATAATTACCCCTTATTTACTTAATAAAAAAGAATACACAGAATTACAAACTTTAGACGAACAATTTTTAGTTTTGATGGTCGATAAAATAACACAAGAAATAAAAGATGTAACAGATATATCTGTAAATGTAACAGATATAATCAAGAACAAAAAAGTATACGATAAAAGATTACAAACAGAAATAGTAAATAATAAAAAAATAGTAAAACAAGATTTAGCTATATTAGAGACATTTGAAAATATTGCTAGAGACCAATATAATTTTACTGATTTTGAGTTAGAAAATTATAATCTTAATTTAAAAATAAAACTTGACAATCAAGACATTTACACATTTTTTGATTTGTTTTTTGTTAATAACACTATACCTATTATTTCTTTGAGTGACTATTACAAAATTACAAGTAAAACACAGCTTGTAATAGAATGGGAATTGTCTCTACAAGATAAAATTTTATTTAGAATTTTAAATAAAAAAGACAGTAGAGACAATGATCCAAGCAACTACATGTTTGGATACATAGAATATAACTTAGATAGCTTGTCGTTTGATTGTTCTTGTGAAATGATTGTAAATAGTTTAAACATAGACGAAACACAAATGATAAATCGTATTACTAGTAATATAGCTATACCTGATAAAAAACTAGTCAAAATTAGTAATGTATCTCAAAGTGAAATCAAAGGAGTATTTTATTTTCCAGATACGACAATAGATAAATTTATATTAGCTGATTTGATAATGAATGACCCTTTATTTTACGATTTATTGTATATCGATGAAAGTCAACAAGCTAGTAAAGACACTGATAGTGTGTACATACATTTTGTTCATCCGTTTATTGGAAACATTAATGCTAATGTTTCCCAAAAAGCAATAACTCGAAATGATTCCTTTCTTAGAAAACATTTAGGTGTGTTTACACTACCTAGTTATTATATTCGTGTAAAAGTAACTTTAATTGAAAAACCTGAGTATCTTGATTTTTTCCAAAATTTTATGGGTAAAGTACTAACATTATATAATCAGAAATCAAAAAACATTGCTAACATATACAGACAACTAGGTGCTAAAAATGTAGGAGTAGTTAAACAAATTAAACAAACAGAAAGCAAACAACAACTCAAAGATATAGAACCTGATTTATTCGCAAGTGGATATCCACAAAAATGCACTCAACAACCAAAAATTATAGAAGATCACCAAGTACAAGATTTTATAAACAACGGAATACAAGTAATGAAATTTCCAAAACAAGAAACAAATGGATTACAACCAAGAAACTATGTTTGTAATCATCACAAATCGGCAAAATATCCTGGTTTAACATTAAATACACTTGACAATAAAAAGTTGATTGATTATTTACCTTGTTGTTATCTTAAAAATCCAGAAGACAAAAAAGGTTCTTATTATAGACAGTATTACTATAATGAAGAAAGTAAACAAGGAAATTTCGGTCAAATTGTTGCTAAAACTAACAAAATATTACAACCAAATGCTTATGGAAAGGTACCTGAAAATTTAGAGTCTTTATTTAACAAACGAGATAGTGTTATGATGAGAAAAGGTACATTTACACACAACAATAGTTTGATAGAGTGTGTATTAGAAGCTATAGTAGATCGAGATTTTTTGGGATTAGCTGGAAAACAAGAAAAAGAACAATACATCGATATATATAGATTAGAAATTGCTAACAACCAAAATGCCGCAATGTTGAAACAGCAATTTCCCAATACAAGTATTGAAAAAATTATAGAAATGATATCTGATAGCCAAGTTTATTTTGAACCTAAATATTTTATTCCATTGTTGGAAAACCAATTTAATGTAAATATTTTCGTATTTAATAGAGATGAAAACAACAATGGATACTTGATTACTCCTGAATATAAAAAGTATTATTTATCAAAAAATGTAGAATATAATTCTAGTGTGTTTGTGTATGAACACATAGGAGGTAAATCTCAAAATTTAAAAACTGCTAAATGCGAATTATTACTAAAATGTAACAAAACTACTGACGAACAAATTTTTAGATTTGATAATACTTCTCAATATGTAAAAACAACTCGAAAAATATTTGATAAGTTAGTTAAATCTTATGTAATGTCAAAACCGGTTAAAAAAGTTGAATTCCCTATTGAAAATGAATTAGTAGAAGTGTTATCGCAGTCAATCGATTGGTATGGTAAATCAAGAATGGTAATGTGTCGATTTAATCAATCGACTTTTTCAATATTTACTCAACCTATAGAACCGCTAAATGTAACTATAAATAATGAATGGTCTGTTAAAACACTTAGTTTAAAAACTTTTAAAAAATTACAAAAAATTTTAGATATTCAAGTTTTATCTCAACATAATCAAGATAAAATAACACAAGTATCTTGTCAACTAGGAAATGTAATGATAACTTTACATATTTCAGGTAATGAAAAGTTATTAGATGTAGATGAGAAAACACAAGACACAGTGTATCCTGTGAATGATAGTTCTTATTTATCGGAATTTAAGAAAAGCAAAAAAATTGCGAATTGTATTGTAAATTACACTTATTGGTTATTTTCTTTGTACATTAGAGACAAAGACAATGTGATTTCACGAGAAATAGTTTCTAGTTTTATTGATAAAACATTTCAGGTTGATAGTAATTTTATATATGGTGAAATAGCTAACAATTTTAGTGTTGATAATCCTAGTTTGTTTGTTAATAATAGATTAGTAGTAGATAGCAGGGAAACACTTAAAAGATTAGTTTATGTGTTACAGATAAAAATTAAGAGAGACAGAGATGGTTTATTAAATTTTCACAAAAAAAATACAATTCCAAATTATTTTAGTGATATTTCAGATTTTAAACAATATCCTGATCAGATAATTTTATATGGAGAAGATGTAATTAGTAATTTGCTTTTAGATGTGAAAACAGATAACAAGTTAGTTGATCGAGTATTGATGATAGAAACACCATACTTTTTCAAAAACAGTTTGGTTTCTAATCGAGTCTATCTAGCTCAAAATACCGATAGCATTTTCAATGCTTACTACATTGTTAGTAATTGGAAACAAAACAAAATTAATAAATATGGTACAAACGATAAAATACTAGATTTTAATGAAAATTTTATTTTGTACAAATTTATTAATAGTAACACGATAATACAGAAAAAAATTATAAAAAATCGTAATTCACAAAGTTTTAATCATAAAATAATGGGATATTTAAAACCAGATAATGAGATAGTTTACACTGTGCTTTTAAGTATCTAAGTATTGTTGTTGTATTATTCTAACATAATACAACAAAATTTAGTCAATATTTTTTTTGTTCATATATTGAACACTATCGAGTAAACATTCATGACCTTTACATACATATTCTAGTCCATTACTAAATTCAAACACTAGTGTCGTGTAGTTGAAAAAGGTTGGATATAGTTTTATACCATACCAATCGTAATTAGGACCCATATAAGGTAAAATTTCGTCTGTAACATCAATTTGCATTTCGTTGCTTATTTGAACTACACGACTTGGCCCTCTTGTAGGTTTTGCTATGAATTTATACAATTTTCCGTTAATTGTATAGGTGACAACATATGTATTAAATTTTATTTTTTTAACATTATTAAATAAGAAATTTAACATGTTATAATACATTGTAGTAACTATAACACCGACAAATAGTTTAGCTATATTAAATACTTGTTTTTTCGGAACAAATTTAATTATAGTTTTGTATCTATTATATCTTGAATAAATAATAGTATCAACACTAAAAAACTTTATCATAAAAAACATAAAAGCTGAAATTAAAAATAAATAATTATAATACATTTTTATATAATAATAATATTTATATCTTTAAAATAATTTTAATAATTATTTTAAAAACTATGAAAAATAAATGTACGAAGAATATGAAATTATATTCTTTAATGATATTATCAATGATATTATTAAAGATATAAAAAGATTACATTTAATCGCATCTCAAACGGCTTTGCCTATTGAAAAAATTGAATATTATGTTGACACTTTACAAACATTATTGTTTGTTGATATAGACATATCTAATTTATATTACGAACAATTAGTGATGAAGTTTTGTAAAAGTTTTCCCGACAAAATTTTATATGGGAATAATTCAGAAATATATCTTGATAATAATAAGTTATACAAAATTTTTTTTCAAGACAAAACCAATGTTTTGTTGAAAAGTTGGTTTACCAATAAAATTAATAACAAAAGACTTGGTATTTTTTTGGGATCAAGTGTATCAAATCAATCGTGTAAAACTATTTTATCTAGTTATAAAAGTAGTGGTTGTAAAAATAAATCGATTAATATAATATTAGACAAAGTAACTAATAATATTAATCAAAAAAGAAGGGAAAATATTCCTGTAGAAGTTCCGTTATGGTATGAAGATGAATATTTATACACAAGCATTGTTGAAAAATTAATTGTCGGTTAACTCAGATAAACTACTAGCATTGTAATTCTTGTCTGCGATAATAAAGTCAAGTTCTTGAAATTCAAATGATGTAGATGTTTCTAATTGGTTATCAGTAAATACTTTAGTGACACCGAATATGCTCTTGTTTAGTCGTACAAGACTAAATTGGGTAATAGTCTTTGAATTATTATAGTTATTTTCATAAAAACGATATATTATTATTGATTTCAGTTTAGGGTATGTAATCATGTTTTTTAGTCCATGATGCCATTTATTAATTGTTAATGATCTTACAACTGACATACTTAATTTTTTTAAAAATAAAACTAATTTTTAATTTTATTTTACATTATGAATTAAGTATGTTATCTGAAAAATTTATATGGAAATTAATTGAAAACTATGTTGATAAAAAAGGTATAATTAGAAACCAAATAGATTCTTTTAATGATTTTATCTATTTTGGTATTAAAAAAATTATACTTGCTGAATCTCCTCTTGTTATTATTCCAGAAAAAAAACTATATACTCTGTATAGTAAGTATAGTGTTTATTTTAGTAATATATATATACCAACTCCAAAATTAATGTCTGGTAATCGTAAACAAACGAAACTATATCCTAATCATGCCAGAAACTCAAACTTAACATATGATTCTCCTATTTTTGTAGATATCACAGAAAAAATAGAGTTTATTGATAAAGATCCTATAATTCAATACACAAAAAAAGTGATAATAGGTCGTGTTCCTATAATGTTACGATCAATGAAGTGTAATTTATCAAACTTAACTCGAGAAGAAAGAATTAAGGTCCAAGAATGTGAATATGATAATGGTGGATATTTTATATACAAAGGGAAAGAACGAGTGTTGATTTCTCAACTAAGAAACAACTACAACATACCAATAGTTTTAAAAACAAAAAATGATGAATTTATCTGTGATGTGCGAAGTATGTCAGAAAGTACAGGTCATTCTACCTCAATTAAAATAACAGTTAAAAACAACAATGTGTTTTGTAATGTACCCTATATTAATTCTAAAATAGAAATTGGTGTGTTGTTGTGTGCGATGGGTTTCACTCAACTAAACAATTTACAATCATATTTAAATATATCTGACACACGAATTGATAAGATTTGTAGAAACATATTAAAAAAATCTTATAATGTAAATGTAAATGATGGCGGACAAGATTTTTTCAATAATACTAACCAAGACACAGACATAATATGGGAAGACTTGTCTGAAGACCAAAAACTCGATTGGGAAAATAGAGCAATTAAACACAATGCTTTAAAGTTGATTAGTAAAGATTTATTGTTGTATCAAAAAGAACAAGAAAGTATAGATTACACAAGACAAGTGGTAGAAAATGAATTATTACCTCATCTAGGTATTATGGCTACAACTACCGAAAAAATAAATTTTATATTATATATGTTACAGAAAACACTTAACACATTTCTAGGTAAAAGACACGTTGACGATAGAGACAACTATATAAACAAAAGAGTTGAATCACCGGGAATTCTTTGTTACGAGTTATTTAAAAAAATATTTAAAAATTGGGTAAATGTTGTTACTTTGTTACTAAATAAAAAAAAACAGATTCCTCATATAATGACTATAATCCCTAGAATAAACGATATTACTAAAGGTTTTGGTAGATGTTTCGCGACAGGAATTTGGGGAATACACTCTAATGCATATGTTAGAGTCGGTGTAGTACAGATTTTATCGAGATTGTCTTATGGTGCTACACTATCTAATTTAAGAAGAATTAATATTCCAATGGGAAAAGATTCAAAATTTATAACTATTAGGCAAATTAATCCTTCGCAAATTATGTTTATTTGTCCTGTAGAAACACCAGAAGGCCAATCAGTTGGAGTTGTGTTAAATCTATCGTTTTTAACTATAATTTCCAAAAAATCAAACAAAATACTTGTTCAAGAAATTTTAAATAAAAGTGAATACTTAATAACAAATACAATTCATTATGACAAAACTAAAGTTTTGTTAAATGGAACCATTATAGGCTATACTGATCATAAAGAGTTGTTTCAACAAGAATTCAAAAAACTTAGAAAAATACGACTTATACCTCATGAAGTATCTATAAATTACTACGATATAGATGATGAAATACTTATTTTTTCAGACGAAGGCAGACTTTTGAGACCAGTGTTTAGTGTCGAAAACAACAAAATATTAATGAAAGAATCTGATGGAATTGACTGGGATACTTTAGTCGAAAAAGGATTAATTATATATGTCGATAACAACGAAGTTAATAATTCTGTAATCGCTTTTAATCAAAAAGATTTAGATCTATACAAAAGTGATTTTTGTGAGATTTCTCCTGTTATGATGATGGGTGTGATGGGTTCTATTATTCCATTTCCAGATCATTCTCAGTCTCCTAGAAATTGTTACCAATCTTCTATGGGAAAACAAGCAATTAGCAATTTTGCCTTATCATATAAAAATCGTACAGATACAATAGTGCATGTTCTTGAAACTTCCCAAAAACCATTGGTTAGTACTAAACCTGCAGAATTTATGGGTTTTAACTATATGACTTCTGGAATAAATTGTATTGTTGCAATTGCTTGTTATACAGGTTTTAATCAAGAAGATTCAATTATTATGAATTATAGTGCGATTCAGAGAGGTTTATTCCATATTACCTCTTACAGAACACATGTAGAATCTGAGATTAAAAATGGCAGTAGTACACAACAATTTTGTGTACCAGATCAAGAATACAGAAAACAAAATTACAATTATGGGTATTTAGATGAAAATGGATTTGTAAAAAAACGACTTTTAAACAAAAATATTTTTGTGAAAGAAGGAGATGTAATTATTGGTAAAATAACTGTAAAAAAAAATAAAGATGTAGTAACAGAAATAGAAGATACTTCTTTGACTATTAAAAAAGGAGAGGAAGGTTTTATAGACAATATTTTCATATCTAAAGATAACACTGGAAACAAAATTGTAAAAATTAAAATTAGAAAAATTAAAATACCAGAAGTCGGTGATAAATTTGCATCTAGAGCAGCACAAAAAGGAATTTGTGGAATGGTGTACACACAAGAAGATATGCCGTTTACACAAGATGGTATAACACCTGATATTATTATTAATCCACATTGTATTCCTTCTAGAATGACCATTAATCAATTGATGGAAACTGTTCTAGGTAAATATTCATCATTATCTGGAACATTTGGAGATGCAACACCTTTTTCGGAAAATAATGAAAACATAGCTGAAAAAATATGTAAAAAACTATTTGGTCAAAATTTTTGTCCAAATGGAAATGAAGTTCTTTATAATGGAATGTCAGGAGAACCTATGGGGCAATATTTTATAGGACCTGTTTATTACCAAAGACTTAAACATATTGTTTCAGATAAAATTCATGCTCGTGCCACTGGACCTATTACTACACTTACCAGACAGCCTTTAGAAGGAAGATCTCGAGAAGGAGGATTGAGATTTGGAGAGATGGAAAGAGATTGTATGATTAGTCATGGAACTTCAGCTTTTTTGAAAGAAAGATTGTTTTATCAATCAGATCCTTTCACTGTTAGTATATGTAGAAAGTGTAATAATTTTTCAAATACCAAAACAGAATGCAAATCTTGTGAAGTAGATGACATAGTTGAAACTAACATACCATATACAAGCAAACTTTTATTACAAGAACTCAATGCAATGGGAATAAAAACTAAAATAGAAGTAAACTAATTAAACGACATCATACTCATTATCAATATGTTCATCTTCAACATCAGAAAGTTTTCTTTTTTTAGGAATTTCTAAACCATGGTGTTCATCATCGTGTAAATCAAATCTGCTAGTATCAGACAATCTTCTTTTTACCTCATTCTTTTTAAAAAAATATAGTGTATACAATAACATTTTACCTAACATATGTTGTACTTTTATGTATAAAAGTATATTACCTCCAAGTATACCAAACAACTCAATTAAAGGTCTGTAGTGGAATCCATTTAATATAATATATTCGGAAAAATAAGCAACTAAACCAGATAATATAGCAGACATAAATAAATTATGTATTTTTTGAAATTTATTATTAAAAGTTTGATTGTTGTCATAAGAAATTAGTAAATCTTCATAGTGTATAGGTTTACTATGTAAAGTATCAATTATACTCGGAAAATTATACAATATAAAATATGTACCTAGAAAATAAAATAAAGGAATAGTTATGTAGGTTAAAAATACATCATTTAAAATAAATGGTGATACAAATAAACCTCCGGAAAAAACAAGTAAACTTCGTCTTAAAACTTGTTGTCGTGTTATATTTATTTCTCGTATTATTTTCATTCTTTATTTTTTATTTTATTTTTATAAATAATGAAAAACATTTATAAAAATATATTATATTTTGTACCACTATTAGTAGTTTTAGTAATAGTTATAGTAAGTTATAAAAATGAATGTTTCCGTAAAATAAAAAGAAATTCTGAATTTACTCATCCTGCAACTTGGTAAATAATTACTCGGTGTCTAGTGTAATTGTAGTTATTTCTCCTCCATGTTGTTTATAAATTTTTTTCCTAGTATTAAAGTGTTTTTTAAGTATAGTATAATCATCTACTAAATCAAAAATTATTGGTTCTACATCTTTTCTTCTAAATACTCTGCCTAGATACTGAATAAAATATTCTTCTAAATCAGTTGCCAATAACAAAGCATCCAATTTAGAATGATCAAAACCTACACCTACTTTACTAGAAGTACCAATCAAAATTCTTGATTCTCTATCAAAATCTTGTTTCTTACCTAATAGTGTAGTCACATTTTCTTGCTCTTCTATCAACCTTTTATACAAATGATTTCCTTGTGCTATTCTCTTAACCAAAATCAAAAAGTTTCTGTCACTATATTTTTTTACCAATGAAACAATTAATTCGTTTCGTTCTTTATTGTTTGCCTGGGAATCCAACACTTTACCCCAATTAATTTTACCATTCATAGAGTATTCTATTGTAGGAATAAAACCTGTTTCTAATTTATAAACGGTATGTTTTCTGTGTAGTTTTCTTATTATTTTGTTTTCTTTTCCAAAGTATAAATCTAGTAATTTGTCAAATCCGTCAGGTCTATAGGGAGTTGCAGAAAGTCCAATCAAATATCTTGGACACAGATACTGTAAACACCTAGATAGTGTTTCTGCCATAATTAAATGGCATTCATCTACTATAACAGTACCAATATCACTGAAAAAATCATGACCTAACTTTTCTATATTTTGAGCATTCATAATGTAAAAATCTGTATCTTGTTGTAGTTTTGATTTTGGTGTTAGTTTTTGAATCTTTGCATTGTCAATAAATTTGTTTATACCTTCTTCCCATTGTTTAATTAATACAATTTTATTTACGATTATTAGTGTTTTAAATCCTATTTTACATGCCAAATTCATACTCGTAGCACTTTTACCGAAACCACAATACATTGACAAGATTACACTTCCTCCGTTTTTTGATAATATGTTGAGAGCTTCTTTTCTGACTACTTTTTGTTCGTTTCTCAAACTAGTATTGAAAACTATTTCTCTTTTAGAAAAAACATCGGTTTTGTTTCTTTTGATTTTCATGTTTGTGACTGCATAGTTGAAAGGTATAAAAATTTGATCGTTATGATCAATATGATATGGATACATGTATTTAACACGGGAAAAATTAAATTTAGGTTTAATTATTATTTCTAAATCATCGTGAATTTTTTCACGAATATCTTCATTTAGATTATTTAATGATTGAGAAAGAGACATATAATAAATTTAATTATAATATAATATTAATTAAATTTATTTATTTTGTTATCTAGTAAATTAGAGTGGCATACTGATAATTATTTAGGTTTTTTCTTATTATTTAAAATTCAATTTTAAATAAAAATATTACAAAAAATAATTATGTTCAACATTTTCAGAACTAATAATGAAACTACAATTTTAAAACTACAAAATAATTTTGAATCTAAACCGCCACAAAACGAAACATATTATGATGAAAACACAGACTATGAAAGCACAGACTATGAAAGCACAGAAGAAGAATTTATTGAATCTTTTTATTTGAAACATCAAATATACAAGTCTCAATATTTTTCAATTTATCGTGTAGATGGAAGAGATTTCATTAACAACATATCAATGTGGGCTTGCCAAAGACAACTCAATCAACAACATGTAGATAATTTAGAGTTATCTATAATTAAACGAAACTATTTATTAGGTACTTTTAAAGTAATCAGAAACAATTTAAAACAAATAAGATGTATTGACGGACAACATAGAATCAAAGCATTACAACAAATTATGGATAAAAATGCTAAATACAATTGTGAAATAATAGTAGAAGTATACGATGTTGAATCGTTTGAAGACCAAAAAGCAAATGGATTATTTATAGATGTCAATAACACACTAAATGTAACAGGTGATATGGCTGTTAATTATATAGTACAAAATATTATTAAAAAATTATTGGAAAAATGGGTTGATAATATAATAGATATACCAGAAGGTAAGAGGTGTAATCGACCTCGTATTAACAAACGACAATTAGTTGAAAAACTGAAAAAAATAGTAACTAATTATGATGAAGATATAATTATCAAAAACATAATTGAATTAAACAACAATATGGGAAGATGGTCTCGTGAAATGTTGATAACAAAATGTGGTAAAATCAATAACTCTTTATATGAAAAGGCAAAAAAATCTGGGTGTTATTTAGGTTTAATTAAAAATTGTAATTGGATTGACATTGTAGAAGAAAACATTATAAATTAAAATTGAAAACTTATGTGATTTATATTTTAAAATTAAGAATGACTACAAAAATTTGTTTAACAGATCAACACATTGATGATATTCTTAATTTTATAACACCTAATCCGTATATTCCTGAAGAAACAGCTAATTCAATAGTCGATATAAACAAAAAATCTTTTAGAAAGCAACTAATAGGCAGAGAAATATATGAAGAATTAATCCCAGAACTCAAGATAGAGTTGGAAAAGCAATACTTGGATAGTATTATAAATCCAGGAGAAAGTGTTGGTATTATATGTGCTCAAAGTATTGGAGAAAAAAATACTCAAACAACTCTTAATACATTTCACAAGGCAGGACAATCAGAGAAAACCATGACTACAGGATTTCCTAGATTTCAAGAATTAATAAATGTATCAAAAAATCCAAGTATAATTAATCACAAAATTTATCTCAATAAAAAAGTTAACACTATTCAAGAAATCAGAAATATTGTAAACAATAAAATAGTTGGGTTAACACTTAAAGATCTAATGGAAAATTTTGAGATTTATGTTAATAAACCACGAGAAGACTGGTATACACTGTATGAAAAAATATATGATAAACCTATAACTTTTACTAGTTGTATAACAATTTACTTAAATATTAACAAGATTTATAAATTTAAACTAGATCTCGTAAAGATAGCAAAAAATATTGAAAAAGAATATGATGATTTACATGTGGTGTTTTCTCCTTTATCTATTGGAAGACTAGATATTTTTGTCGATATATCGGAAGTTGAAATACCACAAGAAAACATTGCTTTCTTACAAACATCTTGTGTTTATGAGTACTATCTTGAAGATTATGTGTTACCTAACTTAGAAGTACTATATATTTGTGGTATACCTAGTATTACAGAAGTATTTTATATAAAAGATTCCAGAGACGAATGGATAATTGAAACAAATAGTTTTAATTCTAAAAAAATTTCTAATAACTATAATAGTTATGAAGATTTATTAAATCTTGATATTGTTAATTTTGAAAAAACAATATCAAACAATGTTTTAGATATTTATGAAATACTAGGAATAGAAGCAACAAGAGAATTTTTAATAAATGAATTTCTTGAAATTATGGAGGGAATTAATGAAACTCATGTTAAATTATTAGTAGATAATATGACGAATAATGGAAATATTTCTTCGATCTCACGACACACAATGCGAAAAGAAGAGGTTGGTCCAATATGTAAAGCCAGTTTTGAAGAAACTATGGATAATTTCTTGATGGCAGCAAAATTAGGGATACGAGAACCTACGATAGGTGTATCTTCATCTATTATTTGTGGAAAAAAAGCAAATATAGGAACAGAAATGATAGATATTGAAATTGACTACCAAAATTTACCTAGTATTTGAATTAAGTTGTTTTAATGTTTTATAAGGTCTATGAGGGGTCATTTGTTTATAAACATTTTCATTTAATTCATAATTGTTAGTATCAAGTGATGGTTTTTCTGTTATAAACATTTGAGGTACTTGTTGTCTTAACTGGGGTGCCTCTATAGGATTAAAATTATTAGCCACATTATTGTAGTTAGAAATAGTATTGTAATTACAATTCATTTATTAATATAAAAAAATTAAACTTTCATAAAATAAATGAATCGTATAATTTTTAGATTATTACTTTTTTCAATAACATTTTATTATGTTATTGAAAGAATGTACACATGTGAAGTAAAAAATGAAATAGCATTTTTATTACTAATTGGTTTTATGATTTTATCAATTATTTTTTTTATGATAACAAAAAAAGACCTAGTTAAATGTAATAATTGTAACCAAATAATTGGTCATTAACATAATAATAAACTTAAAAACACAAAATTTATTTAAAAATGACAGAATTAATTATCGCAATAGATAAAAATAATGGTATTGGACTTAACAACAAACTACCTTGGAATTGTAAACAAGAACTACAAATTTTTAAACAAAAAACAACTAATAATGTATTAATAGTAGGTAGGAAAACATTCAATAGTTTACCTAAATTAAACAATAGAAAAATATATTGTTTGACTCGAGATCTCGAGTCAACCACAAATAGTAAAAACAATGATGTAACTTTTATCGACAACTTTTGTAAAATACCATATATTAAAGACAAAACAATATTTATCGCAGGTGGGAAACAAATATACGAACACAGCTTAAGCATACCTTACTATATCAAAAAAGTTCATTTGTCTGTTATGAAAAAATCATATAATTGTGATTGCTTTTTTAACAAGGAATTACTTGATAATTTTGTTATACTTGAAAAACAAACATTCGAAGAATTTACTCACTATATATTAGAACCAACAACTAGTTGTTTCGGTGAAAGACAATATTTAAATTTACTCAAAAATATAGTATTTAACGGAAATACGAGACAAACAAGAAACGGAACAACACTATCCAAATTTAATAATCATGTTACATTTGATTTAAGCAATCGAGTATTACCTATGTTAACTACTAAAAGAATGTTTCTAAGAGGAATAGTAGAAGAATTATTATTTTTTATAAGAGGAGACACAGATACAAAAAAATTAATGAATAAAGATGTTAATATATGGAAACTAAATACAACTAGAGAGTTTTTAGATTCCCAAAATTTAAACTATGATACAGGAGTTATGGGTCCTATGTACGGATACCAATGGAGACACTTTGGTCATCCATACATAACAGACCAACAAGGAAACCCAATAAAAGTTAATGATAGTGATGGGGTTGATCAGATTAAAGATGTTATAAATTTGATTAAAAATGATCCTATGTCTAGACGAATTTTATTAACTACATATAATCCAACACAATCACGAGAAGGGGTGTTGTATCCGTGTCATTCTGTTATAATACAATTTTATGTAGAAGGAGAATCACTAGATATGTTTTGCTATAACAGAAGTCAAGATACATTTTTAGGAACACCATTTAACATAACTTCATCATCTTTATTGTTAATTATGATTGCACAAATTACAAACAAAAAACCAAGATTTTTTAACCTAAGTATGGGAGACACACATATTTATGATATTCATATAGAACATGCTAAAAAACAACTAGCCAGAATACCATACAAATTTCCTACTATTACAATTAATAATTTACAAACACTACAAGACATCGACAATCTTAGTTATCAAGATTTTGTTGTGGAAAATTATAAATATCATCCAGGAATTAAAACACAGATGGTTGCATAAAAATAAATAATTGTAAATAAAATTGTTTTTCAAAAAAATAAATATTGTAAATTGACTATGTCTACTCATCAGTCACCCCAGGTTTTTCGCACCTCAAGCGAAATGTCAGCAGACACACAGTCTGTATCCGTTCCCGTGGAACACCAAAGACTTTCCGAAGTCTTTAATGATAATTGTAATTTTTATAAATGTAATCAAGAAATTTATTTAAAAAGAGATACTTCTAGTTGGAGTGGAGTAGTGTTAAATAATCTACACATTGATGAATATATGTTTAGTCAATTGTTGGTACCAAACCCAGAAATAATTCCTGTTTTTACCCAAAAATGTAAACAAACAAACACAAAAGAAAAAAGTTTAGATATTTGTGAAACAAGGTGTGATAGTTGTGAAACTGTGTTGGTTGAAAATGATGATGTATGTTTTGTAAAATTAAACAATGGTAAAAAATTTACATTATGTAATAAATGTAAAACAGACTTTGACAGTGACCATGGTTGTTGTGAGTGTTGTTATAGAAAAAAGCTGTTAATGCCTGATCCTGTTGAATCGTATAGTTTTAATTATGGCAGAGGTGGTGGTTTAATAGATTATCAAATACAACAAATCAATATTTGTTGGGATTGTTTCGATCTAGAGTGTTGTAGACTTTGTCATATGTTTTGTGGTAATAGTTATTGTGATGATTGTCGAGATGAACTTGAATTATACTAATATAAAATTTGTATTAAATTTATATTAGCCTATATAGTATTTATTAGTTAGTTAAAAAACCCACTCTTACAATAGAGTGGGTTTTTTTTATGCCAAAATTAAAATTGAAAATTCTAGTTTGTTATAGTTTAAAACAAATGGATTTCACCCAAGATAGAATTAAACATATCGATATAATTAATAGTGTAATTGGTGATACAGATGTTTCAAATGCTATTGAAAATTATGTGTTTCAAATTTGCTTAACTAATAATTTAAATAAAAATCGAAATGAAATTTATAAAATTATGATTTATGAAATATTACACAAGTACTTTGAAAATAGTGATAACAATTATATTTATGAATTACTAAAAAATGGTAATTTTTATTGGAACGATATTTGTTTTAGTGATATTTCTTCTCAAATGAAAGAACAAGATGATTTTATTGAAAATCCATTTGAGATAGAAGAAGGTGTGTTACAATGTAAAAAATGTAATAGCAAGCGAGTGTTTAGTTATACAAAACAAGATCGTAGTTGCGATGAAGGTACCAGTGTTTATGCTCAATGTGTAGTATGTAAATCTAAGTGGAGAGAGAGAGGATAATTATTTTAATTTAAAAAGATACAATGTTTGTTTTACATCACCTAAAAGTTCATCTCTTATTGTTAAGATTTCTGGTTTGTTAGTAACTTTTGTTAAAAATTTTGTATTAAGCCATGTAACCATACCATTAAGGTATTCTACTATATCTTGATCATTTAAATTCTGTAATTTAATTACAGAATTTTTTTTAAGTTTGATTGGGTGTTGAAATTGCAGTATTTCTGCGATTAAATCGAGTTTGACGGATATATTTTCAACTAGTTTATCTGCTGCTACATGTCTAGAATAAAGGTTGGTTTGGAAATGGTATATTTTCATTTGGTTTTGAAATTGTAATAACTTAAGTATAATATGTTCCATTTATTAATATAGTTATATAAATAAATGTTATATAATATTTTATACATTTCGTATACATCTTTGTGTTTATCTTATAAGTACTACAAAAGTTATAAAAAATACTATGCCTACTATAATGCAATTTATATAGTATATTGTGTAGTAAGTAACATTTACAATTTAAAATTTTCGGAAACTATCAAAGACGATTGGGTAATATTATAATAAATAATAAATAAAATAGTTAAGATAAATGAATATAGATATTAATTACCATAATTATGAAAATATCAAAGAACAAATTCACCTAAAACAAAACTCACCATATCCTACTTATGCTACACTTTCTGAATCATCGAGTGTGTTAACTGATTATGATCATTTTCCCTACACTAGGCATTTTCGTGGTGAGTATTCATCACATCAGCCTCAAATAATGGAAAGAGAGGCTGGATGGAGACCTATTTACAACAGTTGTTATAAAACTATTAATAATAAGAAAGGGGAATATCCTAGACATTGTTTTGAAACCGCTTGTTCAACTGTTTATCCATGTTATAATAAATATCTCGAAAATGAATCAGATAAACAAACTATAGATACAATTGTTAAAAATGTATGTTTATCTAATAAACTATAGATACAATTGTTAAAAATGTATGTTTATCTAATAAACTATAAATTTTAAAATTAAATTTGATTTATAAAATAATTTTAAAATAGATAATATAAATGAATCATCAAAATTTAAAACAATTTTTAATTGAAAATAAAAGTGATAAAAAATGTGGAGTATCTCATGTTAGTATGATTCACCCTAAAATTAAAATGGCACTAAACAAACGAAAAATAGAGAATTTTTGGGAATTATATTGCAACCAAAGATTACAAGACGATAACATGATGTTTGGTATTGGTGAAAACTTACGGGGTGAAACTCAAGTAACTGTCGACATTGATATCAAAGTCCGTGAAAGCGATATCGATTTTGAATTTGATGTTAATATTTATAACCAAGACCAATTAATGACTATTGTTAACATATACAGAAATGTTTTACAAGAAATGGTAGAAGATTGCGATAGTAAAAATATAACTTGTGTGGTGTTAGAAAAACCATTATATTATCAGCATAGTACCAATGAAAGTATTATTAAAAACGGATTTCATTTACAATTTCCTTATATCTTTTTAGAAAAAGATATGATTGAAAGCCATATCTATCCAAGAGTCAAAAAACTTGTAAAAGAGTCTGATTGTTTTAGAAATCTTGGAATAGAAGACTCGTCTTCAACCGTAGATAAAGCCACTTTCAAAAATCCATGGTTACTTTATGGTTGTAGAAAAAGCGAAGATATGGATCCATACACAATTACACATATTATACTAGATGATGGACAAGTTACTACTGACATAGAACATGTATTTAGAAATTATAAAATTTTTGATGATAACGAAGAACAACTAGATATTACAGACAGGGTCATAGAATATTTACCCAGAATTTTAAGTGTTGTACCCTATGGAAGGGAAACACAAGAACTTAAAAAGAAAATATTTATGAATAACAGACCCAGTTTTATCAGACAAACACGAGAAAGAAAAGAAAATACAGATGCTGAAATTGCAGCAGAATTGAAATTGTGTAGAAAATTACTACCTTTACTCAAAGATTACAGAGTAACAGAATACAACAGCTGGATGGAAATTGGTTGGATTCTATATAATATTGGTAATGGTTGTGATGATGCATTAGATTTATGGTGGGAATTTTCAAACAGATTAAATACTGCTAATGAAGATGAATGTACAAACTTGTGGGATAAAATGGAAAGAAGAAACTATAGTATTGGTACACTTAAATATTTTGCAAAACTTGATAACCCAGACGATTATAAAGAAATTACAAAAAAACATGCTAAAACTCATATTAGAGAAGCACTAGACAATGGTTCTCACAACGACATCGCGAAAGCGATGTTTGAATTTTGGGGTACTGAATTTGTGTGTGCTTCGGTTTCAAATAAAGTTTGGTATCAATTTAAGAACCATATTTGGGAAGAGATAGAAGAAGGAGTTTACTTGAGACAGAAAATTTCTGATGAGATTTTCTCTTTGTTGATTAAAGATTATGATGAATTAAATAGCAATGATAAACTAGACCAAGATAAAGCACAGGCTATGCAAAATGATTTTAAAAAGAAACAACTTAGAAAATTGGCATGTAATCTAAAATCTTCTACATTTAAAAACAATGTAATGAAAGAAGCAATGGAGGTTTTCTATGATCCAAGATTCAAAAAAGGACTAGATCAAAATGCTTATCTTGTCGCATTTAACAATGGTGTGTATGATTTGAGTCTTAACGAATTTAGATCAGGAAAACCAGAAGATTTTATTAGTAAATCATTACCAATTGATTATAAAGAGTTTAGTGAAACAGATGAAGAAGTTCAAAATGTAGTTGACTTTTTACAAAAAATATTTCCTGATAATTCGGTACGAAAGTATTTCTTGGATACTTATTCAGAGATATTTATTGGTGGTAATTTACAAAAGAAAATTTATCTGTGGACTGGTGAGGGTGACAATGGTAAATCAATTACTCAATCGTTTTTTGAAAAGATGTTAGGTGAATTATCGATTAAATTTAATACACAATATTTTACGGGTAAAAAGGTGTCTACTGGATCTGCTAATCCAGAATTAGCAAGAGCGGCTCCACCTGTTAGATATGCAACTATGGAAGAACCAGATGCAGACGAACAACTTAACATTGGAGAACTCAAAAAATTATCGGGAGGTGATAGTTATTGGGCAAGAGATTTGTTTGAAAAAGGAAAACAAACTAGAGAAGTTTTTCCTATGTTTATGCTTACTTTTATTTGTAATAAACTACCAAAGATTAAATATTCTGATAAAGCAACTTGGAATCGTTTAAGGGTTATTCCATTTGAATCTACTTTTGTTGAACCAGGTCAACCGTGTCCTGAAACATTAGAAGAACAAATTAAAGAAAAGAGATTTCCTATGGACAAAGACTTCAAAAATAAAATTCCGGGTATGATTTGTGCTTTTGCTTGGTATTTATTGGAATGGAATAAAAATGTAATTTGTATTCACGAACCAGAAAAGGTTTTGGAAGCGACTAAAACTTATAGAAAACAAAATGATACTTACAGACAATTTATTGAAGAAAATATTATTGAGTCTGAGAATAGCAGTATTAAATTAAGGGATATTTATGCTGGATTCAAAGATTGGTTCAAAGAAGGATTTCCCAACATGCAGCTTCCTATTAAAAATGATGTCAAAGAATATTTTGTTAATCTTTGGGGTCCTTATAAAAAAGGAATTGTGTGGCAGGGTTATACTTTCATTGATACAAATCAAGAAGATAATGCGTTGCCAGTATTGTAATTGTTTATATTAATAAATTAACTAAAATTATTAAATATAAATTATTTGTAAATTAAACTTATTATTAAATTAATAATAAGTTTTTAAATTATTATGGGAAAGAATCTTCTGATAATACTATTTTATTATATATAAGATCCTTATCTATTTCGTTTTGGGACAAAAGAATTATAAAATAGTCTTCAATATTTATACATAAAAATAGAGGTTCAGTATTATTTGGATCATTATGTTTACATGTTAGGGTAAATTTAGATTGTTGTTGAGAATCATCATTACTTGGTTGTAATGGTATTTTTACTAAATAAAACTTCTTTTTTAACATCCATTTTAGGTATTACTTCACCTATATATATTTATCAAATTGTACAAGGTGTTGGAACAGGGTCTCCACTCGTGTAAAATTTCCATATTTTTCCTTGAAGACTATTTGGGTCAGCAGCTGCCCATCCAGTATAAGTCATATTATATCTATCGTCTGAGGGAGTATATGGATCCACTGGATCATGTTCAAAATAACCATTTTTAACTTGGCTTGTACAAGAATACAAATTTACTGGTGTAGCAGTGGCAGCAGCACCAGGAGGCAGACTAGGTCCTACCAATCTACAATAATTAAAACAATGACCGGTACCTTCTATATCTAACCATTTCCCAGTGGATCCATAACCCTTATCACCTATTTCTGTATCTGTTGGTTTTCTATAACAATTCATATTAGTATTTGATGTAGTACCCGCAACTTGACCTACTTGACATGAAACAGGAGAACCACCACCACTAGAACTACTAGTAGTGGTGGTAGTAATAGCTACAACTCCACCAATTAAAATAAGACTTAATACAATAATTAAAATTATAATAGCTTGTTTATTCATTTATATATATATATATATATATATATATATAATAATAAAAAATTTGTACGAAAAATATTTCTGTTAATGTACCAAAATTACAAAAAAATTAGTATTTATTTTCTCATATTGACGAAATACTAAATTAACTAAAATTATTAAATATAAATTATTTGTAAATTAAACTTATTATTAAATTAATAATAAGTTTTAAATTATTATGGGAAAGAATCTTCTGATAATACTATTTTATTATATTCAGGAGAATTATCTATTATGGTTTGGGACAAAAGAATTATAAAATAGTTTTCTGTATCTATACATAAAAATAGAGGTTCAGTATTATTTGGATCATTATGTTTACATGTTAGGGTAAATTTAGATTGTTGTTGAGAATCATCATTACTTGTTTGTAATAGTGTTTTACTAAATAAAACTTCTTGTTTATCCTTGTTATTAGGTATTACTTCACCTATATCTATCCAATGAACATTACTGTCACCTCCATATTTATAAAATATATGTCCTCCTGTAGTATTTAATTTATATTTAAATGTAGTTGTATCATTAATTTTTTCTAAAAATAACCTATTATTATATTGTCGACTATCGTCAATTTTAATTTGAATTTCTTTAAACTTTGAGTCAATATTATAATAACTAAAATTATAATAATAGAATTTATCACCATTATTTAAATATTTATAATTACATAATTGTCCAATATATCCATAATCACAATTACAATTACATTTTATTTCACAAGTTCCATTTTGAATATTTTCACTTTTTGATTTACAATTTTCACTATATTCATTTATTTCCCTATATTTATTAAAACCAATATAAGATGCTACACTTCCACAAATTATCAAAATAATTACTATTATTATAATTTTATTTTTATCCATTTATATGTAATTAAATTATCATGGAAAACAATTTTCTGATATTTCTAAAATAGAAGCATTACTATAATCTTTTATTTTTGTTTCTAAAACAAGATCAATATAATTGGTGTCGTCGTATATACATAAAAATAGAAGTTCATCAATAGCTGTATTATCACTTTTACATGTAAGGCAATATTTAGATTGTTGTTGAGAATTATCACTACTTGTTTGTAATAGTGTTTTACTAAATAAAACTTCTTCTTTATCAGTTTGAGTAGGTAGTATCATGTTAAAATATTCATAATCATTTGTTGTTGTTTCTTTATATTTATGAAATCTATCTCCTTTTGTAGTAGTTAATTTATATTTAAATGTAGTTGTATCACTATTTGAATTAATTTTTTCTAAAAATAATCTATTATTAGGTTCTTGATTATTATCGTCAATATAAATATATAATAGTGGTTCGTCTGGATAATCGAACAATTCTTTAATTTTATAAGTATAGAATTTATCATCATTATTTAAATATTTATAATTACATAATTGTCCAATATATCCATAATCACAATTACAATTACATTTTATTTCACAAGTTCCATTTTGAATATTTTCACTTTTTGATTTACAATTTTCACTATATTCATTTATTTCCCTATATTTATTAAAACCAATATAAGATGCAACATTTGTAAAAATTAACAAAATAATTAATATTATTATAATTTTTATTTGATATCCATTTATATATATTTAATTAATTTTTGTTTCACATTTTTCCAATATATTATATCCGGTTAATTTAATATTTTCACCATCTAGTGAAAAATCTGATGGTTTAAGGATACTCCAATCAGTATCACTCTCTAATATACCGCATTTTGTGTATATATAACCTACTAATGCACTACACCAGAATCTATCTGTTTTTTGAGGATTATTATCTACTCCAAAAAGAGCTTGTATCCAGTCACTAGGAACTATATCATAAATTTTACCATAAACATTATTGTGTATTTCTGTTAAAATTTCATCGTTAAAATGTTTTTCGTTATCACATATAATTTTTCTGACAAAAACACTTCTTGACTCGAAATTTAAGCATTCGTATAAAGGAGTTATTTGTACTCCTAATTTAATCTTTCCGTCTTGTGGGTCTGGTTTTCCGTTATATGTTGATTCCCATACATAAAGTCCTTTTAAATTTTTGTTGATAAATGTGGGGTCTTTTAGTATCATACCTACATGTGTGTAATTACTGTGTGTTCCCCATTTGATTAAACTAGTAAATAATCCGAAAAGTCCTCCACTATGGTTGTTAAATAAGAGTAAATCTCCTGTTTTTAAGTCGTCCATTTATTATTTATTCCTTAAAAAATAAAATTGATTTAAATATTTATAAATTAGTATAAATTGTAATATAATAAAATGTCCTCAAGTTTAAATACTCAGTTAATTAATGTTGATAATTATGATGTTAATAATGTAGTTTTTTCTGAACCAGTGTGTTCTTCAATTCCTGATAGTGTACCAAAAATCGAGTTTAAAAGAATTAATATTAGTACTAGAAATGATGATGGGACTGTTGGTGAGTTGTGTATCCCAACAGAGAAGTTGTTTTCTTTTGGTTTATCTACCAATACCAATCAAGAGACTGGTAAAATCAATGGTTATACCTATCCACTTTGTTTGTGGAACAGAGATGGTGCTACTCCACAGCAAAAACAATTTACAGATGTTTTTAATGCTATTGTTGATAAATGTATCGACCATTTGTTGGAAGTTAAAGATGAAATAGAATTATATGAATTGTCTAGGTCTGATTTGACTAAAAACAAAGGTGGTCTAAATCCATTATATTGGAAAAAGGAAAGATATACGGATAAAAAAGGTAAAACAATTATGAGACCAGTGCCTGGCACTGGTCCAACTTTGTATCCTAAAATTATATATTCCAAGAAAAATGATAAGTTTTTGACTAAATTTTACGATGTAGACGATAATGAATTTGACCCATTAGAATTGATGGGTAAATACTCTCATACTACTGCTGTTATTAAGATTGAATCAATCTTTATCGGTAGGGTTGTTTCTTTACAGGTAAAATTATACGAAGCAGTTGTTGAACCTATTAGTAGTGGTGTCAAGAGGTTGTTGAAAAAACCTAAGTCAGCTATTCTCAGTCTTAAAAGTAATCAAAAACCAACTATTGATTCTTTGCTAGAAGGTGGTGAAGAGAGTGAGAGTGAGAGTGATGATTTGTTGAGTGATAGTGATAGTAGTGTTGAACAAAAACCTAAAGCACCACCAGTTAAAAAAGTTGTAAAAAGAGTTGTTAAGAAAAAAAATTAAATAATTAGTTGTAGTTAAATAATTAGTTGTAGTTAAATAATTAGTTGTAGTTAAATAATAGTAAAGTTAGATTAGAAAAATTTGAAATTAAATTTTTAATTAGTAAATTACTAATTAAAAATTTATTTAATAACCTAATAAACCACCTAACCAAGAAGATGTTTGTTTTGATTCACATCTTAAATCATTCATTTTTTTATATTTATCAAAACACTTTAGTACTTGTTTGTAATAAGTAGTATTTTTGAGGGATTGGTTATCTATTTTCCATAACTCGAGTGAGTAATTTGATAGTGTTTTAGTTCTTGGATCAAGCATAATATCACATAAATTTTTTCTTGAACAATCAAATGTTTGTTCAGGACTATCGACAACATCAATAACTTCTCCTCGTGACCCAACGATAACATCTTCTCCTGAAATAACATCCCACCCATCATCAATATCACCAGCACCAGCAGCAAGAGCACGAGCACTATGTTGTTTACCAGAGGCAGCACGAGGACTAGGTTTTTTACCAGCGGCAGCAGCTTTACGAGCAGCTTCACGAGCAGCAGCATCAGCTGTTATCTTTTGCATTTCTTCTATCATAAAACTATCTAATTCAATAAGTGACAAAATATTATTTAGGTCTATTGGTTTATTTTTATCTACAAAATATTTTTTCATTACGATTTCAATTAAACTAGGTCCAGGTTTATTTAACTCTTTATAATTTTTATCTAATTTGTTAATTCGATTAACAAAATTTATTTTTTCTCTGGTTATATAATCTACTTCTTGTTCTTCACCTTCTTGTTCTTCACCTTCTTGTTCTTCACCTTCGGAACCAGCTTCATCTTTTTGTTCTTCTGCTGAACTAGTTTCTTGTGTTTCTTCAATACTATCCATTATTATTTTTTTCTTTTTTTCATCTCTTAATTCATGTAACATCAGTCCATATAATTCTTTAAGTTCTGATATAGTTTGAGGTCGTATATTGTTAAAATTTTCCATAATCTTTAGTTCACTCAATTTAGTTTTTCGATTAATTAACTTCATAAAATCTTTGTCTAATTTACGAATATTTCTATAAATATTGTCTTTTCTTTCATCTATAATTTTTAGTAAACCAGAGACACCTTCTACCGTCATTAATTTTTTTGGTAATAAATATCCTTCTTTTGAAAATATATTTTTTAAATATTTTCTTCCTTCTGGTGTAGATAAATGTGCTTTAATCTGTTTCTTAGTCTTATTTTCTTTTTCTTGTTTTTTTAAAGATTTTCTAGATATTTTTTTTTTCTGTTTTTCCCAATCTAATCTTTTCATGTCTTATTTATTTAAACTTTTTTTTTTTAATATTTTAAAATTTCAAATAAATTATAGTTTATTTAGTCGAATAAATATTTAATTTCATCTATATCTTCTGGTTTTAGATAAATATGTTGAAAATATGGATATATTTCTACTTCTGTTTTTGTTGCCTTATGAACAACTCCACTCGCATACGGCTTACTATCTTGAAGAACTTTCTCCATATTTTTATCGGAAAGAAGTTTTAATCGATTAAAACCTCTTTTACTTGTTTCTTTATTACCTACACTATCATAAGGGATAGTTAAAGTTAATCTAGGAAATTTTCCTGTTTTATCGGAACCATGAATAAAACCAGAAGGCCATGCGACTGTATATGAAGAGTTGAAAGGTTCTGAAGGAAGCATTTTTATTTTTTCTATTTTTTGATACTTTGATTTAGATGCTTTTGTTACTAATGTATTGTAATAGTTGTTTATTTTAACTTTTTCTACCCATTTTTTGTCATTATCATTGGTTGGTTTAGTTCCTAATTTTATAATTTTAACTATTCTGTTTATAATAAGTAGTACTTCTTTGTTATACCATTTATAGAATTTTGGTCCTGATGCTGTATACCATTCTTTATCCCAACCTTCGGTTGGTACAGGCAATTCATCATGGGGAGTTTTAGGATGAATAAGTTGTAATATAATTAAATATGTAGGAACATCCATAGGTCCTAATATTGTAGTTTGTCCCCCTTGATTTTTCCTAGCTCCTTCTATGTGGGTAAGTACTTGAATGCCATAGTTTTCAACCCACTCAGAGACGGAGTCGCATAACAAACATCTAGTGTACATATGATTCCAAGTTCCGCTATCATTATGAGGTTGAAGTTCACCACTTTTTTCAGAAGGAGGTTTGAATATTAAGTGAGATAATGAATTATTTTTAATGGGCTTGTTATATAATTTTTTGTATACTTTTAAAGTTTCTGGAAGTACTGTTTTGTATACATATCTTGCCCCTCTGATATGAGACCATATTCCAAAACCACTTAATCTCCAACCTTTGTATGGATGAAATTGTGCATTGCCTCCTCCGTTAAGAGCAATTCTTATTGCATTATTTTGTTGTTTGGTTAGGTTTTTATTTCTCCATTTTGAGTCCATTAAATTTTTCAGGGTTTCAATATTAGTGAGATTATATTTTTTTAGTTCTGGATACTCCTTGAGATAACTATGAAACCAATTATTTGCACCTTCTAATAATTGATTTTTAAATTTATCAGATCCTTTTATGTATAAAGGAGTAGCGATAAATCCTTGAGTATTATCCCATTGATTTGGTTTAGATGGTTTTATTGTTGGTTTAGGGTAGTTATAATAATTATAAAGAATATTTAGTTGTAATTTATTAGGAACATTGAATTTATTATTTTTATATATTCTAGAAACAATATTTTTAGATATTTTATGGGTTTTCTTGTCTTGTTTACTGAGGTATAGAGTATTTAATGTTTTACAAAATTGATACATGTATAGACTTTGAAAAAAATTATTGTTAGATAATTCTTTGATTATTTTACTCATAGCATTACTACTAGGAGACCAAAAACTTAATGCTCCATTTGAATTGATTGGGGTATCAAATTCATATACAAAATCAATATGCCAGCATTTAGGACCAGTTGCCCAAAGGTATTTATCAATATCACATTCTGATTCTACATTTGTAATGTGTGCTATTCCAAGTATTACCCTTGTAGGAAAATTTCTCCAATTAATGGTTTTTAATTTATTAACAATGTTGGGTTTATTTTCTAGAGTATTCTTGTCATATTCTTTTGTTGCATGTACAAGAAACCATTTCTCTTTATCTGTTCCCCAACTACGATTTTCAATATTTTTAATACCTTTTATAATTAAAGAAGCCCATGGCTGTTTAATACTTAAACATTTTAGATTTTCTATTTCAAAAGGATATGCCATTTATAATAAATTTATTTATTATAAATAAATTTATTATAAATAAATTTATATAGAGATATACATATGAGTTAATAACAGAGTTATAGATGAAAATTACTTTGTATTTCTAAATTTAAAATCTTCAATATCAAATGTGTTACAAAATTTATTCATTTGTAAATAAATTTATATAATATAAATGGCAACAGATTATACTGATGAGTTAATAAGAGGAATAAACACAGATAATATTGAATTAGTGGTTGATTCTGTTAATAATGGGGCTGATTTATTGGGAGAACAACTAGGTTATCGTCCAGTAAATCAAGCTTTAAATAGAGCAAATAGAGATATAATAAGTTATTTATTTAATGTTTTGAAAGAAAGGGGTTTGTTATATGATCCTATTAATTTTCCAATAGATGTGGGTGAATATGAACTTCCATATTCAATGATGATTTTAAATCCATTACAACATGGTAGATTATACAACGATTTTATAGGTTTTTTACAAGGAAACATTGATCATATTCCAACTCAAGCAGAAATAGAACAAGAAGAAGCAAAAACAGAAAGATACTCAACATCAGAAACAGAAGCATACTTCACAGAATCAGAAGAAAGTGAAGTGGGATTTGATGGAGTGGTTGGCATGGATGAAGATAGAGTGGTTGACATGGATGAAGATAGAGTGCTTGACTGGGAAGAAATAGAAGCATTTGAAGAACAACAAATTCAACGTGAAGAAGAAGAAGAAAGACAAAGAGAAGAAGGGAGACCACAATACACTATTAATAATATACTAGCAGTTTTAGGTCAACAAGGAGGACACCTAGTAGCACGAAGACTGCGACAGGCTAGAAAGAATAATATAATACCAGAAAGATTAGATACAATTGTGTGTAAACTTGGTATGGATTTGTTATCACAAGATAATTTTGATAGTCAACTTTTAGATGCACTTCAACAACAAAGATATCAACAGGCTAGGGAAGGTACAATACCAGATACTGTTCTTGGTTTTATAGATAATAGCACAGGACATGTTTTATGTGTTGTTAAGGAACAAGAATTAGCATATTGGAATTCTAAGGCTTATAAATACAAGGGAGTAATAGCTGATAATCAATACGATTATCAGCTTAAACAAAATACTCAGGACTATCTATTCTTTATGAATTTCTCATTGTGGCCAGGACATTTTTTTCTGCGATATAATCTTGATATTGTAATTAATAGTAATACTAACATTTTTCTAGTTGTAAAAACAAACAAGAAATTTTATGACATAAATAATCGTGGTAGAGTAGGTGCATTTCATAATTATGACAGAAATGGTGATTATATACATATTATAATTCCTATTGAATAATGTTGTAATTGGTTTAAAATATTTTATAATTAATTTATATTTGTAAATTAATTATAAGAAATTTATATTTGTCTAAATTTAAAATCTTTGATAGATACACATGCTATTTGTCCGTATTCCCCACAAATATTATTTGAATAAGTAGAAACAAAACCTAATTTATCTAATACATAAGAGTACATTCCAGCGTGTGCATCACCTGTATATATAATAATATTATTCATTGTGTTTGGTGTATATGGATTTTTATTTTCGAATGTCCTAAACAATCTTAGTAGTATGTAATAATCAAGTAAAGGAGCTGTAATTATAGTGTCTCGCAAAAAATTAATATATTTTTCACTTGATTTTTTTGTCTTACATCCTGTTGCAATATTATTAGAATAAAAGTCTAATTTATAATAGTGTTCCCATGCATATAAAGTAACATGTTGTTTAATTTGTTTTCTTAATTGTTCTGATAAAAGTTTGTTATATTGTTTAAATACTTTATCTTGACTTTTTAATAATATTTTTTGTATAGATTTAAATAATTTAAAATCTATTTTATCAATTGTTTGTTGATTACAAACATTAGAAGCACTTTTTATATTACCTAATAACAGAGTCTTCAAATCTTCGTCTAATATTATATTTCGTTCCGCAATTTTATTTATTAATATATTATAAGGTAAATCTTCTCTTAAATCTGCTAGATGACATCTAACATTAGGATACGATGTTTTATCTCTTAGACTATGTATAAAACACCTTTCCATTTTTTGTAGAATATTATTTATTCCTTCTGAGGAGCTAAGAATCCTTTTATCTTTACGATATATAGTTTCTAAAAAAATATCAAAAAAATATGGTTGTGTAGATACTAATTGTTTTATGTATGTTCCTATTCTTACTTGATTATAGTTAGATTTTTGTTGGCATTTGTTATGTTGTCTTCGTAAATTCGAGTTATGGTATTCTCCAAATACAACAACATACATATTTTTTTCTTTATTGTATAAAGCATTAACAGAACATGGGTCTAAAATATTGTTGTAATTTTCTAATGGTATTTTGTTGTAATAATTAGAAATAATTGTTGCTAGTGGTATGTTACCTTTACTATTTTTAATAATATATTTACTTAAATGTTTACACTTTTCTTTAGTATCATTTGATAACTTTTTAAAATCTCCAATATCAAATGTGTTACAAAATTTATCCATTTATATAATGAAAAAAAAATATATATATATAAATGGCAACAGATTATACTGATGAGTTAATAAGAGGAATAATCACAGATGATATTGAATTAGTGGTTGATTCTGTTATTAATGGGGCTGATTTATTGGGAGAACAACTAGGTTATCGTCCAGTAAATCAAGCTTTAGATAGAGCAAATAGAGATATAATAAGTTATTTATTTAATGTTTTGAGAGAAAGGGGTTTGTTATATGATCCTATTAATTTTCCAATGGATATGGATGTGGGTGAATATGAACTTCCATATTCAATGATGATTTTAAATCCGTTACAACATGGTAGATTATACAACGATTTTATGAATTTTTTACAAGGAAACATTGATCATATTCCAACTCAAGCAGAAATAGGACCAGAACCAGAACTCCGAGGACCACCATTACAATTTAATGTAAATCGATTGATGCTTGGAGGTCAGTGGTTTCCTCGTGAAGATGAAGATAGAGTGGTTGGCATGGATGAAGATAGAGTGGTTAACTGGGAACAAATAGAAGCATTTGAAGAACAACAAATTCAACGTGAAGAAGAAGTAGAAAGACAAAGAGAAGAAGGGAGACCACAATACACTATGGATAATATACTAGCAGTTTTAGGTCAACAAGGACACCTAGCAGCACGAAGACTGCGTGCTGCTAGAAAGAATAATATAATACCAAAAAGATTAGATACAATTGTGTGTAAACTTGGTATGGATTTGTTATCACAAGATAATTTTGATAGTCAACTTTTAGATGCACTTCAACAACAAAGATATCAACAGGCTAGGGAAGGTACAATACCAGATACTGTTCTTGGTTTTATAGATAATAACACAGGACATGTTTTATGTGTTGTTAAGGAACAAGAATTGTTATATTGGAATTCTAAGGCTTATAAATACAAGGGAGTAATAGCTGATAATCAATACGATTATCAGCTTAAACAAAATACTCAGGACTATCTATTCTTTATGAATTTCTCATTGTGGCAAGGACATTTTTTTCTGCGATATAATCTTGATATTGTAATTAATAGTAATACTAACATTTTTCTAGTTGTAAAAACAAACAAGAAATTTTATGACATAAATAATCGTGGTAGAGTAGGTGCATTTCACAATTATGACAGAGATGGTGATTATATACATATTATAATTCCTATTGAATAATGTTGTGATTGGTTTAAAATATTTATAATTAATTTATATTTGTAAATTAATTATAAGAAATTTATATTTGTCTAAATTTAAAATCATTGATAGGTATACATGCTCCTTCTTCCACACAAATATGTTTTGAATATGTAGAAACAAAACCTAATTTATCTAATACATAAGAGTACATTCCAGCATGTGCATCACCTGCATATGTAATAATATTATTCATTGTGGTTGGTGTATATGGATTTTTATTTTCGAATGTCCTAAACATTCTTAGTAGTATGTAATAATCAAGTAAAGGAGCTCTAATTATAGTGTTTCGCAAAAATTTAACATGTTTTTCACTTGATTTTTTTGTCTTACATTCTTGAGAAACATTATTAGAATTAAAGTCTAATTTATAATAGGTTTCCCAAGCATACAAAATAACATGTTGTTTAATTTGTTTTCTTAATTGTTCTGGTAAAAGTTTGTTATATTGTTTGAATACTTTATCTTGACTTTTTAATAATATTTTTTGTATAGATTCAAATAATTTAAAATCTATTTTATCAATTGTTTGTTGATTACAAACATTAGAAGCACTTTTTATATTACCTAATAATAGAGTCTTCAAATCTTCATCTGTTATTATATTTTGTTTACTAATTATTTTTTTTAATGTATTATAAGGTAAAGATTCTCTTAAATTTGATAGATGACATCTAACATTAGGATACGATGTTTTATCTCTTAGACTTGTTATAAAACATTTACTGAATTCTTTTTTAATATTATGTATTCCTATTGACCCCTTTACTGGAAAATTAAATTCTTTTACATAAGTTTCTTCTATAAAAATATCAAAAAAATATGGTTGTGTAGATACCAATTGTTTTATGTATGTTCCTATTGATACTTGATTATTATTAGATTTTTGTTTACATTTTTGTTTATATTTTTGATATTCTTTTATTGGAACATGATATTCTCCAAATACAATAACATACATATTTTTTTCTTTATTGTATAAAGCATTGATAGAACATGGTTCTAAAATATAGTTATAATTTTCTAATGGTATTTTGTTGTAATAATTAGAAATAATTGTTGCTAGTGGTATGTTACCTTTACTATTTTTAATAATATATTTACTTAAATGTCTAAACTTTTCTTTAGTATTATTTGATAACTTTTCAAAATCTTTAATATCAAATGTATTACAAAATTTATTCATTTATATATATATATAAAATATTTACTATACAAATGATATTTAGGTTAGATACGAACTAATAATAAATAATATTAGTTTGTAATATTCGTGACGGGATTCGAACCCGCAATCTACCGCTTAGAAGGCGGTTGCCTTATCCGATTAGGCCACACGAACTAATAATAAATAATATTAGTTCGTAATATTCGTGACGGGATTCGAACCCGCAATCTACCGCTTAGAAGGCGGTTGCCTTATCCGATTAGGCCACACGAACTAATATTCTACTAATACTACATATATCTTTAAATTAATTTATAAAATTTCCTAATTATTATTTATAAATTAATTTATTTTTATTAATTATGATGTCTTTTAATCCAAAATTTATTTCTGAAACCTGTAAATACAATTTTAATGATGTAATGTTCCAACACAACCCTCTCGATTATCTTCTAGAAGTGAAGTTAATTTAGAAAACACTTATAATTTTACCTATACAAATAGTATGATTAGTACAGTTCCCATAATAGCGAGTAACATGGATAGAATAGGAACCTTAAAGATGTATAAATGTTTATCAAAATATAACATAATAACTTGTTTTACTAAACACATAAGTTTAGAAGAATTGTGTAGTCATGACTTAAACTCTGATTTATATATCCTATCTTCTGGTATTAAAGATAGTGATATTTTATGTTTAGAAGAAAAAATCTCTCGATTAAATCCAAAGATGGTTTGTTTTGATGTTGCTAATGGCTACATGTTAAATTTTTTAAAAAAAATTAAAACATTCAAAAGCAAACACCCCGATATTTGTGTAATAGCAGGAAATGTTGTAAGTAAAGAAATGTTACGACCTCTTTCTGAAATTGGTGTTGATATAGTGAAGATTGGTATAGGCAGTGGATCTGTGTGTACCACACGACTTAAAACTGGTGTTGGTTATCCTCAATTAAGTTGTATAATGGATATGAGACAAGAAGCTACTAACTTAGGTATGTTGTTGTTATCAGATGGAGGTATTAAAACACCAGGTGATGCTGCTAAAGCATTTGCCGCAGGAGCTGATTTTATTATGGTTGGAGGTATGTTTGCAGGTCATAAAGAAAGTATGTTGGATTCTGACGACAAAGATGGTATTGAATTTTATGGCAATAGTTCTGAAAAAGCTTTAGATAAGCACTATGGTGGTACTAAAAACTACAGAACTAATGAAGGTAAGTGTGTCAAGGTTAATTACAAAGGTGAATTGTCTGACACAGTTCAAGATTTATTGGGTGGTATTAGGAGTTGTTGTACTTATATGGATAGTTTCGTTTTTTTTGAGT